TCCCGACCATGAAGCCGTTGAGCGAATAAAACACAAGATATAGTTTCTTTCCGCATAAAGAACACTATATAATGTGGATTTGCTCGACATCAATCATTACCTTACTAAAAATTTACTAAAAGTGACTTGCAGACAATCGCATACAAGTATAGGTTGTTTTGAAAGGGGCTGTCCGATTAATTTCGGCAGCTCCTTTCTGTTTGCTTTTATTAAGCCGTCAGAAGCCGCACAACGAGTTTTAGAAGCATCAGTGGGTAAATCTTCTCATATAATCAAATGCCGCTTAAAATGGCTTAAATAGGCTTTTATGGCATTCAACAATAATCCGTAAAAAATAGGGAGCAGATCGCTCTACTCCCTAAATTTATCAATCACGATTTTCCATATCCACGAATGTCCTCAATGAATGTATGATTAAGTAAATGTTGCTCATACGACTCTTTGATAATTTGATAAGCTATATCAATCTCGCCGTTAGTCATTTCATGTTCCTCAAGGAACTTTTCATATTTGGCATATACCTTAAAGATTCTATTGAATTCTTCTCGTGATACCATAACATTCTCATTGCTTGTCTTTGTAGCAAAATCAATGATTCTATCTCTACTACTCTGAATAAACATTTCTTCAGTTAGCTTAGTATTATCTTTTAATGCTTGGGTAACATCAGATAAGTTTTTACTAATTTCAACGATAGAATCATCGTATGCTTTTAATCGTTCATCGACTCCCTGCATCCATTCATTACGCATTGCAATATTATCAGCAGAATAATGACAATTCACTTCGTTTAATAGCTGTTTTACTTCTTTCAATGTTTGGGCAGCTTCGGCTTTTTCTTTTTTTCTACGAGCAAAATATTTGCGAATTTTGAGACATTCAGGTACTACTTTCCCTTTAAACTCAAGAAATTCTCCAATAACTTGCATTACAAAAAAGATAGCAGCAAGGATAAGCGCAATTTGCAATGGAATGCCTAAATACTCAATATAATTCAACATGGGTATTATTCACCCGCTTTCTCAGCGGGAGAATTGACAACTTTGCTCATATCACACATACTATCAATCATTTTGCTAATCGTATCCATGTCAACTTCATATTTTACAGTGTCAGCAGATGCCTTGACCATTGCCATAACCCATTCTTTTCTATCTGCACCACTTTCAAACATTGTTTCTGCCCGTTCCATATATTCCATTACCAAACTAATTAATTCAGGCCACCTTTTTTCTTTAATAGACTGACGAACATATTTCACCAACTGATAAACAAGAGTGATAATGGCTACAATACCCGGTAAGGCAGAAATAATTAATTTCAAAAGTTCCATGTTCATATACACCCCTCCTTTTTTAGATTAAATTGCTGGACTGTTTATATCTTCAACAACGCTAAAGTTATTCGCTTTAGCAGTTGCATATTTAATGCCATCTCCATCGGCACTTGTATTTTCAACTTCGCTCTTATGTACGATCTTGCTAAGTACAATACTGCAAGCTGTACCAATAGGAGTAAACACAACTGTCCAACACATTAATGCGCCAGTATATCCAGTTACAATACTCCTGAGAGCAAGATAAAAGCCGCCGACCAAGCCAGCAGCTAAAAACAATAAGATGTAAATCGCCAAGCGATTTGTAAATCCCAAGGAGGCAAGATGTTTCATAATCGCATTTAAGATTTTGGTCAGCAGATTTTGTTTTTTCTGTAACCTCCGTCCTTTTTGGCTTGCACGAGCCATCTGCATCACCCCCTATAAGTGATTAAGCCTTACCCATCATCTGAGCAAAACGATAAAGAACAGTTACAAACTGCTCTCTTGTCAATAAATCGCCCCACATACAATTAGGTTCACCATTGATAGTAGTACCATTACCAGCGATCAAACCATTACTGGTTGCCCACTGACGAGCCTCTGCACTATATGTACCAGCATCATTGTCTTGCAGACCTTTACGCATTTCGAGCCATAATTCCTCAAATCTTTTCACATCCATATCATCATCCTCCGTTCCTGAATTTGGTGTGTTAATCTTTTCGATATAAGCAAGAGATACCCAGCCAACGCCAGTATAACCCCAACCATTTTTTTCTTTCATAATAGAAACAATAGTACCTTGCGGGTATGCCATAATAACATCACCACTAATAGGTTCAGTTCTACAATTCAATACACTTTTTGCAGTAACCATACCTTGATAATTTACTGTTGTTTCTGAAACAAAACCACCATTCAAAATAGTTTCAACTTCCTGTCGTAAAGCAGCCATACTCTTACCGTGTTTTGGCAACCATTGTCCCATATCAGAATGATTAGAACCATATCCAGCACGATAACTTTCTGCATGATCCGAAATATCATTAATGTCATAACCGAATTTTTGCACCAGATATACATTCCATGCCACAAGCATTTTCCACATACGATCAAAATAGACTTGGTTTTTTGCAACATCATAAGCAATCATTGTACCACCAGCATAAGTATGACCAGCGGGTTCACAAACTTCCCATTGAACTTTAGTATTATTCCAAGAGCCTTTGCTTCCTGAGCCACAACCCCACGGACGGGCATTTAATGGTAAACATACTAAAATACGCCCATCTCCTTTATGGAAATCGCCAAGAATTGCGTTTACACCCCATCCAGCAGATGATTTGTTCATTAAATTAAAAAATACATCAACAGAAGGTTGTGCGCAGCCGACAGAATGATTCACACATCCTTGCGGATTGATCTTTCTGCCAGCCTGATACGCTCCATTGGATGTTGCGTATTTGACTTCCATATGGGATTCAACCCAAGCAATACATTCACTTACTGTCATTTGCGTTCTCCTTTCGTTGTGAAATTAATCAACATATTCTCTACCCCAATAGGTATCTTCTTTCAGAACGGCATAAAATGCTCTGCCGCCATCTTTACGAAATGCGGGATTAATTGTTTTTGCACAAAAACCAAAATCTCCATCGTCCTCAGATAAATTTGCTCGACAAAGAGATTTATCGCATTCCGTGTTCTTCTGCGGGTCACATTCATAGAACAATACTTTTTCACCTGTATTTGCATCTACGAGATAACCATTTCGTGCAACAATATTTTCAATATTCATTTTGCTACCTCATTCTTTCTCAATTTACATATGAGCAAAACGATGTAAAACCGTTACCATTTGCTCTCTTGTGATGAAATCTTGCCACATATAATTTGGTTCACCATTTTCCAATGTTCCACCACCGACAATTAATCCATTAGCAGTAGCCCAATTTCTTGCCGCAAGACTATACTCACTACAATTATTGTTTCTTAATCCATTACGCAATTCTGTAAATAACTTAGCGAAATCATCACTATTAGGTTCAATTTGTTGATTAGCAAATTGATCATAATATTTCTGACCAAAAGCACATCTCTTTTGCTGAACGCTTTCATCTTGATTTGCTGGGCGTTCAAAACGGAATAAAACTTCATTCGATGCCTCAAGAACAGAATTAGCATTTCGAAGCGTATTTAAAACACCAGTATATCCTTCAGACAACTCTTTCATTAAAAAATCGAGTTGCATATTTAAATCACCGATAGACTTTTCTCTGCTTTTAGCAAAAAGAAAAAGAGCCTGTTTACGGCTCCAAAAAGTCCATTGTGCAATTCCATAGCCAGCAGAATCTTTTACAAAATTTGTATAGATTCCATGATCGACTGCATCAGTATAAGAATCATCATCGTAACCAAGTTTTCTTTCATAAGTCTGTTGTAAATTTTTTGGATTCAAACCAGATTCGGCATAAAGATTGCCCATCAAACCAGCAACGCCATAATCACTTAAACCTTTTTGTTTTAAGTAATCCCAAATGATTTTTTCGTTTGACATATACATCCCCTCCTTACAGGATTTTGTAATGAGGTTTTTCTTCGCCAAACAGCCAATATCGCAAATAATCATCTACAACAATCGCAACGCCTGAAAGCAATGTCCACGCAAAACTGAATGGCAAACAAATTTGCCCCATAAAATTAAAGGGGAGGTTTGAGTAATCCCAAACCTCCAACCCAAGCCATACATTTACAACAATACCGACAATCAATTCGAGTATAGTAACAATACCAGCACCAATTAACATCTGCCAAACAAACCCAAGTTCCCACGGCAAAAATTCATTGATACCACCGAGCAGCACAAAACAAAGCGCACCAAGAATAAACATAGAAATATGACTATATCCTCTCCATGCTAATTCAATTAATACATAGGTTATACCACCAATAAGAGCCAAAATACATAACTTCAAAATTTGTTTTAGCTGCATAATTGTCACCGCCTTATTCGCTCAAACTATTCAACTTAGTAATAATAGCATTCATCTGAGCCTGAGCAACAGCTAACTTTTCATTCATTTCTGTCAAATAAGGATCAGGTAAAGTCATACCATACTGAACAGCGGCAATATCTTCAGCAGTTTCCAAACTCTGAACATACATCTTCAATTCATTGTGATATGTGGTCTGAGATGTAATCATTGTTTGAGCTGCAACATAAATCTGCGCAATTTCAGCGGCAGTATAAATGCGGCAAACACCACCATCAGACTGATAAGGGAATTCAGTACCACCAAGTTCCACGACACGGAACAAGTTGGCAATATTACTCTGATCCTCAATGCTTAAATTGAAATGAACTGTACCCTCAGTTAATTCAAGATCAATACCAGCAATAATCACACTATTGCAAGCCTCAGAAATCTCTTTAAGTTTTGCAGCTCTTACAACAGGAAGAGAATCTTCGCCACCAATAATTTCAACAGCATCTTCCAGAGTAATCCATTTTTTTGAAACTGCCCTCAAAAGACCATCGGCAGAAATTGCGGGTTTAATACCAGCTTTGCCGTTTTCATACATTTCTCTCAATTTATTCTTCATATCTTAACCCTCCAAAACAGTCTGGATTAAACCTTCAATCGCAGTCTGATGACTTTTGATTTCATATCCACCATCAATCTTAGATACAACAACCGTATCAGCTTCTTCAATTTCATTATGACCTACCAAATTATAAGCCACGCTATTAAATGCAACACCAACTGCATCTTCGGCGGTAGCATTAGTAAAACAGCCATTCTCTGAAATCTTAATATAATTTACAGAATCAGTAACACCTAACTCCGTACCATCAATTTTGATAATTCGATACATTTTATGCGACCTCCTTTGCATCAACTAATTTTGCGATATGACGAAGCATATCAATTTCTGCGTTATAGAAATCATAATTCCACAACCAATGATCATCGTACTCTTCTCGCTTATATTTCAGACAAGTTGCATCATTCCAAACCTTATCCCATCTTTCGTTGTAAGATTCAATACTCTGCTTAGAACGATTCAGTGCGTTAAAAATACTGTCAATGAGTTGTCTGCGCAACTCTGCACATCCATCATCATTTTGCGAAAAGAAATCATAAGCGTCTTGACTTGTAACGCCACAAATAATTCCTTTTTCACAATAAATTGCTCCGTCTTTCGCAAAACACTTCGTTCCAAACGGAAGATTCAAATCACCACAAAGAGCCTTTTTCTTAAATCTCTTTGTTACAACATACTGATTGAAATATTTCATGAATTATATTCTCTCCTTACATAGATAAAGTTTTAAGAAAACAGATCATTTACTCAACTGGCAAATAAAAATTCTCACGCAATTCTCTTAAAGTAGAAAATGCTTCAGCACTCTTACTTCTTTGTTTTATACGCCAATCCCACCGATCACAAAGCGGTACGAAGCCGTTCATATACCGCTCATATCGTGTACGATCTAATTCATCAAGAATAGCTTTATATTCCTTCATAGAAGTAAAGTAAATCCAGCCCACCTCATAATTCCATCTTACATCAAGTGTGCATTTGAATTTATTATTTCTCTCTGCCAACTCATTTTGAAATAGCTTAACAAAATAGCAATCCATAGCGTGAAGTGTCTGATAACTATCACATCTTTGTGCATGAGAACGCCATGACTGGTAAGAAGTAAAGGCATCCTCTGCTGAGAATTTTCCTTCATCTACCCAAATTCTAAATATTTGTAATTTGCGCCGAATAGCCTTAATACTGTTGCGACTAAGTTTCATCACAACTTTACCAGACGGTTCTAATCGAATACGCATTTTCAGAAAACGAAAACTATGACTTTCAAATGGCGTAATAATATTTTTCTTTTCATTCATTTCCAATCCAAGTGATTTTGCATACTCAATAAGAAAATCACGAATTTCCTCCAATTGTTTCAAAGAATTACTAATTACATAGCCATCATCCATATATCTGGCATAGCCTTTAATGCGGCAAACATCTTTTATGTAATGGTCAATCGGACTTGCGAAATCTAACGCAATATTCTGAGATACTTGACTACCTAATCCAACTCCGTGTGGATTATCTATATCTTGTTCTACGCCGCCAAGCGTCATAAAATCATCAATTAACTGACAGCCAATTTCCTGCAATTTCTTGTCATGAATATGTTTACACAAACGCTCTTTAGCTTTGTCATGAGGAATAGATGCAAAGTAACCATGAAAGTCAAATTGATATATTCCACCCTCAATTCCGTATTTATGATAATGATGGATCAAATGATGTTTAAGACGCTCCAAAGTCAAATCCATACCTTTTCCCGGTAGACTTGCACTATTATCATAAATAAAACTTCTGGAATAAGCCTCTGTCATTAAAGCATCGCAGTAACATTTTTGAATAGTTCGATCATGAATATCCAAAGCATTAATATCACGCTCTTTGCCATGTTCGATTGTTTTAAAGTGCTTAAAACCTTGAAACCGATATTCATCATTTAATATGCGTTCTTGCAAATTATCAGCTTGAGTAATTAGCATAGTCTCAAAATTGATTGTAGATGTTTTCCATCTTACACCAGTACAACAAGACTTAGATGCATCCACCATATTTTCATAAGTGAACACATCCTCAAAAGTCTTGCCGCAGATTTTCTCTGCCTTTTGTTTTCTTTTTCTCTGTCTGTTTTCGTACCTTTTCTGTTTTCTTTCTTCACTCGTCATAATAAATAAAAGGTTCCTTTCTGTATAACTTCATCATCCACTGGTCAAATACGCATACGCATCAATCGTATTTGGTGGTCAGCTTCCGATCCTGATTTACTAAGTTACTTAACGGCACATCTATGAAATCTGACCAAATCAGAAAAGTCATCAGACCATGCAAGCAGCGTCCAGATGCCCGTATCAGATAAAGCAGTATCATACCTTTCAACTAATACTGCAAGGTATTTAAGGTATGCCAAACGGCAGGAACCAAGGCTTACATCCTCCTTCTGATTAACGGATATTGTGTTCGCTTTCGCTACTAAGTCCAATCCAAGTTTGTGTACTATAAATCAAAATTTTGATGCTTCACAAACAGTACCAAGAATCCGGGGCGAACCCATTCGAATTGTTAGCGTTGTTGTTGTTCGCACTCCCCGAAGTGTTGACATTGCAGAAGTTGTTCGAGTTGTCCGCATTAACAGAGCGCAACCACCAGTTCGCAGGGTCTTTATCAGGATGTAACCTATAAAAACGGAGATCAATCCTCCGATTCTACCAAATCAAATGTTTCTTCAGGCAAAACAATTTCATTTTCTACGGCATCAGCAATTTCATCTTTTATATCTTTCACTTTGCCGTTTCTCTGATAAGATTTGTATCTTTTTCTGTCTGAATCTACTACGCCTTTCAATAGTGCAGCTTCATAATTTAAAAGTCTTGCCCATTCCTTGAAAATATTCGATGCAGATTTCTTATCACCAAGAAAATTGTTTCCTTCTAATACCAAAGAAAATGTAATCGTTAGCAAACTACTCAGAGCAAAAATAGAAGATTTTGCTTTTGTAAAGTAAATCTCTCGAAGCCGGAACTCGTCATCACTCATACCTTTATGAATGTAAATTGAATTTGCTCGTAATACATTTTCATGAATCTCCATTGATAGGCGTACAATATCGTTGGTCAAATTAAATCTGTATGACTTCGGAAATTTTTTAACCTGTTTTAGTGTATATACGGCAAGCTGTTGTGCTACACGCAAAAACTCAACTTTTGATTCACTTCGTTTAGAAGCATAAACCGACATTTACAAACCTCCCAATTACAGTTAGATTATTTGCTCCGAAGAACACAGTAAAATAGAAAATATTCTCGTTTCGCCACAAGAGTAACAGATAATATTCTAAATGTCAAGAACAATTTTGAAAATTATCTAATATTTGCGAGAAAGTCCATCCTCGCACCCCCATTCTCGGCTTGCGCCTTGAATGGAGATGCTGAGGATGAACAGAGTAGCTTACACGCAGAAGGCCGGGGCGAACCCACGCGAATAGTAAGCGAGGTTGATGCCCGCACTCCCCGAAGTGTCGACAAAGCAGAAGTAGCTCGAGTAGTCCGCATAAACAGAGCGCAACCACCAGTACGCAGTTGAGCCAGTAGAACTATGACGGTATCTCACTTTGGAGTTACCAGCAGAATAGTAGGCGTATTGTGCCTGATAATTCTGTTCGGCACTATTGGCATAACTTCTTGAACCAAAGACCTCAAACTCTGCAAGCAAGAAAATATCATCCGTAGTTGCTGTCACATAAGATGCAGTGTTAGAACCACCACCAGTATTGTCACTGTATTTGGTAACAGTTTTCAAAACAGCTTGCAGATCAGCAGGCAGACAAGCCTTGAATGTTGGAATGATTGTAGTTCTCATTCGGCTGTTTGCCCAACCACCACTATTGCTGTTCGCATTGTTCATATTGAAATACGAACCAGAAGTATAGCTACTGTTGTAACCGCCATCAATAAATGCAATATGAACACCACCACTTGCAGCAGTATAACCGAACTGGAAGTGGATACGATTTGTACCTTCCTTAGCACTGTTATGATCAATACCAATAATATAACAATAATAAGTACCACTCAAAGACAAACTGCCAGCAGTGCCGCTCAAAGCCACAGCCTTACGATCACCAACAGCAAAATAACTGGATGCCAAACCAGCATCAGAAATTCGTTTAATATCTGCCCAGCTAATATCGTTTAACGCTGTTCCGATAGCAGGGAGGAATTCACAACTAACAGCACAAGTCTTGTTAGATGGAGCAGTATGGTTTGTGCCAGCCGCCACAGAAACCGTAATTGTAGCTGTACCAGTCTTATCATTTACACTGTTCACAGTAACCGTAGTACCGCTGACGGATACGGTTGCAACACTGGTATCACTGGACACAGCAGAAATTGCACCATTACCAGCACGAGTCACAGTAAAAGTTGTACTCTTAGTAGAACTATTCAAAGTGATACTGGTTTTGCTCAAAGACAAAGAACCCGCTGCTTTACCGATAGTCCAATTTACACTCTTTGCAGTAATAGAACCATCAGACCAACAATAATCATCCAATGGAGTAAATGTTGCGGCATATGTACCAGCATTGGTTTGAGCAGTAACACTCAAGGTCATTTTACTACTGTCATAATTGCTCCAAGAAGGAGTCTGCGCAGAACCAGTATAGGTCAATGTTCCGCTCTGACTTGGTACATTTGCAATTGCCAGTCGATTGGGAACTCCACTTATTACATTGCTTGCGTTTGTATTTACTGCACTGCCATAGGCATCCGTAGCATAGGGGAACACAGCAAAATAATAAGTCTCACCATTAGTCAAACCAGAAATAGTTAAACCGTTAGTCTGATAAGCATTCTTTGTGGTAGAATTCAGCACTAATGTACCATCATCAACACTTGTAGGCTTACTGCCTTTTTTATAAACAACCTTAGAACCACCCCAAACAGTTGTGGTAATGCCATCCTGTGTAGTATTTTCAGGATCAGTCCACTTTAAAACGACCTTGCCATTACCAGCCGCCGCAACGCTCATACCAGACACATTAGCAGGAGCAACGGCAACAGGAGTAACCGTCACCAGATTTTCATCTAAGTCTGTATAAACATTTTGAGTAGTATAGGTAAAAAACTTGTAATAATAAGTCACGCCATCAGTCAATCCGCTATCGCAGAAATATTTAGACTGATAAGCATTTCGTGTTTTACTGTCCAAAACGACAGTACCATCTCTGCGGCTTACAGGTGCGGAGCCAGCCTTACGAACCAAGATAGTTCCTGCAAATGCAGCAAGTGTAGATTCAGCAACTACAAGATCGCTCGGATCAGTCCACTTGAAATAGGCTTTACCATGAGAAACAACAGTAGCAATATTGCTTACTGCGCCCAAGGCCAAGCCACCGCCGCCGCTCCCGCCGCCAGTGGGGAAATTAGAAATAATAGGCATCTTTTAATCCTCCTTTAACCTAAAAGAATCACAACAACTGGAATATCAACCTCTGGCATTTCGCCATCCGCTGAAATAGTCAATACTCCATCAGCTTGTCCAGTAATGGATAAGAGGGCATTTCTTGCCGCATCTCTCTGAACAATAGTTGCATCATGAGAAACGGAGATCGTTCCGTTTTGAGCTGCACTAAGTCCTTCGACTGCCAGTTCTTGTGTATAGGGACTGTCAACACCAGCCCACGCAGAGGCTAAAAGAACACCTGAAACCGAATTACTACTATCTGCCTTAGTATTTAAAGCAGCTTCGATTTTCGTCATGTTGCTATTTTCATTGCCGCATAACTGTTGTCTTAATTCCAAAAACTTTGGATCATCTGTTGATTCCGTTGTATATAATCCATACTTTGTAGTTTGACTCAAAACGAAACACCATCCTTTCAACCAAGCAGAATTACGAGAATAGGAATATCGATCTGCGGCACATCACCATTGCAAGAGAAAGTCAAACTCCCATCTGCCTGTGCAGAAACAAAAAGCTGTGCGGCAACAACAGCCTCATACACTGCAACAGAAAAATTCTGCGGCAAAGATGCAATACCGTTTTGATTTGCCTTCAATCCACTAACTGAAACAGTTTGTTGCCCGTTAGTCCATGCACTTGCACTCAAAGTCACATCAACTGAATTGCTTGCATCGCATTTTCCATTCAGGGCGTTGTAGATTGCTTCATCATCAAACGGAAGTTGCGTATAGGTTTTCACGCCATCGCCAGTTTTAGTTCTCACATCGCCAGCCGTAGTGTCAACCAGAATCATTTCACCGTTCAAAAGAACTGGATTATTTGCAGTCCAATTTGCGCTTGTATCCCGTTTCAATCGAATACGGGCTTCAAATTCTTTTCCAGCCATGAATCCTCCTATCAGTACAAAAATACCCACCCCGTATTTCTACGAGGTGGGCTGTACGAAATTTTATTTATTTATCTGTGATGGATTAGATCACAGTGCTGGAACTGCCGCAGTTGAAAATGATGTAACCATCCTGCGCCAAATCCTCAACCTTACCGCTCTTAGCGACAGCAGCCAAGTCAGCATCATTTGCCTTCTTAGCAACCTCAGTCTCAACGGTAGTCACACGCTCTGCCAAAGCAGTCAAATCAGCAGCCTTAGCATAATCACCAATCTTCAGAGCATCAATAGCGGCCTGAACATAAGCAACAACGGTAGTACTCTCGCCTTCACCGCCAATACCAGCCAAGATATTCTGCAAAGCAGTAATAGCACCAGCCATCTCAGCGGCCTCAGCACCATGAGTAGCAGCCCAATCAATCAATTCTTTGTAAGAATTGACAACGCCATCGTCAGTAACCTTAGTTGCAAAATCATTGAACGCATCAGTGATCTTCTTGTCAACAGAACCCGCACCAGTACCATTCAGAACATCAATAGCATCAGCGTTTGCCTTAATATCGGCCTTAACCTGAGTATCGTCATAAGTAGCGGCAGCCTGAGCGTCAGAAATCATCTCAACAACAGTCTTGTCCGCAGGAACAGTACCAACCTTAGCTTCCAGAGCATCCACATCAGCCTGAGCGTCATCGCCAGCCTTCTTAGCAGCGGCAATAGCGGCATCCTTAGCATCTGCATAGCCCTGAGCCTCAGCTTTGGTAGCATAATCGCCAGTAGGCTGCTTGCCAGCCAAAGCAGTTTCAACATCTGCGAAGCTATCAATAGTAGTACCATCCTTGATAGCGTCAACAGCATCTTCAACATCCTTCACAGTAGAAGTAGTTTCACCCTGAACGGCCTTAGCTGCGCCCTTAGCCTCATAAGTTTCGCTGTAATCAGGCAGAGCCTTACGAGTCACAACGACCTTACCATCAACCTCGGACACGCTCTCAACATACTGACCATCAACGGCAGTATCAGTAACATCCAGACCAGCAACCAAACCATCAGCATAGGTCTTAGCATCAGTCAAAGCCTGAGCAGCAGTACCCTTTGCATCATAGGTATTAGCCAAATCCAGAGCGGCGATAGCATTGGCAATCTGAGTTGCAACAGCAACAGAACCAACCAGACCCTCCAAAGCAGTAGCACGGCTCTCAACATTAGTCACACGACCAGCCAGAGCAGTGTCATCATACACGGTATCGGCAGTGGTAATGGTAGTAACAAGGTTCCAATCAGCATCAGCCAAATCCTTCTTATACAACTTCAAAATATGAGTATCAGAGGTATCCTGCTCCAACTTATACTGAGTGTTGGTATCCTGAATCTCACCAGCAATATAGTCAGCCAAACCACTGATTTCATCAGCAGTGTAGGAAGGCTTTGCCGCAGCCTTAGCCCAATCATACACATCAGCCGCAACAGCACTCACATAAGGCAGACTGTTGAAAGCAGTAGAACCGTCACCCACCTTGAACAGAATGGAAGGCTCCTGAACCACAGCACCAGTCTCAGCAGGAATCACAACAATGCAAACCTCACCAGACAGGGGAGTAGGGTTATTGGCAGTCCAATTCGCATAAGAGTCATACTTCAGTTGAATGCGAGTTTCAAAAGTTTTGTTAGCCATAAATACATTCCTTCTTTCTTTTAATTTTTTGAGTTTATAGGTTATATTAAAACAATCATTGAGATAACCCAATGACTTGTTTCCAAAGATTATTCGATGAATGAATCACCACTATGTAAAATGATTGAATCTCCATCAGTTTGAACTAATTTATTAATATTGACTTGATTAATTTCCATTGTACCATCTTCTTTAACAGAAACGCCGTTTTCAGCATCAGTACCTTTCACAACGCCGTGTGCTAAAGCAGTAGCCAGTGGAATGTCAACAGCCTTATCCGTGATAGGCAAATTCTGTCCATTGATTCGAATAATCTCAATCACATCGGCTTGATGAAATTCCTGAATTGTTTGATCAATTTCAAGAAATTTTGCAGAAGCCTTCTCAAAGTTATCATTAAACTTTCGTGCTACCTCAGAGCCAGAATCAGAATTAGCCGATGTAGTTCCTGCTCTGAGTTTTTCATAAATGAAATCCAATCCAATCACCGCCTTTCACTTTAAGCATATAAATAGCTGTCGGCTAATAATGTAGCGGTTTGGTAAAGAAATCCACGATAGTTTTCAGGCTGTCCAACCGCAGCAAAACAATCACCATTTTGATATTCGCCGCTGCCAGTTGGATCGTATAAAGGACTATCACTTGGGTAAAATACACCAGAATAAAATCCACCAACTACACTTGACATAAGCATTCACCGCCTTAATAGATAAAGCAGAGAACACATTCGTTAATGTTACTCTCGAAACGCAAATCTGTAATTTCAGGAGTTGTTTGTCCAGCAATAGCAATACTTGAGAAATTACCATTGCCATCAGTAGTATAAGTAAATCCATTCATGGTGAATTTTGCGTAAGCGTCCGCTTTGATGGTAATATGGAATAATTTATCAGCCAAAGAATCATGATCAACTCTACGAACTTCAGCCAAGCATTTTTCCACTACATTTTCATTCGCCTGAATTCCAGTGATTAATCCACCTTGTTTTCTTACCATCTAATCACCACCTTCTTATTAAAGTTCTGCTATGCTTATGTAATTGTTATAAAATCAAGTTCATGCAAAGTCATATTGTCAAACTCGGATACTGTAAAATTATCCATCTCACTAACAAAACGATACCGTTTCATTTCTGTGCTTGCCTCACAAGATAATTCCATTTTGCTTTCAGATGGATAAATAATACCAATCAAAACTTCCGTTATTTCCGCAAATATGTGAAAAATATTTTCAGACGAAGCAAATTTCTCTAAATGTAAAATAGAATCTATGGATGCAGATAAGTATGTCATGACTTCTAAATCATGCAAAATCTTTTCCAAAAAGTATTCATCAATTGGAGCAGCAGATAAATACATTTCTGCATGACCTGAAACAGATGCTAAATAGAACAATCCAACAGGTTCAGTATATAGCACCATATCTAAGTCATTTAATTTTGCAACCTTACTGCTTGCAAATTCTGATTCTGCAAATAAATATAATTTACTATCAAACTTTTCAAATCCTTCTTTTGAACATTCAAGCTGATCGGCAACTAACATCATATCGAAATCCACTGTGCCAAATGAATGTGCAATATAATAATCTAATGGGTCTACGGAAATTTCCAGAACGGATTCACTGTTGATTAAATCTTTCTTAATTGCATTAATCATATCAACAGATAAAACCATTTCCGTATTACCACCAGTTGTTACTTGACTAAATAAATCAGCTTTTGCGCTCAGATACATTTCACTATTCATATACTCATGCACTCGTTCTTCTAAATTAGTAATTATTGCATTCAACTCCATACTGGCTTCGCCAGTAAAAGTTTTCATTAACTCTAATTCTGACATAGAACAAAGCAAATAGAGATAATTATAAAGTGTAAATGTATCTCTTTGTACTAATTGCGAAATAATAACATCAATTTCGGTGAGTCGTTTCTTTAAATAAACATCAAAGGTTTGCAACTTTCTCACCTACTTTCTATTTTGATTTTTATTAAGCCTTGTTTGCCAAAGTCAATTTAAGACCGCCGCTCTTGACAGTAACAATTGTTGCAGCTTCAACGCTACGAGATTGTGTCAAAGCCTCAAACATAAGCAAGTTGCCATCAACAATATCATCGTACAGAACGAAGTGTGTCATGGTTCCCCAACTTGCAGAACTTTCAGGGAAAGAAACATCAGAATTGTTTGAGATCACACCATTAACAGGTTCGCCCAAAGTAGTCAATTCAACACGAGAATACCCAGCCGAATCCAAAGGTTCGGTAACGCCTGTGCCATCAACATTTGGTGCGGTAGAACTCAAACCAAGATAAACTTTATCAGGCAGTGTAGGACTCAGCTTAGTTTTGAAAACATTGCCCATGATACAGTTTAAAAAGTATGTAGAAGTCATACGCTTTCATCCTCCAATCTTCATTACTTGTATTTATTGTTATTTCAAAAAACTTTCATTGATATTATGGAAAATATTAAAAATACCCTGATTCGGAATTTCAACTTCTCCATCAATATCTTTGATAGTGATTTGATAAATGTATTTACCATACAATCCCAAAGTATCAGTTGGTAATAAGTCTACTGTTGCAACATTTTTTGCACCAGTAACATCATCGCCAATTACAAATGATAAAGGCTTTGAGACTAATGGTTCATCGTTATATTTGTCAGAATAGTCCACAAGAGCAAAATTACCTGTGCAACCTTCTGCGTTGAAAGGAACATTCTGTTCCGTAAATAACCGCCAACGAAGTGTGTTTGATTGTCCTGCAACAAACATGACTTCTGGCAGAGAATAAACATCATGCCGCATAACAATCACCCTCCAAAGTTCACAGGGAACTCGCATTTGAAATCCAAAAGACAACTGCCTTTGACGAGCAGTTTGTTCAATCCTTTTTTCAGCGGCAACCATGAAAAATTACAATACTGATACATATTTGCATATGTAGGATCAGACGAAACAATTTTTCCAAGTTCGTTATCCACTGAAATCGTCAAGAAATAATCCTTTGGTAAATTTTCAAAACGCAGCTCCGCATTATTGCACGATTGATTAATAATCGAAATTGTGTTACTGCCATTTAATGTAATATCCAGCTTAGGATAATACATCTTATTGATTGTAGATCGACTGACTAACTTGATTTCTGTTTCATTCACACAAGAGTAACTGAACTTTTGTGGAAAGGTGTATCCATAAGGAGAATCACATACCACTTTTGCAGTGAAAGCCCACGGCAACCAAGAAAGTTGAATAGGCTCCAATTCACTAATAATGCAGTGATAGCGAATGGTTTCCATATCTGGCTGTTCAATTTCAAGCCATTTATATGTGTCGTGACCTGTCAACCAGTTTGCGATTGCGTCCATTTCAAAACGATCTAAATGTTCATCCATCTTGAGCATTAATGGATCAAGACCGAAAACCAGTTTAAATTCCAAAGGATCATCAAAAGAACGACCATATAAAAAAGTCCGTCCAGTGGACGGAATTACATCAGTCATCAATTTACCTGTACTTGCAAAGGGAGCAGCTTCATTTTTATTTCCATCAATATCATAAATCCGCAATCCAAATTCAGTACAGGGGATGCGATTAAATGAAAAGTTTTTAGCAATAAAACCCATCCACTCACCTCCGCTTATACATTTTAATCTGCCTTGCTATCAGATTCAGTTTCCTTCTTTTCGGTAATCTCGCAATTACTCAAAATAGCCAAAGTTTCCTGCAAGATAGCAAAACATCCAGCAAGATTACCAGCATTTTGCGCACCACTTACTGCAATGCCGCCATCTAAAGTCTTACAAACGGCATCAATCCTTTGCATCACATCATTTTTAATCATTATTGTTCTCCTTCATACATTGATTTAGTTTCTCTTTTAACTGTTCAATTTCACGATATAATTTTTGAATCATAAAAGTATTCAAAGAGATAAAGTCAGAATATCTTAAATAACATTGATCCAAATATTGATCATGAACATCATGTGCGCCAGCACAACGAATAAAACCAGCAAAATCACTGGTTTCCAATCCATTGTCTAATAATGCTTCCTCAACATCCTGAGCAATAAAACCAATATGAAATCTTTGGCTACTACCCTTATTAAACCGATAGAAACTCGGCTTCAAAGACATAAAGAAACCACTGTATTTTTCCATGTCATAAGATATGGAATTTTTTATTCTTCGATCCGAACTAACTGTAATTTCCTCACTTGCAGAAATAACATTGTTCGTAATCGTAATACCATTCTCAGGGGCTTGCATACGAACACCAGCATTGGTTGCGATAAAATAGTAATCTTCATCAGAACCATACATCTTCGCACCATAGGTCACACTAATACCTGTACTGCCCCTCGCACACGCAAAACCACCCCAACCACTACCAAGTGTAACAATATCAGCATCAATTGTACCCGAACGAATATAATTGGCATTGATGTAAAGTCTATTGGTAGACGAATCACTGAAGATACCAAATCTCGTACCGCCACCAGTCAAAACATCAAATACCTTTTGATCGGTAATACGGTTTTCATAAGCAAGATCATAAGCATAATCTGCATAATCGTAAGCATCCGTAGCTAAAGTATAAGCATTCCCAGCTTTATCATAAGCCTGACCAGCATAATTAAAAGCATCAGTAGCTTGAATATAAGCTAAACTCATAGAAGCATTTTGCTCTGTGACAGTTGCCCAGTTAATACTTGACCCTGCGCCCATATTAATACTGCCACTTACAGTCACATTACCAGCAGCATCAACAACAAATTGACCATTACCAACATTGATACCATTCAGACAAAGATAATCAGATTTAAACTGCTGATTTGCATTCATCATGATATTGCCGCTGCTATCTTTATAAGTAGCACCCTGCACAGTACCTTTAAAAGTACCAGTGTTAGCCATTAAATTGCCATTTGCATCAACAGAGAAATTTGGATTTGTAGCAGTACCGCCAATTTTTAAATTACCTTGTGCGTCAACACGGAATGCAGTCGAGCCACCAACTTCTAAAGAGCCACGGAAAATACCGCCGACAGCATCAATAACACCCTTGATATAAAGACCGCCATCCATGTCAAGCCAAAAGTTCGCATTGGGAGTATCATTCGCATCCAAATCGTCAACCTTTGTCACGGACTTATTGTTTGCAGTTTTCACACCAGTAGGATTATTGAATTGATCATAGAAAAACATATTGTCTGGATCATCGCCACCGACAAGACCTAAAATTGCTCCCATATCAATTCTGCCGCCAGTCGAACCATAAAGATTAAAGGAAGCATTATGCAAAGAAGCACCTTCAGCGTCCATCTTAAAGACAGCAACACCACCGTCTTGTTTTTCGCTCTCGATAATCAGATTTTGACCAGCCAACAGCGTACCAACAAGGGCAGGGAGGACGATACCGTAGAGAGTACCAAAATTCTTATCAGTAAACTCACCGATACCAATTGTTGCACTCTCCCAATTATCCTCTGTAAACATGATAGCATTGTGAGCCATCCAAATTTGCTTTGGACTGTATGTACCGCTTGCCTCGTCATATTTCATACAGCGTAAGCCAGTGCCATCAATCTTCAGTTCATTGTTTTCACCAGCCATGATATTATTTTTCATAGCATCAATAGCAGACTTCATGAACTGTTCAACCGATGTTTTTGCACCACTGCTTACAAAGCTGCTGTAAAGATACTGATTAAAATCCAGAGAATTGCTACTGGAAACGGCTTGCTCAAGAATTTGACGAATATCCATAACACCTTCTTTAGCTTGAAAATACTCGTTAAATTCAATAGAAAAGTCTGTTAAATCATCAAAATCAACAGATACAGCAAGGACATATGGTTCATAAACATTCTCATTTAAGTGAAGATACAGTCTTTCGCCAAGAGAAAATTGCTTTGCAAATTCAACAAAATCGTCAAGCGCAAAGAAATTTCCGCTATCAACAGAAAAATAATATGTTGGCTGAGAAGCCTTTTTCAGATATTGATCTGCATAATCATATAATTCCAGAGCAATAGATTGTTTCTGATACTCCGTTACATTTCTGGTAAAATACGCATTTGCAATAGAAGTTTTAAACTGCAATGTACTATCGGACTTCATAACATTTGCGCTTAAAGTGCCTGTCATAGACAATGTTGCACCAGAGAAAGTTATGCTGTTGTTTAATTTACCATCGTTCAAATACAAAGAAAGAACAAAAGTATTATCACTATTGACTTCCAATGTGCCTCGAACAATTTCTGCATCTAACGACAAACTGGAATGACTGGTTTCAATCATGCCACCACGAACAGAATAAAAAGTTTTATCAGATGTATATTCTGTTTCTATAATTTCATTTAAACTTACAAGATTGAAAATTGAAGCCAAATCTCGTACCATAGTACCATCAGTAGAATAACTATCAGTATTCGTAATCGCAAATGTCGAATCAGTTAAACTACCACACTTAAAATATCTATCAAGTATCTCAATCTGTTCTTCATTAAAAAAAGCAGAAAACGCAGTCAATTGATTGATATTTTTAAGTTGATTTGTAAGAGCAGTAATCTTATTCTCAATAGGAGAAATGACAGCGTTTTTCTGATTATTGATTTCTTTTTCTTTTGCAGAAATCTCAGATTTTACAGCATCCAAATCATCTTGCAAAGAACTGTCCATAGCAACACCTTGTACCAATGTTGCTTTCTTGCTCTCCAATCCAGAAAGTTCTCCTTCCAAATCGGCAAGTACCGCATTCTCCGTTACAAGGCGGCTTATTAACATACTCTGTTCAACAGATATATCAAAATAAGTTTGCTGATAGGAATCAAAAGTCTGCTTCCAATTTTGCCACTGTATGATCATCTCTTTTGAAAAATAAGACTCATTCATATATGCGTCAAGATTGTAGATTTTATTCGTACCCATAGGATTAACAGTTCGAATATCTAAATCATCAGCACCATGAACATCTAATGCGGTCACAAGTTCATTTGCATTTTCTTCGACCTCAATTTCATCCAAAAGATTTCTCGCAGATAAATACACTGCTTTCGTTGAAAAAGAATCAGAAAGACTTTTTACATTGATGGTTCGATTATATGTATCAAAATCAAAAATGCAGTCATAAGACTCCTGTAATTTCGATTTCATAAAATCATATACAGATTGGTTATCAGCACTATAAGTACGATACTTACCAATTAAATCACTTGAAACTGTTCCAATTGACCAAGATGGAAGTTCAGAAAGAATAATTCCCATAATTGTTCCATCAGGAGCAAGAGGATTCCAGAAATTATAAGTACCTTCTTCCAGTGTAATTTTCTTTCCCGCCAATTCATATTCCAAAGAATATGCTTTACAGGATTTTATTTTGACAACTGTATCATTGTTTTCAACAGGACTTTGTAAAAGGAATTGACCATATCCTTCAACATCAATGACCCTCATACTTGTCAGAAGATCGTACTCGTCCAGTTTTTCTCCATTGTCAGCAGATGGATATTTAAAATTCAATTCAGAAACCTCAGTGTAGCAAAATCTTGCATTCGGTTCTAAAATATGACCTAAATAACCAATAGGAGTTCCGTCTAAGTTTCTCAAAATAAACTTTGGACGATTTCTCATATCAATTTTGCTAAAATCAATAACCAAACAATCAACCTCCTTTCATTATGATGAAAGGGAAGGGCATATAGCCCCTCCCTTATGGTCTTAATCTGCTTCCTCTTAAAGTCCCCTTGCCAGCCCTAATAAAAGAGCCAGCAATTTCTTCACCAGCGATATTACCGATCTCTCGGCTCAACCGCTGAATATCACTCTTATCCAACTTTTCAGTAACCATCACATGAACTGGTACTGTTACATCACCGATGCTCTGTGATACATGATTGCCGCCAGACGCAGCTTGTGCCTGCTGCATATCACGCATAACAGCATTTTGAGATTGAGTTTCCGCATATCTGCTACCATTCATACTCTGATACAAACCACCACTGATACCTAATCTGCCAGCAACCGTTTCATCCTCTTTAAGAACACGATAAATAGTTTCCTGCTGAGGCTCAGTAAACACTGCTTCACGCTTTTTAAGTAGAGTGAGCATTTCGTCCTGCTTTGGAGTTGGATTGTCACCAACAATACCACCAGTATGATAGGTACTATACGGATAAGTAGAGTAAAGTTGTGCGCCGCCTACTTTATCCAAATACCACACACCATCATCTCCACGAACAACAGTGCGTCCGATCAGTTTTTGTAATTCCTCACCAAGTTCCAGATTTCGTTTATTAAGTCGAAGTTTACCAGCCGCATCTTCACTGCCATGCTGTTTAGAATTAGCTTTCATTTCCGCAACGATCTCTTTCACTCGTGCCATTGTCTGACCGCCACTGGTATCATAGTCACCCATACTACCAACAGTAGTAAATCCACTACTTGCATCAAAAGCCGCAATTTGAGCTTGTGTAGCTGCTACGGCATTCAAATAACTACCATACTGCTGAACAGCACTCGAAGCATTGTTCCAAGCAGAAATCAATTCAGACTGCACAGTATTACCATACTGATAGTTCCAATTAATCAAATCATCATAGAGAGTATCCCAATGATTATCAATCCTGTCGATAGCCATCTGATAAATTTTTTCTTGAGAAGAAATAGAGTCTTGGAGAATTTCAATCTCTTTATTCTTTTCTTTCTCATAGGCATCAGCCATATCATCAAGCATATCGCTTGTTGTCTCATAAGCATGATCTGCCTGAGTTTCAGCCAAATCCGCTTGTTCCTCAGCTAATTGCTCTTGCAACTTTCTTTTTTCGGCTTGAGCCTCACGACTATCATCCAAATCAAGTTGGGCAATTCGTGCTTGCAATTCAGCAATAGATTTTGTCTTTTCAGTAACATCCTTGGTATACTTATCTTTTTCACGCTCTAAGTCCAAGGACTTTTTCTGCAAATCAACAATTTCCCGGTATTTGTCAACCTGATCCTCTAATGCAGAGATTTGATTCTCAACCTCTTGCTTGACCATATCCTCAACATACTTGAGTAAATCTTCAAGGGCAGAGGAAGTTTCCTCTAAAGCCTCTTTTGCAGAGGTATCAATTCGACCAATACTTGTAACTGCCGAATCTGCCAAACTTCGCATTACATTAATACGCTGCAATGCGTTATTATACTGATCATCACTCAAACCAAGTAATTGCAACTGTGCATAGACTAAATCCCATGTGCTTGATGCCGCTGCACTTGTTGCTGTTGTCAGATTAAGAAGTGCCACAGTATCATTATTTGTCAACGCCGTTCTAAGCTGCTGGATATAATTCAAAGCAGATTCAATTGCCATTTGCTGAGTTCTCGCAGCAATTACTCTCTGAATATTTTCCTCATTGATAACTAATTGACCGTTCTCGTCCTGCAAATAAGCAAGATTTTCAACGCCATAAGAAAGAATATCCTGCAAAGTATCTACCGTTATACTTCCGTACTCGGCATATTCCTGAGCGGCATCTTTCAAAGAGTCATACATACCCTGAATATTATCCAGAGCATCATTTGCGTTATCAACTACCTGTTGCCAAGCATCTTTTGTTGCATTTACGATAGCATCCTGATAATCCCACCACAAATCTGAAAGCTGACTAATTTCATCACTGGTTTCAGAATAACCTAAAGAACGATAGTATTCAGCTTCATCATGGATGGTGTCTTGCATATCCCGATAATAACCAATAATATCATTAGTATATCTTGAAATATCGGAATAGTTTGCAGATTCAATAGCTTGATTCAACCAGTTTTCAGTTAATGTAATAGCATTTTCATATTCAGATGTAATATCTTCATATGCAGCCACAATAACCTCTTTGATAGCATCCTGATAATCCCACCACTGTTTCTGCAAGTCCATAATATATTCAGAATTTTCGCTAAGACCTAATTTGCGATATTCCTCTGCTTGGTCATGAACTTCTTGTTGCATTTTCTTATAAATTGCAACAATTTCATCAGCACTTCCATTATTCTTTTCAAGAAGGAATATATCATGCTCGTATGAAGCGATAATTTTACTAATCTCTTCATCCATTGCATCAAGAGTTTCTTTAAGTTGTTCCTCAAGATCAATATCTCCGCTTACATTTACATTGACATTGACATTTGAATTTTTTGTGCTATTTGGAACACTATCTTTTCCAAGACTATATGTACGATCAAGGAATGTAAAATGTGCATTTCCTTTTACATACGCAATACCACGGCTGTTAATCCTGCGATTTTTCAAGAGTTCTTCTGTTTGACGATGATTAAAAACAATAGCACCCTTTGGCAAATCTACAAATTCAGCACCATTTGTACCAACAGTTTGATAAGTACCTGTTTTTGGATCGACAACAAGTTCCTCACCAAGTTCACCAACTAAAGCATCTTTTTCCGCAGTTGGTGTTCCCCAATTTCCACTTTCATGAGCATTACCCTGTGCCAATGCAGTTCCAAATGCTCGTGTAGATTGAGTTCTGGTAACTGTTGTAACATAAATTGTCTTGCTCTTTATGCCCTTTAACAAATTTTGTACTTCGATTAAACGATTTCTGGTAGTTCCATATCCATCCATTTTCATCGTAAAATTCTTATCTTCGATTACAAAATTCTGAATGGTTTCCAAGCTGCTTAATACATCTTCATCATCAATGCCAGCATAAAGCATAATTTGAGATTGCTCAGATTCTAACGAATCAAGTTTATCAACAAGGGCATCTACTTCTGTCTGATCGACACCAGCAACAGCAGTATAGGTTTTCCCATCAAACTCTGCAATTTTATCAAGCTCGGCCTGAGTATCTGTAATTTCTTGCTGTACTTGTTCCAAAGCAACCTGAATTGTAAGTTCAGTAGGAAGTTCCAAATCATATTTTTGCTGAAGTAAAGTAGCTAATTGGTCTTGTGCATCTACATAGTTTGTCATAGTTGCTTCATATTCAGCATCCGTTTCATCCAAACTATCTAAATCTGATTTAAGAGAATCTACTTCTTTTTGCTTTTCTGTAATTTGAGCATCAATTTCAATATGAGCAGAAATATTTTCTCTGGCAGTAGAACGCAGTTCTTCCATTTTTGATTTTGTTTCATCAATTTTAGCTTGCAGTTCATTCCATTCATCAGTACCAATTTTCCCGCTTTCACCCAATTCTGCTTGCTTTTTTAACAGTTCAGTCATTGCTTGGTCACAATCATAGATTTTACCTTCCAATGTCTCAACTTCTAAACTACTAAGAAAATCCTCATGATCAGCAGAATATTTTGAAATCGCATTTCCTAAAGCAAATGCTTCTGTTGTGGTTAGATTCATTGCTTCAGCAAATTGCTCAATAGTTTCAATTTGAGAATTTAACTCAAAATTCTCTAAATCTCCAACAAATACAGTTGAATCACCAAATGCGGTTTTAAGACCATCAGTAACAAAATTCTTAATATTATCAAAATCAATAGAAATATTCCCATCATCAGATGTATAATATCTCGACAGAACTTTGTTAATATATTTCCAACCAGCTTCTATTTGATCTCCCGCATCCTCAAACTGACCATAAATATCTTCTGGAACTAATGCTTTAAAAGCTGTCCAGAATGTCTCTGTACCAAACTCATTATTTTCATAAGAATCAACAAGAGTCTGAATCATATTGGCAAGATCGTCTGTATAATCTGCCGCATCATCAATAGCCTGTGCATTATCAAGTTCTGTAAAGGCGTTTGTAACACCAAGCAATTGCTGTTCTAACAATTTATACTGAGCGATTTGCTGTTTAGTAGCATCAATCTGGTCAAGTATTGTATTGATTGTACTTAGAGTTGCTTCATCATAATTCTCAACACCATCTGTAACATCATACAATTGATTAACCAATTCATGATAATTAAGTTTTTCATGAGATTGTGCTAATTTCAAATCTGTCATTAACGCTTCTTCTGAAGCCTCAACAATTCCTCGCAGACCATCAGCATTTGTAACCAAATACCCATTTGTAGTATCAATACAATCTGCGAGAGCAGTTTCACCGCCAGCTAAAGTCACTAAGGAATTATAGGCATCTTCTGTTAAATGTGTGTTATCAGCAAAAATATTTTTCATAGCTAATTGCACATCTACTGCATTTTCAGTAGCAGATTGCAATGTATCATATCCTTTTCGAATCTGAGCAACAGAATCAAAATATGTATTTGCTGAATCTTGAGCAATCTCTGCATTTTTCAGTTCAATATATCCCAATTTATCTAATAATTGCAATAATTGCTCAACACTAATTCCATATTCATCAGCCGCAAATTTTAATCCGACATACGCCTGTTGATCCTCTGGTAAAGTATGTCTACGACTGTTTTTATTTGGATTATCTTCATATTCCATGCCCGTATTAAGCACTTCATACAAATCAACTTTCCCATCTTCATTTTTGAACTTTTCAACAGTATCCTTGATAAAATTACCAAAAGTATCATCTGGATCAGCCAAAGAAGCCTTGAGTTCAATTTCATATTGATAGTTTTTAGATAATTCTGTAAACTTATCAAAGAAATCAACCATATACATATTGACGGCTTCATTGCTCCACCCGGCATTTGCCCAAGCAATTTGCGCCTCATTCATTTTCTCAACGGCAGCAACAGCAGATTCACTATCACCATTTAATAAAGCATCTTGATATTCTTTTTGTGCGCTTAATACTTTACCCCAAACTTCGCTGTATTCAGATTCATAATTCAATAGACCTTCGACATATGTATTGAAAATCTCTTCATTATCATCTATTGTATCGGTAATTGATCTGATTTGTTTTTCATAACCCTCTAACGCAGAACCAACATATGTCAGATAATCTTCTCCAAAATATTCTTTACCTAAACTCTCTGTAATATTAAATAAAGAACGGTAGGTATCTAAAACATCATAAATTGAATCCGCATCTATATCAGATACAAAATCACCAGTAATACCAACAGGAGGAATTTCAATTCCAAGATCAGCCTTCTCAAATTCTGCTTGAAGTCTATCATGGAAATCGGCTGGAACCATATCCAAATCTAAATCATTAATGGCATCCCACAATTCGCCAGTAGAAGGTACTTCAATTGTAAAACCTCCACCAACAGGAGAATTCCACCAATCTACTTTACTTGGATTAAAATCAGTAAACAAATCAATAGCATCTTGAATCGCACCAATATTATCCTGCTTAAACTCTTCCCAATTAGTCTTAGACAGATTATTGATTGCATCAATCTGATCATTAATTTCACCAGTTACAAGATGAATACCTTCTGCTTCAGCACCAAACTTTTCAATTAATTCCTCTTGAATAGCAATTAATTCTTTTCGTTTGTTATATGCCTCTTCTTCAGAAAGATTGCCAGAATCAATTTCTCCACGCAATTCAATAATCTTATCTTTATAATCTTCAAGAGAACTAACTAACTCGTTATGGGAATTAGCTGCATCCTCTGCTGCCTGACGAGCCTCTTCAATTTTTTGCTTATAATTCTTATAAGCAGCGATAGCAATAGCAATAACTGCAACAACTGCTGTTATTGCGGCAGTAGCGGCAGTTGCAGGAGCAACAGTACCAGCAAGAGCAGAAGAAGCACCTTTTAAAGTAGTAATAAAACCACCACCAGCAGCCTTCCCCTCCATCCAACACAATTGCAATGTTTCAAACAAACTTGTTATTTTAGGAATAATTCCAAAACCACTGGTAATTACATTAAACAGTTTTACAAACAATCCAGTAGCGGATTTCAAATTTAAAAGTGTTAATGCAGAAGCTACGATGACTAAAGCATTGCCCATACCGCCAAGAGATTGAATTATTTTATCTAACACAGTAATAGCCTGTGTCCCTAATTCAACAATCCCCTTTAAAAAATCGCTGTTAAAAACAGTAGTAGATAATGCTTCAAAGGCAGCTTTAAACTGATTTGTTTTGGCCTCAAGACCACCTAAATAGGTTTCATACTCTTTCATTGCCGATCCAGCAGAATTCAGCGAAGAATTTAAAGCATTCTGAGCAATATCAAAATTCTCCATAATAGCAGAAATAATATTACCTTGACGCTTACCAGCAATCAATTCTGTAATACTCGCTTGCTGAATATCGGTCAATTCTTCCCATTTATTCGCAAGTTCTTCCAGAATTTGATAAGTAGATTTAAATGTATCATCGTTGATCATAATATCAACGCCCGACAAAGCCATAATTTCTTTACGCAAGGTTGCCGTAGATTCTGCCATGCCATCCATATCAAGACCAGCAGCTTCCAATTCAGTAGTTGCACCACGAATACGCATAGAAATTGTCTTAAATGCAGTACCAACACTGGTTGCATCCTGAACAACAGTATTCGCCGCAGTAATCAAAGCAATGGTTTCATCAATAGTATTATTTGCCGCAGCCATCGAGGAAGCGGAACGCTGTAAAGCCTCACCAATGTCACCACTGGAAATTGCAAAATTGTTACCGACTTCATTAAATCTGTCCAAAATATACACAGCATTTTCTGCCTCAATGCCAAAACCCTTCATAGTAGAAATCATGCTATTTGTAGCATCATCAATACTATTTAAATCACCAACATTAGCATAAATTGTTGCAAGCTGACCAAGTTCTTCGGACTCACTTAATGAGAAACCAAGTCTGCTAAAATTAGTAGTTGCATCTACTAAATCTTTAACCGTAGTACCTAACTCAATGGCTTTTGCTTTTGCATTAGTCAAAAACCTATCATAAGAAGCATCTGTTTCATCAGTGACTTTTTTCAAATTGATCATTGCCGCATCTAAATCTTTGACATTTGAAATCATTTGTTTAAGTTCACTGAATGCCTGATACATTAATCTACTGGCACTAAAGAATGATGCAAAATTCTTGAATGCAGTTTTTAATTTATCTCCTAATGATTGTGTATGCAGTCCTGCTTCTTTGACTTTTGTATTAAATTGTTCAAATTCTGTATTCCATGCCTTGAATTGCGATGGAGTAGAAACAGCCTCTAATTTTGCTTTAAGATCATTCAGATTTTGTACCAGCGCAGGATTTCCCTTAATTGCACTATATGTCTTATCATACTCTGCAACTTTTTGACGGGCTTTTTCAATACTGGTTCTGAACTGTTCAATAGCATTTACATCTTCAAAGACCTTAGCATCTTTTTTTGTTTGCTGGAATTGTTTATTAAGAGCTGCAATACGATCAATTAGAGATTGATAATTCTGATCCGTAGTTGCAGTCTTATCTAATTCAGCTTTCAATGTTTTAGCTTCTTCAGCCGCTAAACGCAATTTTTCTTTTAAAGCATCAATACCAGAACCAGACATTCCAGAATTAGATACAGACGCAAATAAACTATCAGCCTGAGAAGAAATACCTGACAGTAAATTTAAGTTCTCTGATTTTACACCATATGTTGCGTTATATTCGGAAACCGCCCGTTTTGCATTATCTACGGCTATGGAAACGGCATCCCATTGCTTTTTTAATTTACCGCCAGTAGCATCAGCATCTACCTTTTCAAGAGCTGTATCCAATTCGGTAATCGCTTTAATTACTTTTTGAGCAGCCGCACTATCCCCAATGCTGTCATATTTGATTTTGAAAATCTCTAAAGAAGAACGAGCATCCTCAATCTTCTTTTTAATACCTAAATCACCAGATTGTGTCTTTTCTGCCGATCCTAATTTTTTGAGTTCTGCATTCAGACTTTCAATCATTGTTTGCAGACGCTTATAAGCCGACAATTTCTTTTGAGTATTATCAGCATTCTCAAATTGTGCCAAATTTGCTTTTAACAAATTTACTCGTTTTTGCGTTTCAGCACTTACATCCTTGAGTTTGCTAAATTGCTCCACAATAGAAGAGACACTTCTTGATACAGAAGTGTCCGAATTCATCTTTTTAACGGCAGCATTATATTCTTCGATTTGCTTTTTAGCAGATCGCAAAATTTCATTTGCCTTTGTAAAATCACCAGACGAAACAGCATGATTAAACGCATTCCAAGTATCTTTATTCAATGTTATGCCAATATCTTTGGCAATGTTTCGATACTCTTGCATTTGAGAATTTAATTTTGCTTGAGTGGAGGCAATTTTCTGTTGTGCTGCTAAAATGCTATTTACACTTTTTGCGTCAACTTCAACGCCCATCTTGACTGTTTTCTTGTTAATTTTCGCAACAACAGCATCAATTTCTTTTTCCGTTTCTGCTTTTTCGATTGCAGTCTTGAGAATAATTTTTCTGGTCTTTGTGCTATTTAAAATACCGTCAAGTTCGGCTTGAATATTAGCTTGAGTTTGACTTACATCCAACCCCAATACAATCAAACCATCAGCAGCCATTTATTTTCACCTCCTATAAAATAATAAAACCTCCCTCTAAATAGGGGAGGAAATGTTCGTTAATATACTCGTCCATAATATAAAAGCGGCCTAATTACATTCTTTTGTTCTGATAATTGTAATCCAAGTTTGTTTTTAGAATTAAAATCTCGAATACCATCAGCGATCCAGTTTGATGCTTGCCGATAGCCAAAATTCGGAATATTCTTAAACCAAACATTCTTTTTAACAACATAACCATCATTCAATAACCAAAATACATTCGCATCACTTTTATTCCACTTTTTGAAAATAGATGGACGAATTGAATTTTCAATTTTTAATGTAATGCTCATTCGATTACCTTCAACTTTAATATCTGCCAAATCAGCAGTAGAAATCGAATGTTGCATTGTTCTTTGATGGATTTTGCTTTGTATGCAATTAGATAACAAATTTGCAGCACCCACCAATTCTTGCCCATAAGTCAATCCAGATGGGGCTTTTATTTTTGTTATATCAAGATTATTCAAAATCTTAGCTAATGACATACAGCACCCCCATAACAAAAAAGACGAGGGCATAAACCCTCGTCCTTTCTTATTTCATTATTCATTTTCCGGGCTTCCAACGATGCCCACACCGTAAACAAGTCAATACTGTTTTACCACTTCCAATAAAACCTGTTACAATGCTAAACCCTCTTGCACCAGCATGATATTCTGTCGATCCACATTGAGGACAACAGATAATATCTTTATCCTTAACGGGACTTGCAAAATTAACAGAAGCATCAGAATCATATATCCTCGCATCTACATTAACTGCCCGGAATTTCTGAGCAATCAAATTTGCCTGATTCTGACTTAATCCGTCTTTGACAATGATATAGGGAGCAGATTGTTCAACAAATTCTTTTGCCTCCGCAAGCCCCAACCCTGTCACTTCACGGACAACTTTAATTGCCGGAATTTTTTGTTGTGAAAACTCACTAAAACTTGGAATAGCTACCTTTTTTGAATTAGATATTGATGTTGAAACGGTTTGTTCTGTTTGAATAGGATAACCACAATGAATACAAGCAGGAGCCTTATCACTAATTTGTTTACCACATTCGGGACAATTAATCAAAGCCATAATACAATGCCTCCTTTAGAAACATTATACATGGTATAGTTCATAAAGTCAATATATTCTTGCAAATCTTGTTATTTATGACTTAAAACAGAATCGACCATTTTATCATAATCAAAATTCTTCATTGCCTCAGCCATATTATTCAAACCAGAAGCATTTGCCAGAGTTTCATTGAGCTGCTGACCAATAGCAGCTACCATAGCAACACCATTTTCAAGTTCTTCTCTTGCCTTTGAAAGCATACGCTCTTCAGCACAGAAACGCATCTGTTTCATATAATCCAGCTTTTCTACTGTCATACCACGCAGCTCGGCAACCAATGCTTGAAATGCGTTATCTTTAACATTATGAATCAGATTAATAGCCTTACACAATTCATAAGTCTTTTCAATATCAATAACTGTTGTTTTGCTTCCATCATCTAACTCAATTTCACGCTCAAATACAGGAACATTAGTTGTCATCTGAAGTAAAGTAATCATAAAAACAGGATCGAGATATTGAGGAATAAAATCGCCATCCATATCAAAACAAGCATTTACAACTCGGTCAATAAAGTTACCTTTATCTTCAATAGATAATTCATTCTTAACAGAAATCTCCATAATGATTTCTTCAGGGTTTTCAGGATTAGCCATATGTAAAGTCACATCGGTTTTCTGATTGCGATAAACCTTTAACAGTGCATTCATAGACTTCTGAGTAATTTTTGCCATAATTCATTTCTCCTTCATACATTTAAATTTTTGACAAATACCATTTTGAATTTCATCCTGAATTCTGCCTTCTTTTGCTTTTTGCAGAATACTACAATTTCGTTTGTACCTACTACAACCGATGCAATTAGATTCAAATTCCTCCAATTGAGATATATTATTAAAAATACCTATGTAGTCAACAGGTGAAATAATCATTTCAATTCTTGGATTTTTGGAATCATAGAAAATTCCATTAACCCGTTCACACACAACATTATCATCATCCCAAATTTTTCTGCTATCTGTAATAGCATCCAACATACACTTAAAATAGTTGTTGCAATCTTGATCAACCCGTGGGAAATAAAATATACAATCGACATAAAAATGTTGTGTTTTATTTGGTTTCAAAGGCCATTTTTGTTCTTTGACTTGTCGAATTACATATCTTGTAAAATTCTTCTGATACCGAATTGCCTCTGGTGTTTTATAACTCATTGCCATTGGTTTTCCATTTTTCATAATGGCTCTATATGCCAAATAATGATTAACGGAGGGAGGTATCTCAGAAACTAATTTTAACTGACAAATATTGATCACACTCCAAAATATGAAAGGGGAGAGCCGAAGCCCTCCCACATCTTTCACTCTTCCTCGTTTGTTTCCTGCTTATTTTTTCTGGAACGAATTGCCTTGGGAACATCAGCGAAAATGTCCTCATTAGCATCCTCAGAAATTTCGCCAGCAACATTCACATTGGCAGCTTCAGATTCTTTAATAGAAATCTGACCTGCTAACTCAGCAGTTTCTTTCTGCTCAGACTGATTACGGGCAGCCTGAACACGGCGCAGATACTCCGCACCGCATTCAGGACTACAAGCAATACTGTGATAATTAAACGCACCAAGAGAGGCACTGGACTTATTGCAGGGAACAAACTGCTTACCACATACACGGCAAGCGATTGTTCTCTTTGCCATATCAATCACCTCATTAAGCATATGCCCAACGATAGCCACCACCACCTTTAGATTTACCACTCAAATATTTTCGAATCGTATCTCTACATAGCTGTTTGGCTCTCGCAGCATCATTAATAGTTAGGAATACTTCACCAGTATCAAGACAAATTACAGATTTAGCCGCAGGATTGTTTACTCCTAAATAAGCAACCTTTTTAGCATCACTCATTTTCTGAATTGATTCATCTGTAAAATTTCTTACATACTTATCTGACTTCCACACTTGTTTCATAGAATTACTCATTTTCTTCAAAGTTTCTTGTGAGTGTCTACCACTCGTGGTTCCACCATTATCAACATTATAGCCAAATCTACGATTTGTACTATTAAATGCACGAATCAAGATAACTTCAAAGTTACAAGCCTCTTCTTTAGTTAAATTTGAGGCAACAATTTCATGGTTAATGTTATCCCAACCATATTTCTTAATCGCATTGTAAATAACACGCTGAGAATGATAGCCATAGCCATCTGATTTCCAGCGTCTATGCGGGGGATCGCCAGTAATGCCTACATACACCTTTCCGTTAGGGAAGGTATGTATGTAGACACAATAGGTTCCGTTATGAATTTGCATTAAGCAACATCTTCAGCAGAAGCCCCGAATACCGTCATATCCCAATACTTAGTCACACCGTTGCCGCAAGTTTCGGGCAAGCTGGTAGCTTCGAAGCCATGAGTAGTCTGAGAATCACCCATCGCCAGATCAAAGTTACCAGTGAAGTCAGCATAAGGCAAGAAGAACTGAACATGATAAATGTTATGGCACTTATCTTCAGCCAGAGCATCAACATACATCTCAACCATCTCAGAATAGTTATCAGAGATGTTGCTGATCACATCACCCTCAACATTACGGAAATAATACACAACGATAGAAGTACCGTCTGCAATATCGCCTTCATTAAAGGTCAATTCCTTAGTCTCAGGAGCATAAGCAAACTTACCAGCAGATGCAGTAGCATCCTGAGTCAAACGAGCCTTAATAGTACCATCGGAGTTCTTGACAATAACTTCACCAATCTCGTTACCAACAGTACCGACAGCCTTATAGTTAGTATTAGCCTTATTACCATTAACAGTCAAATAATCGGGAACCTTAACGGAAGTAGAGGTACGATGTTCACCCTCAGCACCGACATTGACTTCAACCAGACCCATAGAAACCATACCGTTAGTACCAGAAACCGTAACGGCCTTATTACGCTTCAACTGACCAATGGTACGACCACCCTTACCAGTCAAAGCAGTATTTTCCTGAGTATTACCGATAGTTGCATTCTGCAATTCATCCAAAGTAAAACGATGCGCACCACCATTAATGCCGAAACACATGATTGTTTCCAAGCTGGTAATGGAGAGATCGTTCACAACAATAGCACTCATATTAGCATCCTCCTTCATAATTCAAATAATTTCGTCATCTTATTCTGGTGACAACCAACTAATTTTTTCAAGATTGATTTTTGACAAATCCACAGTACCAAAATAAGCACCATTCATAGTTTGTTCCCAATGCTTTTTCTTTTGGATTTGCCGCCAGCTTGCATTCAATTTATAAACACTCAAATTTAATACGGACTCATAATCATATTTAAATTCCTCAGTATTCACCAAAGAAATAATCATATTCTCCAAAAATGATTTATATGGCTTTTTTGCAAGACGCTTTTTCTTTAAGCGATTTCTTTCAATAAGATACCGCTTTGCTTCAGCATTGCCAGCCTTACCAATTGGAGCCTCCCAAAAATGTATTTTACGAATTGCATTACATATTTCTAAAGCAACCAACTGGTCAATTTTTATATCATTTTCCTCGTCCCACAGGATATGTTCCCCATTTGTTGTATCTTCAGCTTCTTTAAAATTACATAAATCTAAATCACCAAATAGAATAGAGGTATCCTGTTCATTAAACGCAATAGACTGTATCATCAAAATAAACATCTGATAATCAGTAAGTGTTTCATAATCAATCCCTATATCATCAAGTTCAACCATCAAATCAAATGGTGTTGAAGTAAGTGATTGAACCATGTTGTAATATTTCTGATCCCCAAAATCAAAAATCTCGTCCACCGTTGGTATATGAACGCTGATTTTATTTGTGATAGGGTAATCACGAATCTTTAACAGATTGGGACGCTGGATCATTATTTAGCACCCGCTCTCGGATTCCCATTGATTGTTGGACGGTTAAATTCCGATACTGAATATTCCAAAGCAATACCATGAAATTGTTCAGCAGGACTAATATCATCCATTCCCTCTAAGTTAATACGGCCAATACCTAATTCCATTGAACCATTTAATAAATTTTCAATACGCTCTGCAATTAAATCAGGGCGTAATCCATCACTGGTTCGGATATAATCTTGATGCGAAAAAACATAAAAGCAAATGTTCATTTTCTTAAATGTTTTATTCATAACTTCTGGTACATAAATGCGAAAACAAATATAAGTATTCGTTTCCTTAGTCACATCAGGCGTATAAGCATAAGGGTAAATTCTTGAATACATTAAAGAGCGATTCGGCACAGTGGAACCCTTTTTGTCCAATACTAAATCAACAATTTCCTGATCACTGCAAAGTAATTGCATAATCTTTTTTCGATAATCGGTCAATTCTTTCAGTAAAGCCAATGTTCCACCTCCTTAAATCCAACTGTCATTTGATTCTTCTTGGGTTTCTTCTCCTGACCCAACAGGATCAGGATAATAATCTGCAATCATCAATTCCTTATTATCTGTTTTGGGATTAAACTGACTCTCCAAAATAGATAATTGAATGTATCCTCGCTGACCACCATCTGAATAACTCACCGTATCGGCTTGTTTAACTTCGAATGCTGTTGGCAGCTCTGTATTTCTATCAATCAAAAAACGAACACCACTATCTAAAAGAACAGTGTGTTCATCATAAGAAATATAAACAATCAACTGAGATGTACCAAGTTTGATATACTCTTTTGCTGTTTCACCGCTACCATACTGTGTAGCATTAATCAAACTAATAGGATACTCCATGATTTCTCCATTTAACGGAGAAAGGAATTTAATTTTATGATTACAAAATTGTAAAGTACCTTCCCATTGAATACCGTGTAAATTATTAGACTCAATACACAGCCAATACCCATGATCAGGCCACGGAATTACATCTCCAACATAAAATGGCTCATGAATCTGTGTTTGAATATTTGCCTGAGCAGGGGAGGTTGCACGATATTTGTGTAAATAAATGCGAGGGTGAATAAGCCTATCTGTATGATAGACAGTAACTCCATCCACAATATAAGATGGATCATCAGCAAAGGTTTGCTGAACTAAACGCATAGCGTTTTCAATCTGCTCACCTCGCATACTGTTACCACCAGATTGCATCCTCAGAAGGAAATTCTGAAAACCTCCCATAGAATTCACCCCCTTATGTATTTTTGCGGATATAAGAATATCGAACTAATAAAGTCTCGTTATCCTTACGATACTTTTCTCTCATTTCTACCATCTTTTCAAGATGATTAGCAGGAGAAAAAGCATTGAAGTCTTTACTGGATAATGTTTGTTTCAAAGCAAGCGGCACACGAATATAATTGCTATCCAAATAAGCGATTGTCATATAATTTGCTAATATTTCAACCTCAGTATCAGTCAGCGTACATTCGAATCCTTCTTCAGTCCTTTTTGAAATATCTTGTTTGCAACTTCGAAAAGCCGCAATCGCAGGACGCAAGTAATCAGACAAAACCTCATAAATTTCGTCTTGCTTCATATTAAAGAAATCATAATCTCTAATCTTTGACAAAACACTATCGTAAAGTACAGTGAAAGGAGTCCCCATAGGGTTTTCACCTCCTTTAGACATACTGCATCAGTTCAATACCAAGCTGTGCTTCCAACAGTCGAATAATCTTGATATTCTCAATCTTACCGTTTTTAACACCGTTAATAACCTTTTCGACCAATCCAGCTTTTGCGTCATCACTAAGGCCAGCAAGCAACTCCTTAGCCGCCCCTACATCAGAACCGTAGAACTTCTTCATATCCTCTCGTGTTACCTTGCCAGCAAACACATTTGTTAAGTTCAACTTTTTCAAAACTTCATCATTGCAGATCAGAAGCCACTTTTCTGTAAAGTAGCGTGGATGCTTTGCTTTCATGGTTTTAATTTGCATATAAGTCATTTCCTGCTCGTCACCGACTTCCTCCCAAGCAAAGCTATCCATCGTCTTTAAACAGGTGTAATACACCGCAGGAACTAAAGCACGAACCGTAACTTTAGTATCATCTTTTAAAGCGGGGGAAGTGGGAGCAGCACCAGACTTTTTCTCTGATGCTGCTTTATCAGGAGTATTTTCTAAAATTTTATCTTCCTGTCCCAAAATAACGCCTCCTAAAATTTATTTGCGTAAATTATGCCAATTCCCAGCAACCAACAACATCGGTGGAAATCACAGCCAAACCAGCCTTAACCTGAACCTGACCTTCGAGAGACTGATCCATGTTCTCACGGTTATCATTGACTTCCTTCAGACGGCTTTCACCCTCATAGACAAACTTAATGGGTTTACCATTAGTTGCAAGGATCAAAATGCGAGTAGTAGACAGAGCAAAATCAAAAGTACCCTGCTTAAACACCTGTGGAATAACCATCAGAGGATAGCCTTCCCAATCACTCACAATACCGTTTGCCTTGCGCTCTTCCTTAGCAGAAGCGGCAATCCAGTTCTCGTCAATATTCTTCTGCAACTTACGCAGAGCTGCACCAGTGCCGACCAGAACAGGCTTAACACCACCATTGGCAGCAGACACCTTATCAATCAGTTCAAACAACTGGTCACGCTCAGTATCAGTAGACAGTGCGCCATGACCAGAGAACTCAGAAGGCATAAAATCACCCATGTTAGAGAATGCAACATAAATAGCATTCTGGAAAGCCTGTAAGAAAGACTTACGAGCCTTATCCAACATCTTAGCAAAGCTGTCGATGTTCTTCATGAAACGCTCAAATTCATTATAGAAATGAACATCCCACCAATAGGTATCAACGGAGAACTCAGCACCCAAATCCATGCGCTCACGGGCAGTATCCCAATGATTGCCACTGAACTTAGAAACAGTCAGATAACCGTTATCCTCAGCATAGAACTCGTTCTTATCACCCAAGTCAACACGAATAGTTTCAACAAAGCGGTCAAAGAACTCATTCTCACGCCAGCCTTCAGGCAAAGTCTGATCCAGAGTAGTTTCCAGAATCTCAAAAATATCATTCTTGTACTTACGATAAGTACGATAACTCCACTTCTCACCATGCAGAATTTCCTTCTCAAAGCGATCACGGATATTGCTATCAATGCTACCAGAGTTAGTATCTACATCGGCGGCAACGAAGTTGCTCAATTCACCTGTGTAACTATCCACACAAGTTGCAATCAACTGCTGCTTCTCAACAGAGAAATTAGCCAGTTTTTCCATATTACAAGCCATATTCAATACCTCCGTTTCTTACTTTTCTTGTTATTAGCCCACAATATCATTACGAATAACTTCGATAAAGTAGACCACATAAGGATGACCATAAGTTGTACCATTCTTCACAGTCCAACCCAAGCCACGCTTTGCACTGCCAACGATCTTACCATAGAAGCCCTGACCAGCAATGCCGCTCTCGTCAACCATCTTCACACTGGTCTTGCCATCTTGAGCGATAACATACTTACCAATCTCAACCTCTGCATCACCAGTATCAATACCTTCGGCAGTAACGGCATACATATCATGAGCAATCAAATCAAAACCACGGAAAGGACGATCTGCCTCATTCACGAAATTATAAAGAGCCTGATTACTGCGCTTGCACTCGTCATAATCCCACTCAGGATTAGCAACCAAAATCACACGGTTCTTATTAATCAAATCAGCAGTAGGAGCCAAAAACTCATGAGTTTCAATGCCCTCCACATCTGCCGCCAAATCACCGACATAACCGATATGACCGTTTTCCACATCCACATCAGAGATCAGGCTATACACATGACCGTTGCCACGAACTGCCGCAATTTTAGTAGTTTCAACGACTGTATAATTCTTATTCATAGTCACATACCCTCACTTTCATATTATTTCTTAGTGGGCAGAATACCATAGCGAGAACTCATTTCCGTATTTGGTTTCTGCTCAAACACTTCTGCAACCATAGGCGTAGAATTCTTATCCTTACGACTAAAGTTTGCATTCAGATTCTTCTCAGTAAAGAGAATAGCACACTGACTCTTAATTTGATCAACAGTGTAGTCATTACGATTTGCTTTCATGCTGACATAATCAGCATTATCACTCAAATGCTGATCAAACTTAGCAAATTCAGCATCCTTAGCTGCCTCGGCAGCATCAGCTTGACGCTTTTCCTCGTCAGCAACATAAGCATCATATTTTGGTTTCATCTCGTCATAATCATTCTTGATAGTAGTATAATTCTGCTCTGCGGTTTCTTTTTCAGAAACAGCCGTTTCAACCTGACCATTCATAAAATCAGCCAGACATTCCACTGCCTTTTCAAACAGATTTACATCATTCTGATCATCCGCTGCTTCACCATAATTTTCATACTTAGTCTTTTTACGATTAGCGCATCCAAAATCAATTTTAATCTCGTCATTTTCCATACTGAATTTCAAACCATAAATACGGTAATGGTCAGCACGATCCATAACAATCACTTCATCATCCTGAACATCTACAAAACAATATTGGGAACTCTCCCAACCCCATTTATCGCAAAATGTTTTTTCCTCAAGGATTGCATTAATTTCGTCTAACTGTTCCATTAAATTCAGTGTGAAATTAGGAGCAACATCTTTTGCCATGTTGTCATCCTCCTTTCTGAATTCTTTTTTCCCAGCAGCAGTGAATAGCGAGTATTCCTGCAACTTTTCTTTAATCTCCTGAGCAATGTTTGTTGCGGTATATTGTGCAACCGCCTCGCTATCAATCATTGCTGGCTGAATTTTTTCATCAGTGGATGACAGCAAGCAACAACCATCGAATCGAAATCCGGTGAATTTAAATGTGCCGTCCTCCTGTTCTTCGCCAGTGATTGAAGAAAGTTCCAATTCCATACTTTGCGGCTTGCCACCATCTCGTTCAAAAATTGTCACTGCATCATCAAATTTTGTCCAAAGCAGTGCATCAACCTGAAAGAACTCACGACAAATACCATCAGAACAAACTTTTTCAATCCAACGATAGTTACAAGATTCAGGGATTACACCGTATGCAGAACCAGCATAAACATATCGTTCACCATTTTCATCTTCAATTAACTTATATTTATGACCTTGGAAATCATCTTCTCCGTCTGGATTCGAAGCGATATATCCCAAAACAGGGGTATTCTTAATGCTTTCGGCACAAGCATCAACGACTTCCTTATCAAAAATACTGCCATTAAAATTTAAGCCTGTATGTAAAACATCAATTGTGATGGCAAGAAATCTCGAATCTTTTGTTTCAACATACTCATTAATTGTAAATGATACTGGCAATCTCTTTTGCTTTTGACTCACTTTCTTAATCACCGCCTTTCTTGGTATATTTTAATAACGCCTTTCGGCGGTATTAACGATTTAAGTCTTTTTCAGTATCGGCAGACTTTTCGCCCTCAACAGATAATTCTTTGCCTTTACTATCATTAGTAGGTCTACCGTCAGAACCATCTCCGCTTTGTGTATAAGATGTAGACAAAGGGATTAAATAATCTTGTAAATGAAGAATTTCTGTTTCCATAATTGCAGCTCCCATCAATCTGGATTGCGATTTACCTAATGAAACCGCATAATCTAATTTGAATGGTAAACCATTCTGAGCTGCTTTCAAAAATGCATCAGCCGTTTCATATCTATTAAATACAGTAGAATCTTGGATTCTCAATGCAAATTTATATGATGGCTTGTTGTATTTTCTCATTTTAATAAAACGGTTAAAAAACCTCTCGCATTGACGATAGAAAGAATAGATAAAAGCAGAATCATTCTCTAAAGACAACTTGAATGATGTACCAGATGATCCACCATTAAATAATTCTTTTGATACGCCAGCATTATCATAAAGATTTGTGACAGCATCACTTAAATTATTGGTAGTATTTGCATTATCCTTAAAACTAACTGCTTCAGCATTACCGGGGACATGAAGCAAACCAACATCTTCAGGCATATTTGCTTTATTCATTTCTGCAAATACTGTCAAAGTATCTTCGGTCAATAGTGGCTTATCAACTGCATCATCATCAATTGGAATTTCCACAACAATCGCCTTATAATTGTCTACTCTTGCTTTTTGCAGTTTTAATTTCTTATAAACATCTAAATCCAGAATATCTTTTGCTAATGCAAGCATAAGCGGCATAGGCGTTAATAAAGAAGTATTAAACTTGAAACAAACTTGTTGATCCGCAGGAGGAATAAACCACCCATCATAATAATTTCTACCGTGATAATAATCTAAATAAGCCTGTTTGATATTATCTGGATATGTACCAATTTCAAGAGGCGTTATTCCACTTAATCGAATTCGATAATTATATACTCCGTCTTGAATTTGACGAATTTCACAAATTGATGGATTGAGTTTCAAAATAAAGAAATCAGTTGAATCCTCAAAAATTAATCCATAAAATACATCCTCTGGCACGACTGTTTCCATAATCTTTAACATCTCGTGCTTTAGATTAATTTTTTCAAATTCACTACATACAGAAAAATACATATCCCTCAGCTTTTTTCGCTTTTCCTCAGTATTCAGTTCGTCAGCTTTCACATCATAAACATCAATAACATAATTAAACAAACCCATTTTTGAGAAGTAATTATTGATACGCATATAAAATGGAGATACATTCATCAAATATCTGCTTGTTTCTAAAAGAACATTCTGATGTGAACGAGGATTTTGTAACGCATCTTGAATCTTTTCAATAGAATATGCACCGATCTTAAATGAATTTAAGATATTAGTATTACTGCATAAATCATGTACCATCAATCTTTTAAATGCACTTAGGTCAAGCGGCTTCTTGCCAGCCTCCGCATCTTGAATAGCTTTTGAATCTCTCTTATAGTCTTTATTCGAATAAATCACTTGTTTGCGTGGCATTTCTATCACCGCCTTTCCTTAATACATTCTCGGTTTGCGATTTAACGCCTGAAGTTTCTTTGCATACGATTTAGCATCAAAATCATTTTTCTGATTATCGTTTTCGCCAACCTTTACGATATAATACAAAAGATACGCCACCGCAGAGAAACGGTCTTTATCAAATTTATTAACAACCTTTTCAACTGAAAGATTTTTGCCATTCTGAATTAATTTTAAGTTACCAACTTCTTGGAAGAATAATTCTTCCTGAACAAATGGCATAACTTTAGAATTCAAGTCATCATTATCTTTGATAGCATAATCTCCACCGTTTCTGCTCTCTAAAAATCTAAATTTTCCAGAATCAATCATATCAATGAAATTAGATAGAATGCTCGTCTGTGCAGATTGTGCCTTTAAATCATATAAACATTTTTCTGCCTTTGGAGTTTCTGGTTCCGCAGTAGTATTGATCGTATCCCAAGCTGGATATGTTTCACCAGACTTTGGATCATAGCTTTCTTTTAACAGTTCATCAACCAAACCAGTACCAAGACCATTACCATCCACAATAACAATTTTTGCATTGTATCTTTTGCGAATTCTCTTCACAATGCAAGCCTGAGTTGAAAAACTCAGCATATTAGAAACATGAATGATATTAACTAAATTGATATTTTCAATTTTACCCTCACTATTGCGAATAACTTGACCAACAGCAATAGAGGATTGGTTATTGCTTTTATTCTGTGAACGAGCCACATCCATTGCCAAATAAAATTCATCATTATCATTTGACGAACTTAAAATTGGCTCAGTCAAAGTCCTACAATTCATCAAACGGTTAATATTAACCAAAGCACCTGTTGCACTACCAACCCATTTGCCACCATAGTTCATATCAAATGCAATAGGGGAAGAATCTTGTTTCTTTTTCAAGATCGTACTTTTGCTGGAACCTCTGCCGTACCAACATCCAAGCATCCAATCAGACCCAAGTACAATTTTGCCTTTTAAATCACGCATATCTTGAATCATCTGTAAGCTACGCCGATACTCGTCAGAACCTCTAAACCCCGGAGTTGTAAAGAAGTTAATTTGCTGATTTAATTCCTCTGGATTGGTAATAGCTAATTTGCCAGTTGTGATACGACCAACCTCAACAACAGGTTCAAGGGCATCCTCAAATGTCACATTATCCATCAGGTTCGATTCTTCAATATTTAAACGCTTTCTACGCTGACCTTTACTGGACTGTGCATTTGCTAAAGCATCAATTCTGGCATCATTTTTAAAAACAATCAAAGCATCGCCTTTAACAAAGCTGGTCTTTTTAATTTCATTTAGCAACATGGGATAATAACGAATTAACTCGTTGTATTTATCTTTCAAAAGAGAAGCTGCGTTTTCCTTTGTTTGTGCAGTTAAACCAATTTCAATATTTGGATACCGAATTGCTGTAACTACCATCGTTGCAACTTCTGCAAAAGTCTTTCCCCAGCCACGAGGGAAACAGCCATATTCACTAAAAAATCGTGCGCCGCAGCGCATAAAAATTCTTTGATCAGAATGTAATTTGATACCGCCCTCTTTGGGAGCCATCAAATCAAGAGCAAGATCGGGATACCACAACCATAAATTTGCGATTTCCACATATTTGTCCATATTTGATTCAAAAAGAGCATCATTGTTTAATCCAGCACCCATTACTCGTCACCTCGATTATAATCAGGCGGCAATGTAATAAATTCCTTAATCCGTTCACGATTAGAAACAGTTGGATCATCCGTAAAAATTCCATACGGATCACCATATTGCTGAATATATTCTGCAACTTTTTCATCGTAGAATTTATATACATCTTCATAACTACATTCTGTTTTGCCTTCCAATCTTCGACAGTAATTAATAAAGCACCAGATTACAAAATCCAGTGCATCATTTGGCCTAAACTTATATTTTGGCAAAATACGAATAACATCTTGTGTTCTCTCGACTTTTTGAAAAAATTCTGAGAAACTACTAATGCCGCCTTGAAGATCACTCTGATTAAGCTGTTTCAGTGCATCACTGGATAATTTACCCCATTTTTCTGCTTCAGCAGTATTGCCACTGTTTGTTGCAATTTCCTCTCTTGCCGCAGCTCGAACATAACGCAAGAGCAATTTCTTCTGACTTTCGGTAATACTTGGATAGTCATTTTTCATTGTGTCATAATAACTAAGCATGACTTTATATTCCTGAGCAGTACATCCCTCACCAAATAATTTGATAATATCCTCAGTTACCTCAAAATCATTATCGGTCAAATAGTATACCTGATCAGAACCCATAGATTTTCGTCTGGAACTTTCCACACGATTATCAATGTTCTGCTTTGATTCAAAACAACTATCTGCCCAAGTTTTTGCACGATGTTGCTGAATGGAAATATTCTTAATGTATTTACCGATAATTGGATCATAAGATACCTCTTGTGTTCCAAGATTTTTACAAACCTCATTAACTGAACTTTCCCAAATATCTTGAAGAAATGGTCTATCTAATTGACGCAAAATTGAGTACAAATTATCAATGTTGAACTCGCCGTCATCATCATAGCAAGCATTTCGAATACATTCTTTACATATTGGCATTCTGCCATCACTGTGCAATGGATTGTAGCTTACATAAAACAATCCATCTCTTTTCTCCTGCTGACACGCAGAACAATATTTTTTCTTAACTTGCTTGGCAGTAGAACTGCCTGATTTTCTCGCCATACTGCCACGCTCCTTATCTTTAAAATTGGCTCTCCGTGTAGGACTCGAACCTACGACCCATCGGTTAACAGCCGATTGCTCTACCAACTGAGCTAACGGAGAATATAGAAAAAGACCAAGGATTTCTCCTTGGTCATACAAACAATAAGTATTGCTTCCTCTGCACATCTGTCTTTTGATATTCGACCCAAACGCATCAGCAAAATTACTGATGTTATTCGTCTGCTCTCCGAATGGTGGTAGTGACAATTTTTGCTACACATCTACCTGTGGTCTGAGTGGTGGGACTCGAACCCACAGCCTCGTGAACCCAAATCACGCCGTCTACCAATTGGCGTACACCCAGTTATGGTGCTGCTGACGGGAATCGAACCCGTATGCCAAACGGCGAGGGATTTTAAGTCCCTTGTGTCTGCCAGTTCCACCACAGCAGCATATATAAGCTATTTAAACTTTAACATATCCAGATTCCATTTTACCCGTATATTTATTACGAATCTTACCAATACGATATTTCGCACCACTTTTATCAATAGCGATATGAAACTTTGCTTTCTTGTCATTTGGAAACATTACAGAATATGATCCATCTGATTCAAGATATATTGGAACAGGAAAATAATCGGCAATTTCACGAGCCTCTTTACGAGCCTCTTTTAATGAAATATAGCCTTTAAATTTTTTGTTTTTCATATTTTTCCTCATTTCTTTATGGCTGGGGTAGCTGGATTCGAACCAGCGAATGCAAGAGTCAAAGTCTTGTGCCTTACCACTTGGCGATACCCCAATATTATATTATCCCGCTGCGTTGCAAACCGCTCTCGCCAAGATAATGGAAAGACACTAAGACTATTGTGATACGGGATTTATCACTGTATCTGTTTTGTCTAAACAAAACAATCAACATGAAGTGAATTGGTGCGGGTGGTGGGACTTGAACCCACACGGTATTACTACCAACAGATTTTGAGTCTGCCTCGTCTGCCGATTCCGACACACCCGCATATTAAACTTCTTTACAACTAATCACATTTACAAAGAAATGCCCATCATTCTTAAATTTTTTAATAGCCATTTTCTTTGCTTTTTCAGGTAAGTTTGTAGTTACACAAACCTTTTCTACACACTCTGCACACATATCCAACTCACAAGTAATAACATAATCTTTTCGCATATAATCACCTTGTAAAATTATTGGTGCGCCAGACGGGATTCGAACCCGTGACTTACCGCTTAAAAGGCGGTTACTCTACCAACTGAGTTACTGGCGCATATTCAGTTAATAGATGGTGGAGAATAGCGGAATCGAACCGCTGACCTTCTGAATGCAAATCAGACGCTCTCCCAACTGAGCTAATTCCCCATATGGAGCTGGTGGACGGATTCGAACCCCCGACTTGCTGATTACAAATCAGCTACTCTACCTACTGAGTTACACCAGCACATTAGATGGAATAGCGGTTCCATCTGATGCTATTGTTTACAGCCGCTACTGCTTGCAATATACCCAAATTTTTCCCAAAATTTAGGGTTGGTGGAAGGGGTGGGATTTGAACCCACGCACCGCTTTCACGATCTACTCCCTTAGCAGGGGAGCCTCTTAGACCACTTGAGTACCCTTCCAAATTGGTTGCGGGGGAAGGACTCGAACCTACGACCTCCACCTTATGAGGGTGGCGAGCTGCCAACTGCTACTACCCCGCAATATCTTCCGTACAGTTTCTCTCTGCATTGACCGACACGGAACACATCGAAATGGTGTTACATTTTAGTGTCTATCCACAGTCATAAGGCTAACGATAACCCCTCGGCACATCTCAAGTTTAGCTGACCCAACTGAACATTTGCTCTAAAAACGGCACTGGCGATGCGTAGGGGACTTGAACCCCTGACCTCTGCCGTGACAGGGCAGCGTTCTACTCTTCTGAACTAACGCACCATATGGTGATCTGTACGGGATTCGAACCCATGTTACCGCCGTGAAAGGGCGGTGTCTTAACCACTTGACCAACAGACCGTCTTGTATTTCTTGTTATTAAGTCAATCTTGCAGGAGGACTATCGCCTCCTGACATTGACTATTATACTTGTATTTCTGGTTATTGTCAATACTTTTTGAAAAATTTTTTGAAAAACTTTTTTTGGTGGATGAGAGAGGTATCGAACCTCCATCCTGCGGTTTTTCAGACCGCCGCTCAGACCTCATAAGCTACCCATCCATATTAGGAGCAGCAGGAGAACCTACTGCTCCTTAATACATTCTTTTAATTTACTACCGGGAGTAACCTTCACCGTTTCAGAATCGGGAATATCAATCAAACCGTTATTTTTCAAGTCATTACCCTTATGACCTTTTCGCTTCCTACGCTCAAATTTTAAAAATCCATGTAAGGCAACAGTTTCGTTTCTTTGTATGGCATCGAAAATTGTTTCCTCATAAGCAATAACAATCTCTGTCACTGCCTTTTTTGTCTGTCCAGTTTTCTCAACAATATCTGCAATCAAATCACTTCTATTCATAACACACCTCATAATTTAATCGCATATTCAATAGTTTTGCCTCGACCATGCTCCAAAACTAAGAATGTTGCACCAGCATTAGAAGTCTTATGAATAGACATAGAAAAATCATCTACGCCAATAATACTCGGTACATTGATGACTTCTTGATTAATACCAACTGTTTCACTTCTGGCATGATGCTTATGACCCGCAATCAAAAAGTCAAGCTGCACATGATATGTTTGAGAAAAATCCTTAATCGCCTGTTCCATATTTTTTACTTCGCCATGAATACCACAAATATTGTAATCCAAAATCTGTGCATAAATCAGGCCAGTTGGATTTTCGACAAATGTAAAATTCGGATTATCTGCCAGTCTGGTCTTAATCATTGCATTAACAACCAATGCCATATTCTCTTTTGTAAAAGTCCCTTTTGGCTGACCAAGCATACGAAGTTCAGAATGATTTCCACTCGTTGTCTGAAATTCAATTTGAACATATTTGCTTAATTCATTCAACCAGTTCACAATAAACTCTGCATAGCGTACAGTGCTTTCAACAACACCATAACGAAGCTGCATTAGCTGTTTTACACGCAAAAGTCCATCTTCGAAATCTCCCATAGAGAAAACATGGATTTTTGTAAAATTTTCTTTTCTGATGATTTGAATTGTCTGATTTAATAAATCCCACATACGATCCTCAAAAATTTCAGGACTATATGCGTTAATTATTTCATTAGACAAACCACGAATTGTAAATTCTGTACCGTAATGTTCATCACCAAAAACCAAAATTCCCGCACGATGATCATTTTCTGCAAAAATTGGTTCAGGAATATCCAAAGGCTCTAACTGAGCCACTGCCTGACAAATATGTTCGACAATTAATTCATCTCGTGCATTTTCACGAAGCCAACGGTTTAATTCCAGTTTTTCAGTCTGTATCTTATACCGCTCTTTCTTTAATTGGTTTAAGGTGTTCTCGGCATTAACGGGAGAGGGAACATCTTTTATCTCCGCAGGATTATGAATCCATCCAGCTTCAAGATATTCATATAATAATTTTGAACCCTTGCGAATTGTATCTCGATGTTCTACCTCTCCCGTATATTCTGTTCTCAAATCAGCAATATCTTGCCATTCGATAGTTGAATCATCTAAGCGTCTGGTAAGCAAGTCATATTGTCGGGCTAAAAATTCTGCTCGTTCTATAACTGTTCACCTCCAAACTCTTAATCTTCCTCAGCAGCGTCCTTCTCGTTCTCGCTCTCTCCACTAAAATCCATGCAATCTTCCATTGTCAGAGTAATTCCAAGGTCTTTCTTAGCAGTTTCATGGAACTTCATCAGCTTAGACAGTTTATCGCAAACGAGATAGTGATCGCAGTTATCACAAATAAAATTATTAATCATATTCAAATCCTCTTTTCTTGTATTTGTTGTTATTTTCAATCTAACAGGTCTGCCATTGCAGCCGTTTCGCTTCGTTCAGTTTTTAAAAGTTTTACAAAGCCAAAGCGATGATGACCCTTCAAACGATCTACGGCAATCATCAAACCATTGTTCTCTGCAAAAACCTTATGATCTGTTTGGCGGTAATCGCCATTCAGCCAGAGTGCAGAGCCGTTACCAACACGACCAAGCAAAAGCTGAATATGCTCCTTTGTCATATTCTCTGCTTCGCTGCACATGATAATCGTATTCTTAATATCTCTGCCTCTGATAAATCCAAGATGTTCAACTTCGATTTGACCATTACTAATAAACCGATCCAATCCATCAATGCCTCCAACATGATCAGCTAAAGGCATAGCAAAGGGAAGCAATTTATCAAAAGCATCGCCGGGTAAAAATCCAAGTGGTTTTGAGTTTTTAACTTCAACATTATTGCGAACCCACATAATCTTATCATATTTACCCTGCATAACCAAATCCAAAGCTGCCGCACACATTAAGTAATCCTTACCAGAACCAAAACATCCAGAAATGATTTTAACTGTAATATCATCATTATACAGTAAATCCAGTGCAAGTCTCTGCTGGGGATTTCGTGGCTTTACATCTTCTGTATAGCTGTTTTTGATTATCCGATACCCGACAAGAACATATTTACTGCCATTCCATCTATAAAAATCAACAGCATTCCCATCAGCATCATAAATCAAAACATATTCATTTTCTAAACAGCCAAAGATATTTTCCTCTTTATTTACATAAAAATCAGGCAATCGAACATCATCATTTCGAATTTCCTGAAATCCACGGTATTCATCCATAGAAACTCCCCTTAAATAATGTCATCAAGATCGCAATCTTCGCCAATGATATAATCCACAAAGCCCTTTTCCTTAGCCTCGTCAGCGAACAGATACCATTCAACACGCAGTTTGCTATCATATTCCTCCGCAGTAATTTTACTTCTGGATAAGACATATTCTTTTACTCTGGCCTCAATACGCTTATTAAATTCCATCTGGTCTTGTGCCTTAGCACCAGAATTATAAATGAAATTTGAGCCATCGTGCATCAAGTATTTTGCCGTCTTAGACCCATAACGCTTATGACCAGCAAGACCAATCAGAAATCCCATAGAATACTGATAACCAAGATTAATTGTGTATACAGGAGTTTTGCTTTGACGAATTACATCAATCAACTCAAAACCGGGATCAATACTGCCACCATTTGACGAACAATAAAGCAAAATTGGTTTTCGTTCCTCAACAGGTTTACCCTTGTCATCGGCATTGTACTGTAAAATATGGGAAACAATATCATCAATGATACATTCATCAATATCACAAGTCAGAAAAAGTTTTCTATCCTTCAAATTTTTCAGATAAAAAACTTCATTGACCCCCCAATTTTTCAGTACGGTTGCTTCGTCAAAATCAATATCGTAAAAATCTTTAGCCATAGCATCCTCCTTATCCATGCCACTTGCGTCTGCGTTCACGCTCTTTGTCAATAGATGCACAAATAGCAGCCGCCTCAGCATTACTTTCCACGATCAGTCGCAGATACTTTTCTGCTTCAGGCAGATAATAACGATGACGCTTACTTTTCTGAATGCAAGTTCTAACAATTTCTGCACGAGGAAATACCTTACGAACTGCTTCAGATTCGGATTTTGTAATCTTAATCAAACAAATCTCATTCCTTTTCAATAAATTTGGGCTGTTTGAAAAGCCCATGATAAGGGTAATTTCGTTTCATATACCCTCTGTAAGAGTTAGCTTTTTGCTTCAAATCACCATAAACATGGACTTTTCAAAAGTTTTATGGCGATTTGAAATCAGTTTTTGCGAAATTAAATTCGCAATTTCATTTCAATCCAAGCCAACTCATATTATTCTCATACATTTTCATGAAAGAGATAAGGTTATAACAATTGCTTTTTGATAGTTTTCTTTTACCTGTCAAAAAATCACTCAAAACAGTTTTATTAATTTCAAGTTGTTCAGCCATCCACTGTTTTTGAATACCATATTTATTCAAGAAATTACTAACCTGTTCTGCAAATTCTTCTTGATTATTATAATTCAAATCATAATCCTCGCTTTCGCCTTGTGTTTTCAGATAACGAAAATCATATATCTGAATATCTCCATCAATATCTTCTCGCAAAACACTCACTGGCGAAACGCTCTTTTGAATGATCTGGTGAAAACCAGAAAGCATGAATCCACGCACCTGTTCCAGTAGCGAAAAGAACAAAAATCTTGCCACATCTGAATACTCTTCTTCTAACTTTCCAAGCAATCTTCTCATTGTTTTTTCATTTACTGGAATCTCCTGTAATACCGCCGAACACTTTTTTTGAACATTATATGCCAATTCTCTTTTAATTCGCTTATCAATACTTGTTCTTTCCCAAATAGAATTAATTTCTTTCTTTGCCTCTCTCGCAATTTCAACAATCTGCTGTTCAATATCTTTCTGATATTCACCCTTCGTAACACTAATAGGAACCAACATATAAGAAAGCCCATGATTAGCTTCCTTATCACGAGGAACATAAAAACGATTAATACACTTCTGCAAATAATCCATTGAAGTTTCATGCTTTTGATATGACATTCTACCTCGTTCAATCACGATATTATTTGCAGATTCTTTTTTTATCGTCTGAGCATCCTTATACTTGTCTGTCTTGAATAATTTCTGGAATTCGTCATCTTGTTCTACATATACATGATAATCATCCCGATACCCCTTATAACCATCAATATACTTGAAAAACAAAGGTCTGATATGGCGATTTTTCTTATCTCGTACATCATACTTTTTCTTCAGCAATTGCAGCTCACGAGTATTGTTAGCAGGGTTTTCTCTTTTGGCAGAGTCAATTTCCAAATTACTCATAACATCTAACTGAGAAATATCACAATATAACTCCATCACATCCTCAATACTGGCTCCCTTATTGATACTATCCCAAAGAATAGAATTGAGTTCCTGTGATAGATTGATAATTTCCCCAATCTTATTCACACTGGTCTTAATATCAAGGTCAGCCTTTTCCCGATTTGTATACTTGCGTTTTCTCTTAGCAGACTCAACCAGTTTTGTTGGAACAGGGAAGTTATCATAATTGCGCTTGGCTGCTGTCACTAAAATCTCATTATCAGTCAGCATCATCGTATCAGAATCAAAATCCGCACCAGAAAGGCGTTCCAGCAAATTCTCCTGAATACTGTTCACATAGACGATCTCGTTGGTTGGATTCATGTATCGTGCAATCTCAGGACGAATTATATTCTTCGTCACCAAGATATTGCCGATGGTAACATGAGGGCTACGAGAGCCAAGCAGCTCCTTGCCGTTCTCAAACATCTCACAGTGTACCGTACCAGTTTCGATTACAGACTTACCATCAAATTGCCCAATAGCCATCTTCAACATCTCAATGGGATTACCGCATAAGGTGCTGTAATTTCCTCGAACCAATACATGACCACAGCGTAAATTCTTAATGAAAGATTTAATCAAATCATTACAGAAATTACGATACATCTTGGTCTTAGCAAATTTATCATTCATACCAAGTAAACGATAAACAATATCATGTTTAGACGCAACTGCTTGCGTATAAAATTTGTCATCAGGAATTTGATATTGATAACTAACTTGGTGTCGTAGAACAGCAGGATCGGTTTTTATCATTCTTGCATAATCCAAAGAAGGCTTAATAAACTGTTCAACTTCTTCATAAGTCATCTGTAAAGTATTGATAAGCTGATAATGTGTCTGTACCATACGCCCATCAAAAAAGTGAGTTTTCTTTTCATACTTGACAACGCCAAAAGTCGTTTCCAAAGTATCAAGCCACTGATCCAAAGTACCAAACTTGAGATATTTAATGGAACTCGGTGTCGTAATCAACTTAACATCCTCAATTTTCTTTGCACGAGTATATCCATTAAGCTGACTGATTTTCTTAATCCCATGATCTGCGAACCACTGCTGAATGTTGGCATTAAAACAACATGACTTAAAAAATCTGGCTCGGAGCAGAAGCATACCCTTATTAGAATATTCTCCAAACAAGCTACGATCCATCAAAGACTGTCCATCCCAAATGCTATTCGAGATTTCTACATCTTCAGGTTTCGATACCAGCCGTCCATCAACCAGTCTTGTAGCGATTGCTCGTTCATGAAATACGCTTTTATAATCGTCTACAACCAGAATATTTTCGGGCTTGATCTCAATCGTATCAATAATACTGCTGAGTGTTAGCGCAATATAGGGTTCAAGCGCAGCTAAATCAATATCCTGACCTTCATCTACTTGAATACCGCACATTTCCCACTCGTGCATAGCATCGTACAATCTTTCATTGATGAACAAGCATTTACCTACACGACTGGAACCAGAGCTGCGCTTAAAACGAACATACTTAATGCCCTCACACATAAAACCGTTCTCATAAATATCAGAACGAATATCTGCAACATTATTACAAGTCTTGATATTATCCTTTGCACGATACATTCCATCTTTAAAAATGAAATAAGGAAGTTCTTCAGCATCCACAGGGCAGTTTACTTTTTCGCCAGTCTGAACACCAACAATTTCACCATCGTCCCAAGCAATACAGTCCTCAAACTCAAGATCGTCAATTCTATATCCGAAACGAATATAGTAACTGCCTCTTACTCGATTAAATTCTTTGTTACTGTATTTGAAAGTAACATTGATAACCTGATAAGAATACTCCTTGCCTCTGGAATGAACTTCATCATATTCATTGCCTTTTTCATCAAAAGAGAATATGGTTTCTAATTGTTTTACATCAGCAACAGGAAACAGACTTTTATGTACTTGTCGCATTTTGATTAAATCAAGACTGTAATCCAAAGAATTAATAAATCTTGATAAATTCAGATTTCCAGTTTTATTTTTCAACCTGTATCCGTTCTTGGGGTCTAAACTATTGGAAATGTAAATGTCTTTACCATCCAAAGAAGGGATATAAACTGCATTTGTATTAATAATTTCCACCACCAATCAATGAATTCGCAAACTTAATATGTTCTGGTGTATAAAACTCTGCATTATCTGGAAGTTCTGTTCTGAATTCCTCTGGAATTTCGCCTTGACACCAAAGATTATTTGTCGTAATAGTTCTTCCATCAAAAAACCTAATCCAGAACCTTCGTCCAGCACACCCTAAGAACAGATGTTGATCAGGATTTTTGACTTCGCCTCCATCACAGTAACATTGTCCACCAATAACAATGTGCTGTTCCTTTTCAGCAATCAACTCCTGCCAAAAATGACGATGAAAACATTCACTGCTGCATAGTACAGCATTCGTATAGCAACTCTTTTCAATTTCTTTGCCACAAATTACGCATTTCACTTAATCACTCCTTTGCTTCTTCGCAAATCTTTACTATATGATCACATAAATCATCAGGAATAATAGAACGCTCAATATGTCCTTTTAAACCTTGTGTTCCTGTCTTTGCACCACGAGGAGCGGCTACATGACATGGATCACCATTATGACAAGGCGGTTTAAATCGAGGATTTGGATGATTTGTAAAAATATCAGTAGGTTTCATTCTCGTATCTCCATACTGACAATAAGTAATCGTATATCTTGGTAATCCTTGCATGAAACGCATTTTTCTAAGACCACCACGAGGATTTTCAATAAACCAATACTTAGGTTTCAACTCCTTAATCATTTCCAATACATGAGTATTTACCGAATCACAAAACTTCGCATATTCAGATACGGGAGCTAAATTCCCATCTTCTTCTTTTCTCCTATGATGGGAAATAGCAGCAATACTATATGTGGTACAATCAGGCGAAGCCCAAATTACATCAGGTCTACCAAATTCTCGAAGAATATCATCAGCCGTTACTTTACCAATATCAGCATAAAGGTTAATATTATCAAACCTCTGATCCCATTCTACACTAAAAACTTCATGCCCCCCCCCGCTCAAAAGCCTTGCCAATTGAGCGAGTGCCAGCGAACAATTCCAAAACCTTCATATTCTATTTATCCTTTCAGTTCTTGTATTTATTGTTATTATAGTTTATATAAAGCAACATCGTGCTTTGTAAACTCATTTTGAATTAATCCATATACGGATTGCCAATCACCACCGCCATTGCCGCAACCAATCATATAAGGCATTACAATATGCTCATATACTGGAACAATTTTGATAAGTTTTTGAAAGCAGCTTCTTAAAGCAACAAGATCGGTATATCTCTTATCATTCCCATATCGTTCTTGAGCAAAAAGATTGCAAATAACCTTACCATCATCTGTCGGGATAAGAAGAACACGACCAATTAAATCTTTGATCCGATGTTCCGCACAATAACTTTGATAACGGCGATATACATCTGGATACTTATTGCGAATTTGCAAAGCAAGACCTTTTCCCATAACACCGCAGCAGTTCACTTGATGGACAAGATAAGTTTCTTCAGCTTTTAAAAGATCGCCATTCACAATTTGAATCCGTCCCATATCAATTTCCTCCGTAGACCAAATTTTCCAAAAGTGCAACTCTTGTCATCAACCCAACACCACCGGGAACAGGCGTAATTAACATCTGCTCCCCATAGCAAGATTTATCCACATCGCCACACAACTTGCCATCATCGCCACGACAAATACCTACATCAATTACGATTTGGTCATCTCGAACCTTTTTAATTAACTGCGGCTTACCAGTCGCAGAAATAATCACATCAGCAGACAAAATATATCCTTCTAAATCAAAAGCCTTTGTATGACTATTACACCACAATACAGTAGCATTGTGTTTTGTAAGCAGATCAACCATTGGTTTTCCAACCTCACCTCTGCCAATCACACAACATAACCGACCATCAACATCATAATTAAGATGATCCAGAATAGTCATTATTCCTTTAGGAGTACAAGGGGTAAAATTACTGTTATGTTTAAATCCGTCTACATCCTTGCTATCCACAACAGCATTAAGAATGCTATCCTTATCCAAATGAGATGGAAGAGGAAGTTGCACGATAATTCCATTCACTAATACGGATTCATTGGCATCTCTAATAGTATGGATAATTTCGTTAGTTGATACAGAAACATCAAAACGCTTATGTAAAAATCGAATACCAACCTCCATACAATCTTGCATTTTGCCCCGGATATACGAATTAGATGCAGGATCATCACCGACCTGAATAACCATCAAACACAAATCTTTGTTATTTTGTTCGATATATTCTTTCAAATATCGCTTGCGATCAGTAGCAATACTTTTGCAATCAATCATTTACTATCATTTCCTTCCTCAATTTCTTCCATAATTTTATAGAAATCGCTACCCTTAATTTCCTGAAATATATCTTCTGGCATTTCAACTCTTTCAGCATGATAAGAGCAATATAAAACTCCCTGATGATCAAACAAACGACTTGAACTCCTGCCAGCAATTACAGAATTATACCAAGATGGAGAGGGCTTATGATAAATCTTTATATCGGCAGCTTGTTTAATCCAAGCCTTACCAATCACAGAATTTCGCTTAAACAAACACAATCCATCTTCCAAAGCGTATTTCGTAAACTGTTTTGCAAATTTATTTTCGTCATTCTTTGTCGGAATAATGCCAATCTGATCCTTTGAAATCCAATACCTTGTTGCCTCAATACCATGTTGCTCAAAGAATCCAATAACAATTTTATTGTTCTCAGAAACAGAATTTCTCCATTCCCAATAATCAGTATGTAATTGTGAACCATCTTTAACGATATAGAATTTTTCCACAACTATCCTCCTAAACATGAGTCCATATTTCATTTTTTACAATTCTGGAAATCAAACCGACACTTACACCAAAATAAGTAGCAAGTTCTTGTCGGTTACACTTTTGCCCTTTACCTTTCGGTATGTAATTGGAGCGAATGTAAATTACATCATCCTCAGTCAACTTCGCCATTCCATTGTAGCTGCCTTGATAATATCCAAAGCGTGAATTTTGCGCCAACTGATATGGAATAGAAGGATCAATTAAATCCATTTCAACAGCATGGTTATAGTTATCTCTGCGAGAACACCATTCCAAATTATCCAATCGGTTATTTGTTTTCTTACCATCAATATGATTTACAATCTCATATCCATAAGGATTGTTTAAAAATGTTTCCGCAACACAACGATGTATGCGGATATTTTTATTTTTACCATTGACAGAAGTACATATTTGCAAATATCCACTGGAACACATATGTAAAGAATAAATTCTTTTATTCTTGGCGTTTCGGATTCTGCCATATGTAGATACCTCAAAACGCCAAGAATAATCTACGCCGTCATACCATGCTCCTGCCCATTGTTCAATTTCTTGCTCATACCACACTGCACTCAACTCACTCTCTTATTCCATACCCTTGCGGCTGCTTCTTTTGTTCGAAATGTTCTCGGCGTTTCAATGCCACAATCATTACAGGTAATAAAGTAAAAGAATGAATTCGAATATGTAGAAGGTTCCACAACAAAGAATGCTTTTCCACCACAACACGGACACAATTTTAAATCATCATCGTTCATATTCCTTATCGTTCTGCTCACAATATTCCTCCCATGCAGCTTCACAATAATCTCCCTCGCAAGCACCTAATCGACTGGTAGTTCCTTTTATGAATGGGCAGTATTCTGCATCACATAAAATTCCAGATTCACACGCACCCACAAAATCATCGTTTTCTCTTTGACTCATATATTTATTCATCTATCTTACCTTGCCTCCAATTTTCGATATATTTATCTAAATCACCATCAAATCCAGTACAAAGATAGATTGAGTGCATAATTTTATTATGAAATTGACAATCGCTACAATTTAGCCCGTTATTACATTGTTTTTCGCAGAATTGACACATACAATTCCTATTATCAAAAGGGCATAAGTTCGTACAAGTATTATTTGCCATCTAATTAACCCTTAACATATAAATCATAAATAGGAACTCCGCTACGCTCAGAAATTTCAGCTTCTCCATTCTCAAACTCTTGCAAATATGCACGATTTGCTTCTTCATTTTCAAACGAATAAAGATTTTCATATTGACTGGAAAGCGGAGAACCAAAAAGCCAATTATCTGTGCCACAATGGAACATACCTCCAATCATTGCATTATGACGAATACCTTTCCACGGTAACTTAGAACAAACAGAATATAATGGCTTTCCAAACAAATTGCTTACCATTACAAAATAATTCTCTGATACTGCTTTAACACGCAAAGGCTTAGTCCAGTCATTAATCTTTACCAGATCACCAACCTTAATTGTGTCAAGGATTTCTCGTGTAATGTTCCTATAATGTGTATATTCCTTGTTCATATCATACCTCCATCATAGATCGAAGCTGACTGGTGCATTCTGCAATTGCCTGAGCAGCATTAACCATATCAAACCCACTATTAATCAAACTCATAGAAATACGAATTGTGCAACTTGCATCATGTTCAGATAATCCCAATGCCATCAATACATGAGAAGGTTCAAGAGAACCAGCCGTACACGCCGATCCAGCAGATACATATACCTGTTTCTGATTTAACAGCAAAAGCATTGCCTCACTCTCACAACCCGGCAGCGTCAAACTAATAATATTAGGAACACCAACATCAGTATTAACCTTATAAGACACAGAAAGTTCATCTAAAGTGCTGAGGAATGTATTTCTCAATTCTTTAAAATATTCCTCGTTCTCGTTCATGGTCTTTGCAAGCCCCTCTGTTGCAGCTCCCATAGAAATAATACCAAACACATTTTCTGTTCCTGCTCTCAGTCCTCGTTCTTGACCGCCACCAGTAATGATAGACTTCATCGGAATCCCATCTCGTACATATAAGATACCAATACCTTTTAAGGCATGAACCTTATGACCAGAAGCAGTCAAAAAATCAATATGATATTCATTCACATCCAGAGGAATATGACCATATGCCTGAACAGCATCAGTCATAAAAAGTACATGGTATTCCTGACAAAGATCGCCAATATCCTCAAGTAATTGAATAGAACCAATTTCATTATTTACCGCCATAATAGACACAAGACCAATTTGATCTTTATACTTTTCCATTACACGGTTCAGTTCCTCAATATCAACTCTACCATCTTGATCAATTGGCATATAGATTACGGTAAATCCATCCTTTTCTAAATCCTTACAGGTATTTAAAACGGCATGATGCTCGATTTCCGTAGTAATAATCATCGTCCTGTCAATACTTTTCAGGTGCGGAGCAATACCACGCAATGCCATATTATCTGACTCGCTGCCGCCAGCCGTAAAATAAATCTCCGAAGGTTTTGCTCCAATAAAATCAGCAATCGTCTTTCTGGCTTTTTCAACTGCTTCATTTGCTTTTCTACCAATATCATGTAAACTGCTCGGATTTCCATACTGCTCATATACAGCATCATTTACAGCATCCATTACATATCGAAGCGGCTTAGTAGTAGATGCGTTATCAAGGTAAATTCTTGGCTTTACCTCAATATTATTCATAGCATTTTCCATCGTCATACTCCTTCATATATTTCCAATATTCTTTTCTAAATTCATTTCTATTGTTTTCTACTTGAATTTCAATTTCCGAATCAGACAGATCAATTGTATCCTTGCCTTCGTCATAGGAATCACAAGGTTGTTCACTTTCACATTGATCCTTCCAAATACAAGTTCGGCATGAATGCCGATTGGTGTAATCTCCCATATAGTTCTCCTTTATAAAATTTCATTGTAGTCCTCCAATTCTTGTATTTCTGGTTATTTGTCAAAAAGATAAGAGATAAATTCGCTTTCTTGCATCTCCTTGCCATTATAAAGTTGCGTAGAAGAAACAAACAATACTTTTTCTGCTCTGGTAATCGCAACATACATCAAGCGTTTTTCCTCGTCAGGATTTTCATTTTTACCATGCGGTAGAATACCTTGATTTACCCCTGCTACAAATACGACAGGGAACTCCAATCCCTTGGATTTATGAATGGTCATAAGCTGAACGGAATTCGGATCAACCTTTTTCTCCTTCGCAAATTTCACCATAAAAGAGACAAAGCGTTTTACATCTTTATAATTCGATGCCATACTTTGTAAGGTATTCAAGTTTTCGACCTTACTATCATCATTTTCACTTAAATCCTTAGATACATAGGAATCTAAATCAAGAATTTCTCGCAAATCCGCAATCATATCCGCAACTGTTTTATAATGATTATCACTAAGCTGCTTAATTGTACCGTAAATTGCATTAGCACTCTTATATCTCCAATTTGTTTTAATCACTCTGGACATTGCACAAAACAAAGAGATTTTTTCTTTTCTGGCAGCTCGTTTTACCTCTTGTAAAAACTGACTTCCCAAAAACCGATTAGGACGATTATAAATATATTCAAATGCCTCGTCATCATTAATATCGCAGACCAATCGCAAATAAGAAAGCACAATCTTAATTTCCTTACGATCAGCAAACGATAGACCATCTACAACAGTATATGGAATCTCGCTACGATACAAAGCTGTTTCAAAATACTGAAGCTGGGCATTTGTTCTGGTGAGAACAGCTATATCATTGTAATGATACCCCGCCTCCACCAGTTCTTTCACTTTCTTAGAAATTTCAGCCGCCTCCGTGGTTTCATCAATAAACCGATTATAATGCGGCTCTTCAAATTCTCCCTTGTCTGCAACACTTTCTACATAATGAACATGACCAGACTCAGGAATATACTTTGCAAAATGATTGGCAGCACGAACAATATTCAAACTGCTTCGATAGTTCTTATTCAGTTGGATTGTCTTTGCATCAGGCCATTCCTGATCAAACTCCAATACGAACCGATTATCAGAACCTCTCCACTGAAAAATATTCTGTAAAGGATCATCCACCACAAAAACATTCTTATGCTTTGCGCCAATCAATTTCAAAATCTCATACTGTACTGCATTTGTATCTTGCATCTCGTCTGCCAAAATAAATTGATATTTATCCTGACAATAAGCCAATCCTTTTTCATTACTTACCAGAATCTCATAGCACTTTGTAAGCATATCATCAAAATCTAACTGATTATGTACGCTCTTATAATCCTCATATTTCTTGTAGAATTTTCCGAACTTTTCTCTTGTATCGGGCTTTTTCATCTGATTTTTCTGCACAGAAATATAATGCAGAATTTCCGCTACTTCCTCACCATCTACTTCTTTTGTTCGATAAACAGACTGCATGATTTCTTCAATGATCTTAACCTTTTTCCAATCAGCATCCAAAATTTCAAATTGTTCTCTCGTAAATTGACGAACAATTCTATACCCAAAAGAATGGAAAGTTTCAATGTTGATAAAATTCACATACTCAGGGATCATCTTTGTCAGACGCTCAATCATATTCTCTTTTGCTTTTTTGCTAAATGTGATTGCCAAAATTTTTCCCGGCTCCACATCATAGTCCTCAATTAACTTGACAATTCTATTTACAAGAACTCTTGTCTTTCCACTTCCAGCGGAAGCAATGACATTACAACATCCTGTGTAGAAATCTACTGCCTCCTGTTGAACTTTACTCAACTCCATCGTCTTTTCCCCTTACTTTATATTCAATCTCAAACCTGTATTTATCCTGAAGCCTTTTCTGTGAATCACCATCTACGGACGGTAGAGCAGGAAGAATATCTGGTGCATCAGCTATCATAACAATATCTGACAATTTCTTAAATTGATCCAGATAATCATTCCCAAGGCTCGGATTTTTTACTAAGCGAATTTCAGCATTGGTATTCATCATAGCACTAAGCATATACCCAGCTTCACGCCGCCTCTGTTCCAAAGTCTTATCAGCAAAACTTTTCAAAACACTCTTGCATCGTTCTTCGTCAACTTTATAAAGTTCAAATGCTCGACATACAAACTCAATACCATGTTCTTTTAACAGATTAGACAACTCAGAATTATACTTAGCAGCTTTTTTCCCGTACCATTTTTCATTATCAGTCTTAATCTTTGCTCGTTTACTTGCTTCCTCAACCAGACTGGAATACAACTCCATTTCCTCTTTTGTTGCAATTCGAACCTGTCCTTCCTCAATGATAATGTGACCATTCTCAATTGGAGCCACTTTCGGCAGAATTCCAATCATGTGAACCTCATTATAGATCACACAATTCATTGCTTTCAGGTACTTAACGCAGCGGCGAATGTAGTCATCAATACGATTATCTGCCTTGTTAAAATATTCAGACAGAACCGTTTTTGAAAATCCCAAGTCAACATGAACTTCGTCCTGATGAAACTTGACATGATTATAATTGCCATTTACCAATTCAATGGTGTTTGCCAAATCCAATGCTGTAATAACTCCTCGGCGGTGTTTGCTGTCCTTACCGAACAAAACCTCGTTCAGCATCATTGGCGCAAGGTATTGGTAAATACCTTTGTGAATTTTTGCCTCGTACAATGTTTTTGGATATTTATATACTTCTAAAACCCTATACTTATTCGTTTCAGGATCATACTCGTAGTCGCAGTATTTTGACAACGAATCCAAGAACATTCTTCGATATGTTGAATTCACAAACTTCTCTTTTTTGTGATAGGCTCGTTTTTGCGCCTCAGAACAAACTTTGTCAACCAAAACGCCCTCGTTATACTCAATGCACTTGAGCCTAATCGCCAGTTCGCCCATTCAATTCTCCTTTCTTTTGTAATGATTATTTGAAAAATACCGAAGTTGCCCTCCGAACCAAAGTCCCCAAACGCCCATATTTGTGGCGTTTTTAAGACTTTCGCCCCAAAATTTTTTGCCATAATGATATATACTCTTATTATGGGTCTTTTTTTTGGGTCTGGAAGTGGTCAAAACCGCATCTTAATGGACATAAAACGAATTCCACCTGATAGGGCAACTCAGTATATATTCATGAGTATTGCCGCAGGCAATACGAATGACAGCGTAGGCAACCAGCCGTAGGCTGCGTTGTCAAGCTGAAATCATTCCCGCCGTCTTAAAGTCCATTGGCTTCCACGAAATCATCCATTTCGGACTGACTGCGCCCTATATAGTGATAGGTGGTTTTAATATTACTGTGCTTTAAAAACTGTGACACAATTACCTCGTCCTCGGTACTGGTACTGTTTGTGATCACATGATAGGGCATTGTCTTGCGCAAAGAATGCGTCCCAATCTTCATATCAATATTAAGAGCTGCCACCGCCCTCTGAAGCATTCGCCGCATTCCATCCACGCTCATATGCTCGGACGGATTATTCAGCTTAGGAAACAACCAGTCAGACATACGATATTCTTTCAAGCTATCAAAATACATTTTCAATGCCTCGATAGTTTTACTATTCAGCAGGATCATAGAACGCTTATCGGTTTTCTGCTCATGATTGAAAACCACATGGCTCTTAAAAGTACCATCCGCATTCAATACATCACATACCCGCAGCTTAACAATATCCCCGCCCCGTCTTGCGAGATTCAAAGACAAAACAAAATAGGCATAATTTCTGATTTTGGTATTTCCATGACCTTTTGTAGTAAGGAAATATTGTTTAATGCGTTCAATATCGTCCAGTGAGCGAATAGGTTCCACAGGAGTTTTGTCCCGATGATCGCTGTTTTCATATTCCTGATCTACAATAGGAGCAGCCACAGATAGGGACTTTTTATTCTTTTCTGCCAGTGCCTTTTCAAGCCACGGTGCAAACTCAACTACACAAGTCCCGTCAATCTTTGTATTCATCATCGTAAACATCTCCTTATTTTCTTGCTTTTCTTGTTATACACCCTATAAGGAAAATCCTCATAATCTCAAGGATTTCCGCACTATTATTGTACCAAATTTCAAACCGATTGTCAACAGGCTTCTTGCATTTCCTGTTATTAATTTTTGTAAATATTTTGTGATCATCGGATGAACAGAATAGAAAATTCCATGTTTATGGTTATTTTTCGATGGCAGCATGATAGGTTAAAGAGCTGCTGGATGAATTTTGGTAGTTAGAATGATGGTCAATATTCCGATGATTATGGCGGTTTTACGATGCGTTTCCCGATCAATCGTACTGGATAGTGAGCTGCGTAGTTTGAGCAGATGTACTTTGACCGCTGGGCGAAAACAAAACCCGCAAAAAGTGGAAAGTACCCCCCGCCACATGATCACAAAACAGCGGCGGCGCAAATATTCCTTGATCATGGGCGTTTTGTTCGCAATACACCAAAAACCGAACAAAACCGAAGCCGAACAAATGCGGACTTTTTGCGCGATTGCTTCAGCTTTCCCCCAGCGTCACGACAGCCGCAGCCGATCCCCACACAAAACGCAAGCCGCCGACAACCTTTTATTTTTCGCCGCATTCAATCGCAAAAGGGCGGCTATTTTAAAGCCGTCACTATTCCAAAAACACTTCATCAAATTGCACAATACAGCACACAATATTTTATGCAATATTTTACTGTCTATTTTTCAATTTGTTCTTGCATTTCTGGTTATTATGTGGTATACTTTAATCAAGATAAAGGAAAGACACAACGACAGCGAAGCATAACATGAAATGCAAGAAAGGACATGATCACATGAAAACCACACATTACCATGTAAACAGCATTTCCGCAGCTTGGGCAAAAGTCAATGAATTATTCCCTACTGATTACAACAAAGACGAAAACAGCAGCGCAAGGGCGGGTTATCCTGTTTTCCGTTCCTCTGTTGAATACTACAATTATATTTGTGATTTGGGGGATCGTCTGGAAGTCAACCTTGAAAGCGGCGAAACGGTTAATATTTGGATTGATGAAGCCGAAGAAACGGAAGCCGCCGTAGAAATGCCCGAAAAGGAAAACAGCGAAGAATATATTGAAATTCAGTTGACAGCAGCAGAAAGCGGCGAAACAAAACAGTTTATCGAATACGAAGAATTTATTGAAAATTGGCGTTTCTGGTTTGCCGCTGGGAAGCCGTATAAATCCGATGAAGAAACATTTACAAAAATGGTTGAAAGCCTGAAAGCGTTCTATGTGGACGGCGCAAGCCTTGAAATTCTGTTGAATGGGCTTTATGTAAAAATGATTTTTCACCGCTGGAAATAACCAGAGATACAAGAAAGAAGGGGTTTAAAATGTTGAGAAGCAACAGCAAAAAAGTTATTGAGAAAGTACGCAGCTATATTATTGACGGCGTTGATCATGAATACTTCGAACTTGAAGCCGATCCTGATTTTAACACGGCTTGCAAGCTGATTTTGACGGCTTGCGAAAATGAAAAGAGATACAGCCGCAGCCGTTCCGGGTTTGAGACTTTCAAAGACTGGGCGCAAGGTTTGCCTTCCGCTTTTAATACTCTGTATTACTACAATGTTTCGGCGGTTGATATGCTGGGCGCATGGCTTGAAGAGTCCGAAAGCGAAAAGAGCAAATACAACGAAAGCGAAGCCGAAGAGATGATTACACGGCTTATTTATAGGGAATTGACGAAGGGAGCGGCGAAGGCATGAAATACAGAACGACAAAAAAAGAAATCAGAAATTGCGGATCATCTGTTTATAAAGTCGGCTATTGCAATCTACAATTTCTTTTGCGGTTTAATAATCCGTTTGCATATTCTGAAGGCGTTTATGGCTGGGCTTGCGATTATTACAGAATCGGCGGTTATGACGGCGTTATTATTTCAACAGGTTATTCACCTATCGGGAAAGCCCTTGATTATAGCATTTGCGAAGAATACGACAGAAAAGCAAGGGCAATTATTGAAAACTACGGCTTGACATATGAGCAACAGAAAGCCGAAGTAAAAGCCCTGTTAGATGAATTTGTCCAGCGGATCAGCGAATAAGAAAGGCGGCGCAGATATGAAAACGGCAGATATTAAGAAGGCTTTTATTGAATGCGTTTATAACGGCAACAGAAAAGCATACTTAAAAGCAAGAAGGGCGGACTATTGCAAAGTACAATTTGAATGGGCTTGCTTCATTGACTCCCTTTGTAAATCGGGAGAAATCACACAAAAGCAATATAACAGCGCAATATTTTAAACGGAAGGGAGCAGCGGAAAAATGGAGATTGCAAGGGCTTGTTACAGTGTTTCTAAACTGAAAGCCGCCGCCGATATGGTAAAGGCTATTAATTGGAGCGTCAACCGGAAAAATGAACACCTTGCAAAATATACAGAGATTGCAAAAGTTTTCGAGTTTGCCGCCGTAAATTTGAATCGTTGGCTTTTTGATCCTGAAATTGAATTGAAGGAATACAGAAACGCAGCTTTTAATTATAAAGCCTATAAAGCGGAAGAATTAAACAAAATGCTTCGCCGTCAGTATAGATATATCTGTAATGAGTTAAACGGAATTTTAACGGCGATTAATAACGGTGAAGTGGATTATTGCGAATAGCGGAAAAATAACCAGAGATACAAGAAGGGAGAATAATTCAAATGACATTTAGAACATTTTCGGCGGATGAAAGCTATTTAAAGAGTATCGGAAAACCCGGATATATTGAAACAAGGAATTACAGCGGCAACGGCTACAATTTTACAGAATACACGGTTATTTTATATTAAAGGTTTGATATTGACAGAGCGGAAAACCGCCGTTTTCCGTTCCAGTGAATACCAAAACGGAAAAATCAAAAGCAACGGAAAGAGGGCGCACAAAATGAGAATTACAGAACAGGACAAGCGCACATTTCAAAAAGTGGTTGACTTTATGCAGCGCATGGATCAAAACGGCGTTTATTATACCATTATGGAAGATTTGGAATTGATCAACCATAAAATGATTATTGCGGAAATACTGGATATTTTCAGACAGTGGAAAAGCGATATAAACAGCCCGAAAGATCCAAAGTATAAAGCAATTTGTAATTTTGAATTTGATTTAATCGCTATGCTGTAAGGGGGAGCGGAAAACATGAATTATAATAAAATTGATCAGTATATGAAAGAACACGATTTTTTGAAAGCGGATCAGAAAAAAGTGTATGACTATATCGAACAGCACAACAGAACAACAACAAAAGCATATCAATTTGTATATGGATATTTGACAAGAAGAACACTTGTTTTACAAACAGAAAACGGAATAAAACATGAAATCAGCCGTTTGCAGTTAGGTATACAAGAAAACTTTGTTTAAAGAAAGGGGATCGGGAAAATGACTTATACAGAGTATAGCGGCGCAAGAATGCGTTACAGAGCAGAACAGAAAGCAAGACGGAAACGGCACACAATAACAGCATTTCGGAAAATCAGCGGCGCAGCCTGTTTTATATTCTTTCTGTTAGTGCTGGGGAAAGCTGGGGCTTCTGATTGCGGCGCAGCTTTTGAAGAAATCTTTCCTTCTACCCTGTATTTTATGATCGGTTTTATTGTTTCGATTTGTGTTTATTTGAAGCTGGGCGGCAACAGATAAAAAAGTTTTGGAAAAATCAAAATTGTACTTGCATTTCTTGTTATGTTGTGATATAATCAATACAGAAACAAGGAAAGAGGGAAAACAAGATGAAAAGCAATATTTACTATTTGATTGAGAACGGGAAAACCCTTCATAGATCGGGCAGTCTGGAAAAGCTGATTAACTTTACAGCGAAAACAAAAGACGCAAAAATCTATTATAACAATGTTCTTGTATGGGTACAGAATCCTTAACGGAACATAACCAGAAATAAAAGAAAGGCGGCAGCGGAGAAATGAAGCGTTACTATGTGGAGAAATCCAGCGTACAGAATGTAATTGAACGGATTACGGCGGCACAGCAGAAAGCAAATATCTTTTGTAATGTAGTTGTAAAGCCGTATAAAGGGAAGAAACATGATCCAGCAAATACCGTTGTTGTCGTTGTCGGATAAAGGGGGAAACAATGATTTATAAAGATGATTTTGGAAATACAGCGAAAATTGAACAAGTAAAACTTTTCGCATATCGTGGAGCAACGGAAAAAACAAATGGTTTTCGTTTGTGGATTACAGCGGATTATGACGGCGGTTTTCTTTATCATGTATCAGTACATGAAACGGAAAAAGACGCATTAAAGAAGCTGGAAAGTTTTAGTTGCGGAACATTTAAAAAGGTTGAAGGGATCATGGAAAAATGACAATTAGCAAAAGAAAATCCAGTGAATATAATTCTGTTAATACAGCGGCAATTTGCCGATATATCAAAGAGTACAGCGGAAAAATTGAATCCATGATCCAGAACGAAGCGCAGCTTGAAAATGTCAATAGGACGATCCTGAAGCAGTGTGCAGCCGATTTAGAAACGGTTTTGAAGCGTCTGGAATACGGCGTGAACGGCACATATTAAATAACAATAAATACAAGAAATGGAGTTTTGAACATGGAGAAGCGGAAAATTGATTGTGAAATGAATCTGATTGCAGAAAGCAGCATTAACGGTTTGAAGGTTTTCATGTATGAAATCAAAAGTCAAATTGGAGAAATCTTCATCATTGAGCATGAACAGAAAGACAAGCAGCTTGTAACAGAGTTTAAGACGGACAGAGCCGAAGCGGAAAAGCTGTATAAAAAGCAGATCAAGAAAATGCTTGCGGAGAATTGACTATGATTTATTTAATTTGCGGCGTTCCTTGCATTGAGATTTGCATGGAATCGGATCACAGAAAATCATTTTTCTATGCTGGAAGGTACTTTGTAAAAGTATCAGATTACAACAGCGAAGAGGAATAAAAGGGAGTGAAACAAAATGGTTTGCCCGAAATGCGGAAAAATCACAGAACGCAGCTATAACGGATTGTGTCAAGGCTGTTATAAATATTTCAGGGACGGCGGCAAGGTTTACCCATTGCCCGAAGCTGGAAAAGTAGAGTATGACGAAAGCGGGAAAGTGATTTGCCACATTTGCGGACGATCCTATAACAGACTTGGAAGCCATGTCAGAGAAAGCCACAGCATGACCATAGAGGAATATAAAGCGGAGTTTGGATTGTGCAGCCGTACAAAGACAACGGAAAAATCCTATTCGCAGACTATGAGAGAAAACGCCTATAAATACGACATGGATAAACGGCTTTTAGAAGCTGGAAAATCCACACGGATCAAAAAGGGCGAAACAGATAAACGGAAAAACAAGAAAGTTAGACTTCAAGAGATTTTGGAGAAACGCAACAGAGGGAAAAAGGAGAATTGATCATGAAAATCTATGAATTGCATCCTATTGACGGCAGAGCCAGCTTTTACGGAAAAGCAAGAGTTATCATTGATGAAAATAGCGTGGAAACGCTTGTAAGTTATAATACGCCTATCATGCGCCGCTTGCCTGATGGAAAACTGGAAAAGTTGTGGGACGGCTGGACGCAGACCACAGGCAGACACATTAAAGCATTTTGCGGCATGGATAAGAAACAGTATCAGGCACTTCAAAAGGCGGTGTAAATCATGTTGACGGCGCAGCTTTACGGAAAAACCATAAGCGGAAAAACCATTACAGAGATCAAGCGCAAGGCAAGCCGCATTGCAAACGGTTTGCAAAATGCTTTTGATTGTATGAAGGTAATGGATCAGGAAGTCGGCTTGGAGTGTACTTTTTGGAGATATAACAGAAAATGCCCGAATAATACCATTCAATATGGAAAGTGGCGGTAAGGAGTGTGGGAAAAATGAGAGTCAGATATTTGCCAGTGGCAGAAGGCAAACGGCTACACATTGACGCATTTCCGAACTTTTCAGCCAGCGGATCAGTCAAGGGCATGAAAGAAAAATATTATGGAAAAGACGCTTTGTTAGTCCGTTGTGGCAGCTATATTTATTGTGTATGGCAGAAGGCGAAGCCGTCACAATATGGAATGGAAATCTACTATAACAGAGCGCACTAAAGGAGAAATGAGCATGAACAGATACCAGAAACGGAAAAACGCAGCCAGAGAAAAGGCTATTGCATGGCAAGCTGATTTTGAAAACCATAATTACAGTTACGGAGAATTGGCAGCTTGGAATAGCTATTTTGAAAAGCTGGGCAAGAGATACGGCTTGACGGAAGAATTTAGAGAGAACGGCATTGTTTAAGGAGTGGGAGCAATGGAAAAGCGGTTTACGGTTACGAACAATGCGACAGGCAGAACATACACGGTATATGGGCATGAATGGAATACGCTTGAAAGTGTATGGCTGAGTCAAAAATGCTGGTTTATAACTGGAAACAGCGTTACGGTTTCAGATGAAAACGGCAATAGTCAAGTATTTGTCAGAGAATAGGAGTATGGAAAAATGAAAGTTGCTTATATTGGCGATTGGCATCCCACAAAGGGAACTTATTACAGACAGCGAATCACGGTAACGCAGGAAGAATACAATATGATCAATCAAAGAATGGTTGAGCATTACAGCCGTACACAGAAAGATATTAAAGAAGCTGGAATTATGACTAATGAGCAGCTAAATACAATGGCATATGGAAAACCGCTTGATTTTGCGGATCGAGCAGGACAGACCATTTATTTGACTTTGACGCAGCTTTATATGATTGCGGCAGTGATTTTTGGAATGCCTGAGTATGAGAAGGTACACAAGCGGATCACAGACAATAATACAATTCTGATGATTAAGGGCTGAGAAAGCCAGAAACGGACGGTAACGGAAAAATGAAAGTAAATCGAACTATGTCACGACATAAGGTAAAGCAGATCAACAATATTCTTATTTACTGGTATCCAGTATGCAGAGAATTTTACGCAGTATCGCCAGACGGACATTTGCTTGAAGGTTTTAAGACACAGGCGGCAGCGGAAAACTGGTGTAGAGAACAAAAGGTTTTTACAGCGAAGGGAGCATAAAACATGAAAAATGCGCTTACTGGAATTATAGTTGCAAAAGCTATGGAGAGTATCGGAACGGCAGTAAAAGAGATTGAAGCCGTTGGAGAAAACCGCAAGGCAGATACTACGCACTTTATTAATGCGTCACACAGCATGGGCAAGTATCACGCCTATATGGATATTCTGGAAGATTTGGACATGGAGCAGCTTGTAAAGTGCCATGATCGTTGCAAGGATGATTGCGACAAGGTTTTGCAGGGAATGGAAAAATTGTATCAGTTGACAGGAGCGTGAGCGTATGAAGCGTAAAATCGGACAGAAAGTTTATGTTTTGAATGGTGGATGTATTGGAGATCGGTATGTTGTTGGAGTATTTTCGTCAAAGAAAAAGGCGCAGGAAGCAAGAGAATGGATCATTGAAAATGATACCTATTACAAGAGCAATCCTGATGAACTGGATATTGATGTTTTTGAAATGAACGGAGAACGGATTGACTAAAAGAAAGGAGAGTCAATAATGGAAATTTGGTATGATTGCGGCGTTTGCCATATCGGAGAATATTCTATCGCTGGCAACTACGATGACGGTTACACGGTATGGAAAACTGAAGATGGAGAAGATAGTGATACACTTTATTCTCATATCTCTTTTGAAAATTGTGTTGTTTGGTGCCTGAACAGTTAAGAAAGGAGTAATAACAATGAATACAAGTATTTATGAGTGTGACAGCAACGGAAAAATCAGCAAACTTGCAGAATATAGTGTTGCGCCTGAACAAGCGTTGATCAATTACATTCAGCAGTACATTAAAGGAAACTGGAACACTGCGAACTATCCGAAGCACATGAAATCTATTCGAGAAAGCAGAATCAAGAAAAATCATTTCTACTTTGATGACATTCCGAATGATCGAGTTATCGCAGCTTATCCAGCATAAAAATAAATCGGTAAAACCGAAGAAAAGGATGGAACAATAAAATGAAGTTGAACGAACTGACTACACCTTTTGAATCTTTCAGAGTGGTTACTTATAACGCAGACCAGACCAAAGCCCTTTATAAGAACAAGTCCATGCAGCTTATCACAGGCAGTATTTATCGTGGAGAAACCATTAAAGAGGAATACAATGATCATTGCGATGTATACGCCTGTTATGCTGGAATCCCTGTTGGGATTTGGATCGGCAGTGTTCATGTAGACTATTCCATTGAAGAAGTCATGGCGCAGATTAAGCGCAAGGGAATGGAGACTCTGGAAAATTACATGGCAGCAATTAAATATAGACTGGAAAAACAGGATCATTTCAGATTTACAGAGGTTGAGTTTATCAAGCATATTGCGCCTGAACTGGAAAATCAGATGTGGGAATCCAGAAAGGCATTTGCGGAAAATCAGCATAAGAAGCGCATGGAACAGGCGGCGCAGCGTGAAGCAGAAGATCAGGCGTTTATTGCGGCACAGAATGCGGAAGCGGAACAGATCGTCAACAAGGCAATGGAAATCCTGAGAAACGGCGGCAAGCTGGATAATGATACTGTTACTTTTTATGAGAGCAGATACGAACACAGCAGCTATTCTATCGTCAATTATCTCATGCGGAAATATGGTGTGAATGTTCCTATCAGAACACAAGGCTGGATCAATGAAAAGCTGGTAAGTGCAAAGATCGAAAACGGAAAATGTGAGCATCTTCAGTATTACAAAGCTAAAGGCGCACAGTGTTCTCAGAAGTTTTTCGATTGCATGAATGAACTGCTTGCAAAAGTCAATGCAGAAAACGCAGCTTGAATAACTTTTGCCAAACAGAACAGTCAAGCGGACAGTTTGATAATGTCAATAAATATGAACATTACGGAGGACGGAAAAATGAAACTTGGAGAATTGATTAATCTTTTGTCCTATACCATGAAGCAGAATGGCGATATGGATGTTGTTGGAATTGTCGATGGAAAAATCTTTAAGGACATTGAAATTAATTGTCCTGATAAGGATTCTCCCATGTATATTGAACTTTATATGGAGGATTAAATAATGACATATTGGATTGTGCGGAAGAATGGAGAATATGTATGCGGTACTGATGAATTTGGTTATCCGTTGCATACGAAAGATAGAGAAAAGGCTTGGAAGTTTTATGACTTTAATAATGCGATGGTTTACTTTAATCTTGGATATTGTGTTATTAAAGAAAACCGATAGGAGGACTGACTAATGGCAAAGAGAAGTTTTGATATTGGAAAACTGGTTAAGGCATCCCACAAGCAGATGTGCTATGAGCAGCAGGGAGATTATGTTTGCTTGAGCGATAAAAGAGGTCGGATTGCCATTCAAACTAATGATATTACCGTTCTTGGAGAATTGGTGAAGCGTGGTGTAGAACTGACGGAAAGGCTGGGGCTGAAACAGACGATTGACCAGATTATGAATAAGGATAGAGCGGAAAATCTTTATTCTTATACGGCAACAGGTATCCAATTCCCTTACTATGATCATTCTGATGGAAAAGGAAAAGTCTTGACCATGTTTCGGGATTGCCAGCAGGATTACTATGCTGTAAAACTGGCAGACAAAGTTTATACGGAGATTTTTGATCCTGTTTTAATCACTGGTGGAAAATCTCTTACCGATCCTATTATCATGGTATGCTCAGACTGTTTTGGAATTATCCTGCCAATGAGAGTAAACCGCCAGTACACAGTTGATCAGAGAGAAAATATAAAACACTTGTTGGATTATCTGAATGCTATACGATAAGGAGAAAACAAATGGATAAACTGCAAGCAATTCTTGACAGACATAATGCACAGATTGTTGTCTGGAATGATGTTCCCGATGTAGAAGATTATCAGTCTTTCATGTGGGAAAATCGGCTTACATTCTTTCAAAAAGTCATTGTAAAGACTTTATTTGATGATGGGAGCGGTTGTGTGGATGTTTCCATGTTGATCCCCAAACAGAAAGAAAATGGAGAAATCATTGCTGTATGGGATATGTCAGACTACGCAAGAAATCATAATATGAAAATCACACATTTTATGTTCAAACCGAAGCCGCCAGTTGGAACGGAGGAAAAATAAATATGATTAATAGATTGCGACAGCCTACATTGGAAAATTATATATACAGGTATCGACTCAATAAAGAAATGTTGGAACGGCATCCTGAACATAGAGAATTGCTTCAACGGCAGATTGAAAGAGCGGAGAAAGCAATTATCGAATATGTTACAAGCGATAGTTTTGTTGAACGGCTGAAATACTTGAATTTATAGGAGAAATAGTCATGGAGAAAACAATTTACGGCGGTAAGCCAAAGAATCCAGTGGCTTATTGCGCATTACATAACGGCAGCTTGACTGTAAAGGAAATGAAAAAGAAGGGCTGTCTTGGAAAGCAGTGTTATCATCTTCAGAAAAATGAACAGCACGAATACTGGAATCAGCGGCAGATCATGAAAGCCAGAAAGGAAAGTTGATATGGAAAATCTGTATTATCAGATGAAAGATGGTCGTTACATTCGGAAGCATGAATTGGAAGAAGCGTTTTATATTCAGCATGGATACTATCGTCATAAGAATGAAACTGAGTTTTTGAAGTGGTTGTATTCTCTGCTTGGAAAAACGATCACGAAAGTTGTTCGTGAGTATGATATGCAAGTGAAAGAACTGGCAAAATCTCGTCCTATTTTGGCTGTCATGCTGTACCGCAGCCGTTATAATTGTTCTCTGGTGGAAGCGAGAGATTATGTTAATTCTCATATTGAAAAACCCGTGTAAATGGAGGAAGGAATTATGGTTAGAGATGAAAGAAATCTGGAAGGTAAAACCTGTATTTTCAATACGCATGGTACGGATTCTGAATGGAAAAGCCATGACGGAGAAAAGTGCAAGGTGAAGATGCGTAAGCCTGAAACAGAATATGATTTTGAGGACATCGGAACGATGTGGGAAATCGAACTGGAAGATGGAAGTGAACTGGACGCATTTTCTGATGAACTGGAAGAATGCGAAAATAACTCTTGACAATAACAATAAATACAAGTACAATGTAGGAGAGAAAACAAAATGGAAAATATGAGTGTATATTCTATTGTTGTTTATTATGTGAATGGCGGTAGCCGTGGTTATCTTGCCAGTGCGGAAGATCGAAACAAGCTGATGGAAAAACTGGCAAATGTTTTGGATTATAACCAGATTACTACCGTTCATATTGGAGAAATCTTTGAAGTGGAAAATATGATGCTGTAAAGGAGAAAACACTATGATTTTTGAATCGTTGTTTCTTGCCTTTGCGCTTGGCAGTCAATGCGCACAGGAACAAACTTCAGCTATGGAAGTACGGCGTATGGAAAAAGACGAGTCTTTTCAGCGGCAGCGTTTCTTTGAGGATCAGAAAAGGTGGAAAGCTGATAAGTTTTCATTTTGTGGAAAAATAAATGATTTACCGTGGAGCCGCATTCTGGAACTACTTGACCTGATTGACGAGGGTTATTTCCCTGCTGCCTATGTGATTGATACAAACAGCAAAGAGAAAGCCTTGCAGCGTTATGGACTGGAAAATTACAGTTATAAAGAAGTACCGTTCGGTGGGTCATTAGCTTGTATATATCTGAAAATGTCCGATGCGATGGATTATTTTGATCATGGCGGTACTTGTCGAAACTGGACTGGTTGTGATGGAATATATCATCAAGCAGTCATGTCGTGGCATTCAGTGCGTGAGTTGCTGAAACAAGGAAAAGTGATCATTGGTTTACCCTTTGGGAACGATAGTGAACCACAAACTATGACAACGGCAGAGGCAAGGGAGTTTATGAGTAACAAGATGGAAGAACTCTTTCAAAACTATTGGGAGAATAGAAAGAAATATGAGATAATGAGGGATCATTTATGAAACGAGTAACTGGATATATCAGCACCAGACCTCTTGGCAGCTATGATTTTGAGTTTTTTGTAGAAGATTCGGTAACGGATCAAGAAATTAAGCAGAAAGTCGAAGATATGCTGGAATTTTCAATGGATTACCAAGTAGAGGAAGGATATATTGCGGAACAACAGACAGTGTACCGTAAAAAGTATCCGTGGGAGGAAAACTAAATGGATATTAGAGAGGTTTTGAATCGTCCTGAGTACGATTTTATCAAGACAAACCCTCATCTTGGGGGGGCGATGATTTTTGCAACATTCGGTGGAAGTCACGCATACGGTACGAACACGCCTGATTCTGATATTGATGTTCGTGGTTGTGCGCTCAATTCCAGAACCGATATTCTTGGAAGAACCAATTTCGAACAGGTAATTGATAATCCGACAGATACTACCATTTATAGCTTTAATAAGCTGATCCATCTGCTGTCGGACTGCAATCCTAACACGATTGAATTGCTGGGCTGTAAGCCTGAACAGTATGTTTTCTTTAACGACATTGGAAAAATGATGGTGGAACAGCGTGATATGTTTCTTTCTCAGAAAGCCGTTCATGCTTTCGGCGGCTATGCTACTCAGCAGCTTCGCCGTCTGCAAGCAGCTCTGGCTCGTGACCGCTATGACCAGTCGGAAAAAGAAAAACAGATTCTTTCCTCTTGTAAATCTTCCATGACCTCTTTCAATGATCGGTATCAGGCGTTTGAGAACGGCGCAATTCATTTGTATGTGGATAAATCTCAGCGTGAGGATTTGGATACAGAGATCTTCTTGGATGTAAATCTGACACATTATCCTCTTCGTGACTATAAGAACATTTGGAGCGATCTGAATACCATTGTCAAGGAGTATGGAAAAATCACACAGCGTAATAAGAAGAAGGATGATGCACACCTGAACAAACACGCCATGCACTTGATCCGTTTGTATCTGATGTGTCTGGATATTCTGGAAAAGCAGGAGATCAATACTTTCCGAGAGCATGATATTCCTCTGCTTATGTCTATTCGCAACGGAGAGTTTCAGAACGAGGACGGAACATTCAGAACAGAATTTTATCAGATGGTAGACGAGTTTGAAAAGCGTATGAATTACGCAAAGGCAAATACCTCTCTCCCGGAAAAGCCTGATTATAAGCGGATCGAGGAATTTGTTATATTCGTTAATGAATGTACGATTGCACCATATATGTTTGAAAATGATCATTGGAAAGATTATTATCATCGAGCAACACAGATTTGGAAACCTGATTATGTCGGTGTATGGAATAAATGAGGAATAAGTCATGTTCTTAAATGTAGTCATCGGAAATCCTTTGGTTGATCCGAAAACCCTATTGGCTTTGGATGATTTGGACTGGAAAAATAATGAGCAGCCACAGACCTTGTTTACGGAAACCAGATACCTTCCAGCCGTTATGAAAGAATCTGGCATGGTTCAGTCTACCAGCGAGGTTCGGAAGAATCGTCCAGACCTGAATATTTCTTTGGAAAATCCCGATTGTCTTTGGGTAAAATGGGGCAAGAAACGCCTGTATGTGATAGTAGGTGAATGAGTATGGAAAAATGGTGGCTGAAAGCACCTGAAAATGGCTGGCAATTTAATACAAGTCATCGTCTGATGCAGATTCCAGAGGAACCGAAGCGTTTGATGAAAATGCTGATGGATGCAGGATATGAGGCATTTGTGGTCGGTGGTTGTGTTCGTGATAGTCTGATTGGAAGAACACCACATGATTGGGATATTTGTACCAATGCTCTGCCAGACCAGATGAAAGAAGTATTCTCTGATTTTCGTGTGCTGGATACTGGACTCAAGCATGGAACATTGACTGTTCTGCTGGAAAATCCATATGAGATCACGACTTATCGGAAAGACGGTGATTATTCCGATCATCGTCATCCAGACCAAGTTGAATTTGTCAGCGATTTGAAAGAAGATTTGAGCCGCCGTGACTTTACGATAAATGCGATGGCAGCGAATATTAACGGAGAAATCATTGACTATTTTGACGGTCAATATGACTTGCTGAATCGAAGAATTGTGTGTGTTGGTGATCCTGAACAGCGGTTTGAGGAAGATGCGCTCCGTATTCTCCGAGCCATGCGCTTTTCTGCCCGTTATCATTTTGGCATTGAGCGGAAAACTGCTAATGCAATGCTTGCAAAGAAAAATCTGCTGCTTGATATTGCCGCAGAGCGTATTGGAAGCGAATTTCTGCAAATCATGTCTGGTCGTTGTGATTGGTTGTTGGAAAACTTCACAGAAATCTTTGAGGTTATTATTCCTGAGATTACGCCCAGCATTGGGTTTGTCCAGAATAATCCCCATCATTGTTACGATGTGTGGGAGCATACAGTAAGAGCGATAAGAAACTGTCATGGAGATACTATTGTAAAAATCGCTTGTCTGTATCACGATCTTGGAAAACCGTTCTGTTATTCAGAGGATGAACATGGTGTTGGACATTTCTATGGTCATGCCGCCAAGAGTGCAGAGATTGCGGAAAAATCGCTTCGTAATCTCCGTCTGGAATCTAAACTGATTACCGATGTTGTGCAGCTCGTAGCATCCCATGATCGTGTGCTTGAGGTAAAGAAAAATATCGTGCGCCGATGCTTGAATAAATTTGGAGAAATCCAGTTTATGAATCTCATTTTCCTTCAGGCAGCGGATAAATCAGCACAGCTTATTGATATTGGTCAGCGTGGAGAACAGGCTACAAGAGTCAGTCAGTTTTACCGAATGATGCAGGAAATCAAACAGGATCAGGATTGTTTTTCTCTGAAGGATTTGGCGGTCAATGGAAATGACTTGATGCAAATTGGTTTTTCGCAGGGTAAATCCATCGGCAACGCTCTGAACACCTTGCTTGAATTGGTCATGGATGATAAAATGGAAAACGATAAGGAAAAACTTCTGACGAAAGCGAGGGAACTGCTCGATGGCTAAGTGGAGTTATCTTGCAAGAGCATATGCAATTAAAGAATATGCTTATTTAAGAGCCACTGAATCGGAAAATTTAAACCATCGCACTGATGAAGAAGCCAACGCTCTAAGTGAGGTCATAAATGACATTAAAACTGTTTTGGAAATGGCAGAAGATAATGATGACCGTTCTACAATTAGACAATGCAAAAACTTTCTACGGGATTTTAATAAAGGAGATATAAAATGATTCCGAAAAAATATTCTGGTGATGAACTAAAAAATAAATTCTGCCGTCCTGTTCGGAAAATTAGGAACGGCGGTGGAGCTGCAATTTCTCCTGAAACAATCTGCCGTATTGTAAGTGTTGTTCGAGGTCATGGTTTTACTATCGAAACAGAAAAATGTCCACGCTGCGGACAATCTGCTTATATTTCTCGTGTTTCCAGAGATGATCTTGAATTGGTGGAAAATCCAATGATGGAAGATTTGGTTAATGATGGAGAAAAATCCATAGAACATTTGCAAAGTTTGTGTGATAAACTGGATCAGATTATTCACGAAAATGATGGATGCAACTGCTGTAACGGTGACGAAGCATTATTCTATCAAAACGGAGATACTAATGCTTTTATTGATAGTAAAGGCAATATTGATGTAATGATTGATGGTGCAACAATGAGATTTACTGTGAATAATTGTCCGAATTGTGGCAGAGCGTTCGATAAGGAGAATTGATATGGAAATGAAGTTCTGGAAAAATAATGAACTGGATGATGCAGCCATTATCAAAGCCTTGAAACAGGCAGTGAAAGATTATGAGGATGGAGCAATCGCAGAAGTCCGTGACTCTCTTACTGAAATTGTTGTTGCCATTGACGAGTTTGAGGCAAACATGGAGGGTAACTGATGTGAAATGGAAATATGATTTAAAAAGTTTTGGCAAAGAACTTCGCCAGTGTATCAATGAGGGCAGTGAGGATTTGGAATCTTGCCGCAAGACGCTCCGATCATTGGAAAACTGCTATAAGCTGATTAAATCTAAAATGTCAGAGGATGATTGGGAAGAAATTAGTGAGGAATACAGAACTGTTCGACAGCACATTGATATTCTCAGCATAGAGGACGAATCCGAGCGGGAAGATCGTCTGATGGATGAAAATTTTGATGGGTATAATCCTGCACTGGAATGCGTTAATGACGATCTTCGTATTTTCTACAATATCTGTGATGATTATAGTATTTGGGTAGGTGTCTGATATGGAATATGTATATCTCTTAAAGAGCGATAAAGATTGTACTTTGCATTCTCAATGTTATCCTGTTGCAGCTACTTTAGATGAAAAGGTTGCAAAGCAGTGGATTAATAAGGCAGGGGAAAATCTATCTTGTGCATATGAACAACGAGAAATTGAAAAAATTCCTATCTGGATAAGCATTCCACGGGAGGAAGATCATGAATAAGGTAGATCGGTTGATACATCAGATTGAAACTGCGAGAAAAAAGAGCATTATATTTGAACAGGCATACAGTAAAGCCGCCGCTACTTTGGAAGAACTAATTCCTGATGTATGTTCAATTAGTAGCGAAGCAGATAATGCAGATAATTTGCAAGAAGCAGTTTTATGTTATATCCAGTATGGAGAGTACAGTATTGAGAAATTAAAAGCAGAGATTGAATCAGCACTGGATAAAGAGGTCGAGCATGAAAATCCGAATTGATACTTATTATGATCTTACCTGTGATGAATGTTCCCGCAGTTGGAGTACCGATTTTAATGCTAATGATCGAAAAATGAATCGGAACGATGAAGGCGGTATGGGAATGGAAACCAATAAGCAGCGTCTTACCAGACTTGCGTATGCTTCAGGCTGGAAATATAAGAGAGGGAAAACGCTTTGCCCTGAATGTGCTGAGAAGTTTGGAAAGGAGAGTGTATAATGGAAATTCAAGAAGCAATTATTCATGCCAGACAAGTTGCTGAAGGATGTTCCAGTGACAATAAAGATTGTGCTTATCAGCATGATAAATTAGCTGATTGGTTAGAAGAATTACAGCGTTATCAAAAAGCAGAATCAGAAGGGAAAATGACAATATTCCCGTGTGCTGTTGGAAGTCATGTATATTTAAATACATCTGATAGTTCAGCCCCTCGTTTATGTTCTATCCAAGGGTATCATCTAACACTTCGCAGAAATTATGTTCGCTTATATCCTATCATTCAGCCAAAAGATTGGCTTGGAAATCATAGTTACTATTATAAAGTAGCACTTTCTTCTTTCGGAAAAACATGGTTCCTTACACTTGAGGAAGCAAAACGAGCATTGAGGGATACATAATGAGTGATTTTTATGATCTTGAATTAAATATTCGAAAACTATGTTCTGATGCTGTACTCCGTTCTGAAAAACATAAAAATATGTTGTGTACTTACTATGATATGTTGACGGAAGAGGAAAATAGATATTTTTCGGATTTTTCTGATCGGTTTTGGCAGCTTGCAAAGAATGGTGCAAAAAAATATAAAATCACACAAAATGCGATTGTTGTTGCTTTAAGGATAAAAAGGGAATTAGATATTTCTTGTTATCCAATGATTGAAAAGATCGCAACAAAAGGTTGGAGTACCAGTGATGGAACTTTTTCATGGTCGATAAGAGTATTGACAAGTAGAATCAATAATGAACTTTACAGCTTTGAGCCTGTATCAATGCTGTTAAGTAAAAAATATGTTTTATCTGTTGGAGAATATAATACATTCACAGTGATAAGTGCAGATTAATGGAGGTTTGAATAGTGTGTGACTTTTGTGAAAAATTTGATTTTGGTTCTGCATCTTATGAAGTAGATAAATATGGTGCGAGAATAATTTTAGCTGGCGGCAGCTATCGGTTTCCAGAGCATCAGCAATTTCTCTTTTGCCCTAAATGTGGAGCATCCAGATTAAAGAAAAATATTCTGCCTCCGATGGAGGAACGCAAATTTCCACCGCATAATCAGCCGCAACCTTTTATTTTGAATTAATAACAACAAATACAAGAAACGAGTGTCGATATGATAAAAGTAAGCGGTTATGAATTGAATTTACATACCATTATGAATAGTGGACAGTGCTTTCGGATATTTGAAGTCAAGGAACATGAGTATGATATTTTATCTGGTAATTATGCAGTTCATGTAATATATGAGCCGTCATCAAATTACTATCTTTTTGATTGTCCAGATCATGAATGGAAGTATTGGGAGAATTATTTGGATTCGCAAACAGATTATCAGCAGTTTTATAAAGTAATCATGCAATCTGATGATGATTTTCTGAAATCAGCAATGGCATATGGAGAAGGTATGAGGATTTTACGGCAGGATTTTTGGGAAGTCTTAGTATCCTTTATAATTTCTCAGAATAATAATATTCCTCGTATTAAAAAATCCATCGAAGCACTATGTAAAAGATTTGGTAGAGAAATACTTTGTCAAGATCGTGTTTATTACACATTCCCTTGCAAATCTGAATTGCAATATACCACATTGGAAAATTTATTTGATTTGGGACTTGGTTATCGTGCCGCTTATTTATATGATTTGTTTCATTGTGATTCAACACAAATCAAACCTGACTATCAAACCTTGCTTTCAATGCGTGGTATTGGAAAGAAAGTTGCATCTTGTATCATGTTGTTTGGTGCGCATGATCTCTCGCAATTTCCTGTTGATACTTGGATGAAAAAGCTGATTGAAAATATTTATCATGGAGAGTTTGATCCGACACCCTATCAAGGGTTTGAGGGATTTATCCAGCAACTTCAGTTCTATTACTATCGCAGCATAAAAGGTAAATAAATCCAAAGCGGAGGCTGTACTATGTTTCGAGTTATTATTGCTGGCGGCAGAGATTACAACAATTACGCCGAGTTAGAAAGAAAGATGGATAAACTTTTGTCTAATATCAAAGACGATATTGTAATCGTATGCGGTATGGCAAGAGGCGCAGATACGCTTGGTGAGCAATATGGAAAGCAACGAGGGTATAAGATTAATTACTTCCCAGCAGATTGGAAAACTTTCGGTAAGTCTGCTGGATATATCCGTAATCAGGAGATGGCAGAAAATGCAGATGCTCTTGTAGCTTTTTGGGACGGAAAGAGTCGTGGTACAGCAAATATGATTGATATTGCGCAGAGATTTAATCTCCGTGTCCGTGTCATTCGATATAAACAGGAGTAAAAATATGGCTTATAAAATGCGAAAACCTATGGTTAAAAACAAATATAACTTGACCATTAAGCAGCTCAAGAAATATAAGGTCGCAGACCGAACCCAAGTTAAATTGCCTTTCTTTTGGAGAAACAATGTCATTCAGGCTTGGTGTATTTCTGGCAGTGCTGGAACAGATAAGGATCGTCAGTTTGGAACAGATGATGGTTTCTGGATCGGTATCTATGACGAGGATGCAAAAGCCTATGCTGGAAAGTTCCGTTTTTATTTTACATCTTACGGTGGAATGTGCGGCTACGACTTCAATCAATTCTTTGATGAAAAAGACATTGACTGTGAGAATGATATGAGAGTTCAGGAAATGTTCTTAGAGAAAATCAATATGTTAATTGACTGCGGAATTATCGCTTTGGAGGGCAAATCATGAGATTTAAGAAACCTAAGTGTCGAATAGGTTATCGTGTTGTATTTTCTGGAAAGTATAAAAGACTTGCAGATTCAGATGAAGTGTTTGTTGACTCTCAAGATAAAGATGAAGTTTATTATTTATTCCATGTGTATCTAAATAATCCAGATGTAAAAATTTATGTTTGTTATCATGATGGAACGCAGAAACGAATTAAGTTAAGGAGGGCAGGACGATGGAAGTAACTGTTATGTCCCGTGATGCGGCAGTTAAATATTGCAAACAATCACATGAGCAAAAAACCATTATGATTTCTGTATCTGATCCGTACATCGAATATTTTACTGAACCGTTTTGTTCTAAATACAATAAAGTAATTGCAATTCAACGCCTGTTCTTTTGTGATGCAGATAGAATTGGTAAGGATGTATACGGCAGAGATACGGGAGAAAAAGATTTATTCAATAAAGATGATGCTTATTTAATCAAGCGTCTGTTGGATAAATTTCCGAATACAGATGTAATTGTCCATTGTGATGCGGGAATTTCTCGTTCATCTGGTATTGCAGCCGCTATTTTAAAAGCCTACACCAATGATGATTCTAAAATTTTTGATAATCCGAAGTATCGTCCAAATATGCTTTGTTATCGGACAACATTAAATGAATTAATGGGAGGAAATGAAAATGAGTAACCGTGATAATCTTGGAGATCGCATGAAAACTTATGAGAATGTCACCAGAGCGCATCTTGTACGCCGTATGCCTGTTATTATTCGGCTGGACGGAAAGGCATTCCACAGTTTTACCAGAGGTTTTCAGAAGCCTTTTGATGCGGTACTGATGAAAACTATGCAGGATACTATGAAGTATCTTTGTGGGAACATTCAGGGTTGTGTATTTGGTTATACACAGTCAGATGAAATCTCTCTGCTTTTGATTGATTACCAGACGCTTACCAGTGATTCTTGGTTTGATAATACGGTTCAGAAGATGTGTAGTGTTTCTGCAAGCATGGCAACTCTGGCATTCAATAAGTTTTTCCGCAACAATATTGACGAATGGGGTTATGATAATCTTCCTGATTTTGAGGATGGCGGTACAAATCAGAAAGTTGATCCTACTCTGCTGAAACAATGCCATACTTATTTTTCACGCTGCGATAAAGCAATGTTTGATTCTCGTGTATTTAATATCCCAAAGGAAGATGTTGTGAACTATTTCATTTGGCGGCAGCAGGACGCAACTCGTAACAGTATTCAATCCGCAGGACAGGCAAATTTCTCTCACAGGCAGCTTATGAATAAGAATTGCAATCAGATTCAGGATATGTTGTTTGTTGAGAAGGGTATTAATTGGAATGATTATCCTACTATCTGTAAGCGTGGGACTGGTTGCCGCAAGCAAATGACTGAAATCAAGTGCCAAAATGATCCTGATAAGACTGTCATGCGTAAGAAATGGATTATTGATACGGAGATTCCTGTTTTCACACAAGATATGAATTACATTTACGATATTGTAATGCTCAAGGAGTCCTGATTATGTATGAGGTACTATTAGAAAGTTTGAAATATTACGCAGAACATGGTCTTGGGCAGATCAGCACCTATGAAGCAAGCCAGATTGTAGATTTATTGCAGGATCAACACGCCGAAATTACAATGCTTCGTAAAATGCAGCCTGTAGTTTTAACTGGTGATAGTGTAAATAGCTTTGCTTTAGCAACAGAACTCTCTGAAACAAAAGCTAAATTGGATAAACTTAGCAAAGAGAATGATGCTCTAAAAGCCTATAAGAATTATTTTGCTGATTGTTATGGGCAAGGGTATGAGGTTGCCAACTACCATTTAAACGGAGATTTAGAGCCTCTGGATAGCTTTATAGATGGTGCTGAAGCAGAATATAATTCTGCATTAAGTAAGGAGGAAAATCATGTATGAGGAATTGGTAACACGATGCCATGCAAATGCTCGTAATGGTATTTCTGCTAAAGATATTGCTTTGCGAGAAGCTGCATATGCAATAGAAGAATTAGAAGCAAATTTATTTGATGGAGAGGGCGTAAATCTTGTGTCATATTGGCAGCAACAATGTCAAATTGCCGAAAATGGATTACAAAACGCATTAGAAGAATTGAGTCAGAAAGAATGTATGATTCTTGGTATTATGCACTCAGTTGATAAATGGCTGGACGGTAAGGAACTGGAACAGGATGAAGTAAACCGAGCTGCTACCATGCGTGAAAAGACTTTGCAAATCGTAGAAAAGAAAGACCGAGAGATCAATAATTTGCGTAATGAATTGGAGCGTATGAAATCCATTATGCGTGAGCATGGGATCATGACGATTCCAAGTGCAATTCCCGGAGGAAAATCATCTTGGAATGTGCCGTCCCGTGAGGGAGGATAAATAAATGACTCAAAAAGAATTTAATGCAGTAATGGTTCTTATAATTATAATTGGAATTCTCGCAACTATTATTGCATTGAAAGGTTGAAATATATGGCTGATTTACTCAAGAAATTATTGCCGTTCCAATCTGAATTTTCGCATCGCTATGCTTGTTGGGCGAATAATCATAATGGATGGGCAAAAATGAAAAAAGCCAACAAGAAATTAGCGAAAACAAGACTCAAAAGAGAAATTCAAAAAGAGATACAGGAGGAATTACGATCATGAATAATATTTTCATTCGAGGTCAGCGGCAAATTACTAATTTGGAACGCAAACTGAATCTACATAATGGTTCTATTGTTGTGCTGAAAAATCGCAATAAGGATGACTCAGTAGAAGCCATCTATTATGTAGTTTCATTCCGTGACAATAAGGGCAAATATGGTGGTGCAAATACTACGCAGTATTGTACGCTGCTTGATTTAGATACAGGCAAGTTTGCATTTGAGGAACGGTGCAGCCGTAGTACCACTGTACGCCGTGTTCTGCGTCATTTGCTCCGTTGTGGTTATACCATGCCATATAACCCTGATGCCACTGATGATGATTATCGTCTGTGTGAATATGATGTGGATGTTTACGAAAATGGTCAGTACAAGATGGAACTTGTATTGACTGTGTAACCCTCCGTGAGAAAGGAGAAACAATATGCTTTATTTTACTGGTGATGTTCATGGAAACATCAAAGGACTGTTATATCGGTTGGATAGAATGGGCATTCCTCATACTCCTGACCAAATTATTGTGCTGCTGGGTGATGTGGGTGTAAATTATTTGCAAAATACAGCCGATTATGTGAATAAAAAGCGTTTACAGGATAGCGGTAGAACTTATTTCTGTATTCATGGCAATCATGAAATGCGTCCTGAGAGCATCGCCAGTTATCAAGAGCAGTTAGGGAATTTTGGTATGGTCTATGTGGAGCAGGAGTTTCCTAATTTGCAGTTTGCTAAAGATGGCGAACTTTATGATCTGGAAGGTTATAAAACACTTGTGCTGGGTGGTGCATACAGTGTCGATAAATTTTATCGTCTGGAATGCGGCGCACGATGGTTTGCAGACGAACAGATTACACCAGAACGCAGAAAAGCTATTCTGGAACAAATAACAACCTTTGGGCAGTTGGATTTGGTTTTGTCTCATACCTGTCCCTATTCATGGCAGCCAACAGACTTATTTTTAAATGGTCTGGATCAATCTACTGTGGATAATTCTATGGAAAAGTGGCTGGAAGAAGTTGAGACTCACTTGAATTATCGTCACTGGCTTTTTGCTCATTTCCATGATGACCGAAAAATCAATAGCAAAGTTACTATGCTGTTTAATACAATTAAAAATATCAATCAAATTATGGAGGGATAACAAAATGATGAAGTACATTCTTGCCGCAACTGTTCTTGTGTATATCGTGCTGATTTTTATTCCCAAGATGAAGATCACAGTCAATGGTCAGCCTTCGGATAATTTTATTTATCGTATTTTTGGTGCTGCGGTACTGGCTCTGATTTTCTTTGTTGTAATTGGACTGCCGATTTATGCAGTTAGTCTGCTGTTCTAAAGGATTCAGGAGGTTATCATGAAAATAAAAATGCAAGTTGCCAATGGTAGTGCGGTTTATACTATGAAGGGCGAAGAAGATACTATTGAACAGGTTATTGCTCTGCTGAAAAATCCTGATGTAATTAGTATTACGGTTACAAAGCAAACACCAAACGAATATTTTAAATCTAAGAGAAAGGAAAATAGATATGGAACAGATTGCTAACTTAGCTATTCTTCTTTTGGGCTTTGCTACATTTATTTATGCTGTTACACGAACTGAATATGAGAAATGTGAGAAATGTGATCCAGAAGATTGTCAGTATTGTCCTTTCCCTCGTTGTGAAAATGCACCGAAAGATTTAACAAAGACGCAGCTTCGAAAGATGGATGGACAAACTGTAACTGTCGTTACGGATGATTCAGTATTTCCCGTTCAGATTTCGGTTCAGAATGGAGAGGTGTGGGTCATTAATCAGTTTGGCAGCTCTACTACTTATGATGATGTAAAAAAGCAGGGAGGAAAATTTTTTGAAAAAGTTTCTGATTAAGGCTTGACAATAACAAGAAATACAAGTATAATGTAAGTGTCAGTTGAAGAACTGATATTTAAATAACCTACATAACAAGAAATACAAGTAATTAAAGGAGCGTTTGAAATGAACATTGAAACCAAAGCTGGTATTGGCGATCAGGTATTTGTCCTGAAGAAGATTACCAGAACTGAATGCCCGATCTGTCGTGGCACTGGAAAGATTCGTTTGGGCAGTGCAGCACTTTATCAGGCAAATTCTCTGGACGAGGCGATGAAGCAGATTACCGATCAGATTGTTGAGTGTCTGGTGAATGATAACACGAAGGAGTATTGTTGCCCTGAATGTAATGGCTCTGGTACTGTTAAGGTTACTGGTCAGAAGAAATATGAGGTTATTCCTTGTAAGATTGCCGCAACTCATATTACTATCGGCGGTGATGGTACTGCTCCCAGCGTCAAGTATACCGTTATGGATCAGAATGGTCATGCTCGTATGATGATGGGAGATCAGTTCTTCACGGACGAGGAAGCGGCAAATAAGCAGTGTTTTATTTTCAATCTGGATCGTATGGATATGCCTCTGGCAGATATTAGAATCCCTTACAGCTTTGCTAAGACTATTCCTTGCAATGAGAAGCTGAATAAGCGTCTTGACGAGTGGCGTAGAAATCGTAAGTTTGATACTGAGATTTATGTGGATTCTGAAAATAACCTGTTCGATGGTTACACCGCTTATCTGATTTATAAGATGCTGGGCTATGAGACTGTTCCCGTGGTACTGTGGCCTTCCGTAAAGAATAACAAGGAGGAAAAGACTGATGCGGTTTCCGTTTGATAAGTACAAGTATTACCATAATGGTAATCAGGTAATTGCAGTTTCTACTTTTGCTGGAAAGACCGTTAAGGGTATTGCTAAGTGTGATCCAAACGATACTTTCTCTCTGAAAACTGGTAAACATCTTGCCGCTCTGAAGTGCAATAATAAAATTACCGCAAAGCGGCTCAAGAGAGCTGCCCTGCGGTATGTAGAGGCAGAAAAGGCTTTGGTTGCAGCGCAGAAACACGCCGAGCGCATGAAGCAGTATTACATGGATGCTAAAGCTGAAAACAAGGAAGCTGCCGAGGAACTGCTTAATCTTCTGATGACTGTTTGATCCATTTAAATTTCCCCCTCCATAGTCCTGAGCATGACTGAAACTGCTCAGGATGTGGCGGTATGGCTGAGTGGTTTAAAGCAACGGTCTTGAAAACCGTAGGCGGTGAAGAGCCGTCCGTGGGTTCGAATCCTACTACCGCCGCCACAAGACCATGTGAAATGATATATCATGGCTGGTTTACCGACTACGGTACGGAGAAGAGAATGGACATTTGGGTAACACTTTAGAGTGCGATGGTACTCCGTCAACAAAATCAAATCGAGCCAGTAAGAGGTAGTTAAATAGGCTAAACAAGCTGCGGTTCTTATAGTTTAATAGAGAAGAGCTATAAGATAACACACTTGAAGCGCAAGGCCATGCGCAGTCAACCATATCGTAAACCAGAACTGGCGGGACTAAGTAGGGGTTGACAGCGGTATGCGTCTACCGTTAAAGATACAAAGTGTCGGCGCATTTCATATCCGAGGCGTGGATGGACATACGAAAAAGTCTTGGTGAGGTTACTGGCAAACTTCGGTTTAGGTCAGAGTGTAGGATATGGATTGACATGATTACTGCTTGAGTTGATAAATTCGTTTCAGATCATTCTCCCAAGCAGTTTTCCGATGATTGCGTTTCCATTTTACATAGTCGTTCCAACGACATTCAGAAGCCTCGTGAGAAAGACCAAAAGTGATTTCAATGTCTTTTACAGATTTCACGCCCAGCATATCAAATAGAGGCATAGGGCAAAGGAAAGCTGCCGCAAAGTAATCTGCTTCAGCTTCCAGTTCTGGATTAGAGAGATTATTGAAATTGTGTTCTGCAATAAACGGCTCTGCAATATAAGGTAGATGGTTTAGCACCACATGACCGAGTTCGTGTGCCAGAGTCCAACGAATTCTGCCAAGTACATTGTTGTTAGCAGTAGAGGAATTGAACAATACAAGGTATCTGTCATTAGAAACATCGTAATGAGTGCAGCCGCTTTGACTTTCGCATAATAGGAAAACTTCTTGCAAAGAGCAATGGTTAATTTCAGAAAATGTTTTATATGTCATCAGTTTGCAGTTATTCATAAGCTGAAAAGGTTTGCGAGGATCAAGAGGAAATGACAAACCATCAAGGCTACGATAAATCTGCAAAATCTGGTTGCAAATATAAGCGTACCGAATCATCAGTATATCACCTCGAATATCAGTATAATATAATAGTTGTCCAATAAAGCGTACAGTTATTGATCATCGTCACGGAATGCGTAATCAAAAGCAATTTTTAACATCTGCATCATTCGTTCACGATCAACAGGTGACATTTTGGATTTTGCTCTTTGTAAAGTAACAATATCATTATCTCCCAGCAATTCATCAGCAGGAGTCGGAATGTCTGTAATTCCCAATAAATAGTCTGTGGTTACATTAAAATATCTGGCAATCTTCTGTACTTTATCAATGCCGGGTATACTGGTATCCTTCCATTTTTTGATAGTAGCGTTAGAAAACCCACATTCCTTTTCTAATCGAGTAATGGATATTTCTCTTGCATCACAGAGTTCTTCAATTCTCGTGTATAAAATGGAAGCCATAAAACACACTCCTTTGAGATAGTTATCTAAATTTTATGTTGACAATGAGAAAGTTATCTGTTATAGTATGACTTAGATAAAATTCTCATTACAAAGCAATTATAGAGGATATTATCTCGACTGTCAATACCAAATTAGGGAGGCTGTAAAATGCTTATGAATGGAATCAAAATGGAAGATTGGAAACTGCTGTCTTTCCTTGCCCTGTTAAGCGATTATGACTACTTTAGTATCCAAAAAGCGGACGAGCCTGTTTTTCATACAACGGGAATTGAGCGATCCTGTGGATGGGTTCTAAAATTCAATCGAAAATTTGCTACGCCTGTTTATTCCGATGGGGAACTCGCCTATGTTGCTGCCCTTAGCGAAACCGAATTTGATTGTCAAATCGGTATGTTTACATATCATATTCATGCTCTTCATAAGAAACCAAAGGCGATTCCTATTCGTTCTAAAAGGAACTGGCGCAGCGTTATGGATTTAGCTGATATTGAATATATCAATATTGAAAAATCGCAATACATCAAAGAACTGGATTTGCTGGTTCTGGTTGTCGATCCTTATAAGCTGGGCGAATTGACCGCTATCGAGGAAACTCAAATTAAACGCATTATTAATACTCAGCTTAATGGCAATGGAATTGCTATGCAGATGTGCCGTTCTATTTGTTTTGAGTGCAGATTGCATGATGTTAATCAAATCATCTATGCTGGAATGTACGATCTGGAAAACGCTGTTCCTGTATCCAGTGTTATGTTCTATAATAAGAATTTGAGTCTTTCTATGACTGATAAATCCGTTCAGCAGTGTGAATCCTTGTGGCGTTTGGCTAATATGATTTATAGCAAGAAATTTTCTTGATAATATTTTCTGATATGCTTGACAACTCTTGTTGAGCATGATATACTTATAACCAGAAATACAAGAAAGAGCTGCAAGGAGAAATGCGGTATGAAAAAGAATGTAAAGAGGGGAGATATTTACTATGCCGATCTAAGTCCGGTTGTAGGATGTGAACAAGGCGGTATTCGCCCTGTTATTATAATTCAAAATGATACTGGCAATAAACATTGCCCGACAGTAATTGTAGCAGCCATTACCTCTCAAATCAAAAAACCTCTGCCAACTCATATTGATCTTCCTGCAAAAGATAGTAATCTTTCTGTAAATTCCACGATTTTACTGGAACAGGTAAGAACTATTGATAAGACACGGTTAAAGAATTTTGTCGGAAGCGTTACTTTTGAAAAGATGGCAGAAATCAATAAAGCTATTTTAGTCAGTCTTGGTTGTCCTGTTCCAGCTTAATAACAAGAAATACAATAAAATGTCTTGACAAATATATTGTTATTTGGTAGAATGTTTAAGAGGTGATGATAATGCTTGATCTGGATTTAATCGAAAAGTATATTTCTGACACTTTTTTAAATAATTCTGATAACAACAAATACAAGCAAGAAACATTTAATATCATCAATAGGTTTTTCAATATGACCGATGTGGCCTATGACGATCTTACTCGACAGAATATGCTTGATATATATTCGCAACTTGCCATTATGAAGATGAATGTATTTCAGTCACATAAAAGCAAGATCAGCGATTTCATGAAGTGGATGTATGAAACAGGCAATGGTTCTATTAAGCCACTGGAAGAAATCAGAGAAATTTTCTTTGAGAATGTAGATCGTACAGCATTTTATGATACCTATTATTTTGAGAATCTTGCTGATCTGAATGGGTTAATGGAAGATGTATTTGGCAAGGATGTTTGTGATTTTTCGACATTTCGTTGCGCTGCTCTTCTTGTATGGCATGGTATTCCAGTAAAGCATTTGCCAGACATTCTCAAATCTGATTTTAAAGATGATGGGACAATTGCTGATCCGTTTACTGGTGAAGTATTTCATATTTCTCCAATGGTTATTCCGTATCTTAGGAATTATCGGGATGCAGATTCATTTGACTCTGGTAAATTTGGCGGTATGATTATTCCATATGCGCAGACACAGTATTTATTCCGTACCTATAAAACGGCTCATATGACTGATAAGCAACTGATTAATACAAGCAGTAACGCAATTAAAGCCGCAGCCGAAACAGGTAGAATTTTTCAGTGGGAACGCATTTACGATTCTGGTTTATACTACCGAGTTCATGAGTATGAAAAACTGCATGGTAATGTTAGTCGTAACGATTATGAACTTTTGCGTGAACTGTTTAAAATGGATCATATTGACCTAACAAAACAAAGACAGCGATATTATCTTTCTCAGAAGTTTGACGAATATCAGGAGTTCAAACGCTACAAATATTCGGATTAATCTGAATTTGTTTAAGAGGTTATGCCTCTTAAACATTACATAAATAACAAGAAATACAAGAATAACACGAAATAGTTTAATGGTAGAACGCCGCAATATGCGGAGATTTTGGTTCAAATCCAAAAATCGTGACATATCAAAATTCAAAGTTTATTGGAGGAATTTACTATGGCAAATCATGAAACTATGACGATTCACAAGGCTCTCGCAGAATTGAAGGTGCTGGATAAGCGCATCATTGATGCGATGGCGGCGGCAACTTTTGTTGTCAACAAGAAGAACAATCAGGAGAAGGTTCACGGTGTAACTCCTACTGCTTTTAACGAAGCAGCGTTTGCGTCCTATGATAAGATTACCGATCTGATTAAGCGGCGCAATGCGATTAAGGATGCTGTCAATGTGTCCAACTCTGTGACGAAGGTTGAGATCGGTGGCAAGACTTACACTGTCGTTGAGGCTATCGACAAGAAGAATCACGGTATGGCTTTCTATATGGAGCTGCGTGATCATATGACTGCCCAGCTTTCTCGTGCCAAGGCTGATTTGGAGAAGCAGAATTCCCAGCTTCAGCAGAAGGCAGAACAGTTCGTTACTGGTCTGATGGGCAATAAGGAAACGGCTGCTAAGAGTGAGGAATATGATACCAGTGTTAAGACTTATATTAAGTCTAATACGGTTGAGATGCTTGATCCTCTTGGCATTGAAAAGAAGATTGCGGAACTGGATGACATGATCAATGCGTTCATGCCTGAAGTCGATGCAGCTCTTTCCGTTTCCAATGCGCTGACTACGATCTCCATCGAATACTAACGGCAATATTTCATTCGCTGTTTGACGAAAACGATAAACCATAACACATCTGAGTTTTGGGGAACTTCTTTGATGAAAAAATAAATAAAAATTCCCCAGCCTAAAAATGAAATTACAGATGATTGTAATTCTATACATATAATATTGGATTATATTAAAAGAATTAATTTCTGATTATACACCGCAGAGATAGAGCGGTGATATTTCAGAAATACTAAAATCACTGTAAAGTTCAAGGCTCAAAGCCCAAAACTGAACGCTCAAGTTTCAAAGTTTACTTTTGAAGCAAAGTTCAAAGTATAGGCAGCAAAGACTAAAGATAGTCAAAAATCCTTGGGATATTGTTTTGGGAATTGTTATGCTTGTCCTTTCGTGAACAACAAGGCTGTCAAGCAGCGAATCAAATATAAAGGAATGTCTGAGTAATCGGGCATTCTGTTGAGGATTGTATTGCAGTCCTGAATAGAGTGTCCGATACAAGGGGAAGTGAAAGATTGCACAATGAGGTAATGAAATTTATTGACAGATTTACTTTGCGTGGGAAGTTAAGTGAGGTAATTACATCTTTTACTTGTGGATGTTGTTATTGGTTTGCATTTATCATGTGCAACCGTTTCCCTGAAGCAATAATGATGTATGATCCAGTTATCAATCACTTTGTAGCGCAAATTGATGGTCGGCTTTATGACATTTCAGGAGAAGTCACACAAAAGTACAAAGTTGTAAGATGGGATACTTATCCCGATGAACTGGAAAAGAAAAGAATCATAAGAGATTGTGTAAATTTTTAAGTTATCAAAAAGGAGAATGAAATATGGAACTTCGTATTGATCAGAATGTTTTAGACAGATTTCCCAGTTTGCATATCGTTCAGGAGAATGATGTTGTCACGGTGAAATTCGATGGAGAAAACAATTCTGATTTTTTGTTTCCTATGAATCTGCCCATGACTAATCTTGATCATATTTCTTGGCGTAGAGTGGATGAAATCGCAAAGACTGGTAAGGCCAGAGAATACTTTGCACTTGGCGCAACGAAAAAGGACTATATGAAGAATGGTTTCGTTGCTACATATCAGATTATTGGGTTTGATCATGATGATCTGGCAGATGATAGTGGTAAGGCTCCTATCTCTTGGGATATGGTTAGTCTTTATAAAGATGAAGCTGCCATGCGTAAGGATGGTAATTCTGTCTGGTGGAATGATGCTGACATTCGTTCTTTCCTGAATGGTGATTTCAAGAACAATGCGTCTGATGATCTTGCAGCCATTGTTAAGAAGGTTTGGAAGCAGAGTGCTGATCGTAATGGTAATATGCAAAAGACTGCGGATGAATTCTGGCTCAAGTCTGAGCAGGAATTGTATGGTCGCAAGTTCTGGTCTTATGGTGGTGAGGGTCGCTGGTATGAGTTTTATGCTCAGGAAAACATCAACTATTTCAAGTTGAATGTTGAAGGTGAACAGGAATGGCAGTGGTTGCGCTCTGTTAATGCGGACTACTCGTACTACTTCTGCTTTGTCAACACTTCGGGGAGTGCGAGCTACGACAACGCTTACTATTCGTTTGGGTTCGCCCCGGCCTTCTGTAACTGAGTTAATCTGTTCATCCTAACATCTCTATTCAAGGCGAAAGCCGAGAATGAGATGTGACGGATGAACCTACCAAGTAAACCAAATACAAGAGGTAAGAATATGAGAGTATTACTGTTAATGCGTGGTGCGCCCGGTGTCGGCAAAACCACATTTATTAAGGAAAACAATTTGGAACAATTTGCTCTGTCTGCTGATGAAATTCGTTTGCTGTGTCAATCTCCTGTGATGACTACCAGTGGAACTTTTGGTATCAGTCAGGATAATGAGAAGAAGGTCTGGTCACTTCTGTTTCAAATTTTGGAGGCCAGAATGCAGCGTGGCGAGTTTGTTGTCATTGACGCAACGAATTCTAAAACCGTTGAAATGAATCGCTATAAGACGATGGCACAGACCTATCGCTATCGTATTTATTGTGTTGATTTTACTGATGTTCCTATGGAAGAGTGTAAGCGTAGAAATCTGACTCGTCCTGATTATAAGCAAGTGCCAGAAGAAGCGATTGAAAAAATGTATGCTCGTTTCGCAACACAGCAGATTCCTACTGGTATTGTGAAGCTGCGTCCTGATGAACTGGATCGTATCTGGTATAAGCCTATGGATTTTTCCAACTATAAGAGAATCCATCATATCGGTGACATTCACGGCTGTAATACCGTCCTTCAGGAATATTTGAAAGATGGTTTGAAGGATGACGAACTCTATATTTTCTGTGGTGATTATATTGATCGTGGTGTAGAAAATATTGAGGTTATCAATTTCCTTTACAGTATTATGGATCGCAAGAATGTGATTATGCTGGAAGGAAACCATGAACGCTGGCTTTGGTATTGGTCACATGGCGGTACTGGTAAATCCCCTGAGTTTGAAAAGGTAACTCGCCGTCAGCTTGAGGCGGGGGGGCTTGATACTAAGGTTGCTCGAATGCTGTATAGGAAGTTTGGTCAATGTGCTTATTACAAGTATCATGAAAAGACTGTTCTCGTAACTCATGCTGGTTTGAGTTTTATTCCTGAAAATATGACTAAACTGGCAACTGAGCAGATGATTCGTGGCGTTGGTCGATACAGCGATTATGTAGATGTAGCACAGACTTTTGACCGTATGGCAGCTCCTAATACTTATCAGGTTTTTGGTCATAGAAATACTCGCAATCTTCCTATCAAATTATCCGAGCGTTGCTTTAATTTGGAAGGTGCAGTAGAGTTCGGCGGTGATCTTCGTGTGGTTGTACTGGATCAAGATGGTTTCCATCCTGTGTATGTAAAGAATAAAGTATTTAAAACAGGAGAGGAAACTGAGGTAGCAGCTTATACCGAACAGGAACTTGATGTGATGGAATTAGTCGATCAAATGCGTAAGAATAAATACATCACAGAAAAGAAGTATGGTAACATTTCCTCTTTTAATTTCACCAGAGAAGCATTCTACGATAAAAAGTGGAATAAGCAGACAACTAAGGCAAGAGGTTTGTTTATCAATACCGAGAACGGCAGAATTGTGGCTCGTTCATATGACAAGTTCTTTAATGTGAACGAAATGCCTGAAACCAAGTTTGATATGCTTCAGCATAAGTTAAAGTTCCCTGTAACCGCTTATGTAAAAGAGAACGGTTTCCTTGGTATGGTGTCCTATAATCCTGATACAGATGATTTCTTTATCTCAAGCAAGTCCGATCCGCAGGGTGATTTCTCAGCCTATATGCGTTCCATGTTCTATCAGGTTGGAAGAAATCTGGATGAACTCAAGGACTACATGAAGCATAATGATGTAACTTTCGTATTTGAATGTGTTGATATGGAAAATGATCCGCACATTATTAAGTATGATAAGTCAAGATTGTTCTTGCTGGATGTAGTAAAGAATAAAATGCAGTTTGAAAAGCTGCCTTATTCTAAGCTGGTTCAATTTGAAAAGTTTGGATTTGAGATTAAGAAGAAAGCAATTCAGATTGATAACTGGACAGATTTCTATAACTGGTATACAGAAGTCAACGCAGAGGATTATTTGTATGACGGTAAGGAAATCGAAGGCTTTGTGATTGAGGATAGCGTGGGCTATATGATCAAGCTGAAACTCCATTATTATAAGCTGTGGAAGCATATGCGTTCTGTTGCTCATTCTGTTTTCCGTAGCGGTCATTATCGTTATACTGGTTCATTGCTCACTCCTATGGAAAACCAGTTCTATGGTTTTGTAAAGGAACTCGCCAATGATGAAAACCATCCTACCAATATCATTGAGCTGCGAGATTTATTTTTTGCGTCTGTTATTAAAGACGCATAACAAGAAATACAAGAACGAGAGGTAAATAGATGAATACAGGGGTCATGTTCAGCACTGGAAATAACAACTGGTCTACACCTCAGTCGTTCTTTGACAGATTAAATTCAGTATTCCATTTTACACTTGATCCTTGTGCTGATGATACGAATCATAAATGTGATCAGTATTATACGGAACAGGATGATGGTCTTACGAAAAATTGGGGGGGCAAACAGTTTTTTGTAATCCTCCATATTCTCGTAAGACAAAACATAAAAGTGGTCAGGAAGATTGGATTGAAAAATGTTATCGTGAGAGCAGAAAGAATGACATTACTACTGTAATGCTCATTCCTGCTCGAACCGATACAAAAGCACAACATGATTTCATTTTCCCAAATGCAAAATATGTTTGTTTTGTCAAAGGACGATTGAAGTTCAATCAGAAAGATGCAGCTCCGTTCCCCAGCGAAGTTGTAGTCTTTACAAATAAAGATTTTGACCAGCAGATTAATACACTAACTGATTTGGGAAAATGGATTAAACTAAAAGATTGAGGTGACAATTATCAAATATGTAGGCTCAAAAAGCCGCATTGCCAAACATATTGTTCCGATTATTCAATCTTACATAGATAATACCAGCGCAAATTTTTACTTAGAACCGTTTGTCGGGGGGGCAAATGTTATTGATAAAATTTCTTGTGATAGAAAGATTGGATATGACATTAATCATTATCTGATTGAACTATTCAAGAATAGAGATCGAATTGCATTTTTGCCAGATGAAATTACGCAAGAGGAATATGTAGCAGTAAGAAAATCATATCAAATGCAGGATGGTAAATATCCTGATTGGTATATTGGAGCCGTTGGTTTTCTTGCGTCCTATAACGGAAAATTCTTTGGTGGCAGGGCTGGCATTGTCAAAACCAAAATCGGCACATATCGGAATTATTATGACGAGGCAAAGCGGAATGTAATTACGCAGCTTCCCAATTTACAGGATGTGGAGTTTGCCGAGGCAGACTATCGAACTCTTGACTTGGATTGTTTTCGTGGCGGTGTAATCTACTGTGACATTCCTTATAAGGGAACGACTGGATACGAAAACGATTTCGATCATGATGAATTCTGGAAATGGGCAGAAAAAGCGTCAGAAACGAATATTGTTTTGGTATCAGAACAGCAAGCACCAGAGAATTGGAAGTCTATTTGGTCGCAACCAGTGAAAAGAACATTGGATAATGCGTCCAGACAAAATATCACAGAGAACTTGTTTATTTTAAATACATAACAAGAAATGAAAGGAGAGAATATTCATGACTGCAAAAGAGCATATCAGTAGAAAATGGATTGTTTTGTGCTTTATGATTATGGCATTTGCGACAATTCTAACTTGTTGTTCATTTCAACATTGTCCAGTTCCAGTACCGATTTAAGAAAGGAGAAAGATGATGCAACCGATTTTTCCTGAGTATATCCAGTTTTTAAAGGACAACGGTTGTGCAGTTGATTGGTTTAAAGAGGAAACTTTCTGGCTTGATAATAATATTGTAAAAGCCTTTAGACGGGGGGGGCAAGTAGTTTCCTTATTCCGAATTAGTGTTGATGATCAATTAACTGTCACAATGAAAAAGCACAAGCAGAACAAAGATTATGCGGATTATGAAACATGGAAAGAAACCATTGAACGCAATCGTGAAAGAATACAGCAGCTTGAAAAGAGCAGCATTGAAATGCTTCGTGCAAACTGTCTTTATTCTGGCAGACGAATTATCAACACAAATTCTACTGGCAAAGACAGCATGGTAGTAACTCATTTGGCACAAAAGGCTGGACTTGATTTTGAAACATATTTCAATGTCACAACCTTGGATGTTGGAGAGAGTAACCGTATGGCAAAGCGCAACGGTTTTAAACACATCCTGCCCGATCCGAAATATGGTGGCTTTTATAAGTATATCCAGCGTTATGACGGGGGGGCAATCAAATGATACCAAGTAGATTGAACCGTTTCTGTTGTGAATATTTTAAAGAAAAACCTACCATTGATTATTTCCCTGATGATGAAAAGTTGATTTTTCTGTTTGGTATTCGTAATCAAGAAAGTAGTCAGAGATCAGCTTATGAGGACATTACAAAAAATCCACAATGGGGAGATAGAGATTGGATTGGTATATTACCTATTCGTCAGTGGTCAGAGTTTGATGTATGGCTTTATATTCTTGATGAAGGAATTGAAATTAATGATAAATACCGATATGGATATAGTCGTGTTGGCTGCGGTATAGCTTGTCCTTATTACACGAAATATACATGGGTATTAGATAAATACTGGTATTCATCATTGTTTAATCGTTGGAGAAATATCCTAAAAAATGACTTCATCAATAACAATAAATGGTTAATTATGAATTGCACTATTGAGGAATATGTCACAAAAGCATGGACTGGTGGTGTATATCGTAATGAACCAACAGAAGAAGTAATCCAAGAATACGCAACTTATTCAGGTTTGGATTTAGAAGTTGCCAGAAAATATTTCAACCGATATTGTACTAATGGTTGCATTAATAAACGCCGCCAACCGATGAAAATCAAAGACAAAAATGCACTGGCAATGAACATGAAAATGTTTGGACGCAGCACAGAAAAATTTCTTTGTAAGAAATGCTTGATGAAACAATTTGGCTGGTCACAAGAGGATTGGGATAATCAAGTTCAACAGTTCAAATCTGAAGGTTGTAAACTGTTTTAGGAGGGCATATGAGAATTTATTACGCTCACCATACATGGAAATATGGAACACCCATTGAAGATTATGAGATGCAAGTCATCAGAGATTGTTTCGAATATGAGGACGGATTTGAAATCGTAAATCCTAAAGATGCTCTTCCGCAGGATATTCCTGAGAGCGAAATTATGAAAAAGGCTTACGATATAATCTTAGATTGCGAAACTCTTGTATTCTCAACGGTATCTGGTTTAATCGGACAGGGCGTATTTAACGAAGTAATTTTTGCTTTGAATAATGATATTCCTGTATTTTGCTTAACAGGATGTGATTGTTATCAAATTCAGATGAATACATTCTGTCACGAAATTATTTTTGATGGGGATAACCGGGTATATGCCTTAGTTAAAATTCCCCATGAATACGAGGACGATTTTTAATGAAGATTCTATCAATCTGCGGAGGTTTGGAAACTGGATACCTTGCTTTGCAGGAACTTGGGATTCCAGTTGAAGAATATCATACATATGAGATTTTTGCTCCCGCTATTGAATTAAGCAAAAAGCATTTTCCGAACATCGTTCATCATGGAGATGTAATTGGAGCAGATTTCTCACAGTTCAAAGGTTTTGATTTGGTTATGGCTGGTACTTGCTGCCAGAGTCTATCGGTTGTTCGGCAAGAAAATAAAGATGTATGTTCTGGTCTGAAAGGAAAGTCTGCAATCTTCTATGAATTTGCACGAGCGATTGAGGAAATCAAGCCGAAATGGTATTTGTTAGAGAATGTCATTCCTAAGCAGAAGGCAGATGAAAATATCATCACTGCTAAACTTGGGGGGGCAAGCCTTTAATGATTAACTCTGCTGATTTCTCAGCACAAGAGAGAAAGCGTTTGTATTGGACGAATATTCCAATCGCAGAGTTGCCAAATCATAATACATTGGTTTTGCGTGATATTATGGTAGATCATGTTCCTGCAAAGGATTATTATGATAAGCCTTTTACCTATCACGGTGATGATAAGCGAGTGATCGCAACATTACAGGTAAATACACATGATTTACTCAAGCGTGTGTATAATCCTGATTTTAAATGCGCAACATTGACCTGTGTAAATGGTGGTTATCAGGAAAAGAAAGTTTGGGATAATGGTCGTATTCGTAAGCTGACACCAGTTGAATATGAGCGTTTGCAAACTCTGCCCGATGGTTTTACCGAAGGATACAGTGACAATGTACGCCGTTCCTTATGTGGAAACGGCTGGACAAAAGAGGTTATAAAGCATATTTTTAAAGGCTTAATAACAATAAATACAAGTAAAGGAGTATAGCAAAATGTCAAGCGAAAATCAGACCAAGAATGTTGAAATTGGAAATACACCAAATGAGAACACTGCTGCTGAAAAGCCCAAGTCTGAATGGGAACAGGTGCTTGAAACTATGATGCGCCGAGCATATCTGAATGGTTTATCTACTGGTATGAAAACTATGTGTGGCTCTATTCTGAGCAAAATGAATGAGTGCCAGAAGCAGAGAATGAATCCGCAGAAGCAGCTTATTGAGTTGCGCAGATGGTGCAATCATTGTTTGGCTAAGGTAAGTGAGCCGCCCAAGACTGAGGAAACAGAAAATAAGACAGAAAATCAGGAAAATCAGGAAGGAGAGAAGTCCGAATGAGAAAGGTACAGGTTCAAAATATTTTGACTGAAAAGGAAACACAATTGAATTCTTTGGTTAAGGAATCAACTGATGCCGTTTCTTTGATTACAAACACTATCAATCGTTTGGAAACTGTCAATGAGCAGATTCATGAAAAGAGCGAAGAAATCAGTACATATCGTGCTGAACTGGATCGCATTCAGGGGTCTATGGATCAGCAGATTGCTCATAATGAAAAGATTATTGGTAAGTTTAAGAGTTTCTTGGAGGACTAATGGATAATAAGCGAGATTTCTTTGCGGAAGAATTATCACTTATTCGTACCGAATATATCAAGAAATTTCTTGAGTATTGTATCGACAATTTGCCAGACTATTTCTTCCGTGTAGCCGCATCATCCAGCGGCAAATATCATCCTGAGTATGCACTTGGTAATGGTGGTTTGTTGCGTCATACCAAAGCAGCAGTACAAATTGCCAATGAACTGTTCAATCTTGATATGTTCAAGTTCGATGAAGAGGAACGAGATTTAATGTTAGTTGCTCTTATCCTTCATGATGGACAGAAGCAAGGCAAACGGGAAGGCAATACAGTTTTCGATCATCCTCTGTTGGCGGCTGATTTTGTAAAGCAGTGTCATATCGAAACTGGTTTGATCAGTGATGAACAGATGAATTTTCTGTATGACTGTATCGCAACGCATATGGGTCAGTGGAATACCGCACGATATTCAAAGGTTGTGCTGCCTACCCCTAAGACTAAATATCAAAAATTCGTACATTTATGTGATTATCTTGCGAGTCGTAAGTTTCTTGAAGTGAATTTTGACAAAATCTATAAAGTTTAAGGAGAATTGAAAATGAGTTATCAGTCCAGATTTAGTTTTTGTGGAACCCCTGTGATTCCCAAGCAGAAAGCAGATACTAAGCGTCCTTTCTGCAAAGAGATTACCAAGAAAGATGAAAAGACCAAGGAAACCAAGAAGATGCTGTCCATGACATTCGGTATTAAAGAAACTGATATGAACATGGCTTTTGTCGAGGCTTTTGATAGCCAGCAGAAGGTTATCAAGACAATGGATACCGACAATGAGAAGCTGGATGTTGATTGGGATGATCGTTTTGACGAAGATATTATCTCTAAGGTTGCCAGCTATCGTAAGTATATTGTTGATCTTGGCGATGATCACGGCGGCAGACAGGAGTTTATTACTGCCTATGATATGATCGAGCATCTGCGTGAATATTTGCCCGATTATAATGGTCGAGTGGTTGTTACAGGTCAGTTTACTCGTGATTGGTATGCTAAGAAGAAGATGTATTTTTCAAAGTTCCGTGTCCAGAATGTATTTGCAGCTCCCGAAGAGCGTAAGAACCGTCTGCTTCTGACGATGGATTTGTTCTACAACAAGGCAAGTCTTGATGACAGCGATTTTGACGAGAGCAAGAAGATGACCTTGGATTGCTATATTGAGCAGTATATCAATAAGGACGAGGGTAGAAAGTATGTCCCTATTCAGGTTGTATTCTCTGGTGCAAAGTATGATCTTGAGAACGAAAAGCATAAGAAGCTGTTCGATTATAAGATGAAGTATATCAAGGTCAAGAACAAGAACATGGTACATATTCCTTGGGAAATCGTGCTGCTCCGTGGCGCAGAAGAAGCAGAATTTGACGAGTCTATGCTGACTGATTCTCAGCGTGAACAGGTCGAGTTGGGCATCAAGACTGTTGATGATTTCCGTCCAAAGGGAAATGTCTATGGTGATCGTATTGATGAATTCCGTTTGTTCGAGCCTAAGCTGGAAGGTGATTATGCCGATGGCGTTCTGGAATGCGATGATACCGCAGACGAGTTTGAGGAAAAGATTTATGTTCCTGCTCAGGACGAAACGATGGAGGAAGCTAAGAAGAATTCCAAGTCCAGTTCTAAGGCTAAGAAGGACGAGGACGAGGATGACGAGCCTCCCTTTGACAAAGATGATGATGACAAAGACGGCGTAGACGAAGAAGATTTGTTCTAAGGAGGTAATAAATAATGGCAAGAAAGTTTGGAGAAAAGCGTGAGATTTGCATTGACCCTCTCGCTTACAATATTGGTCTGATTGGTGAAAGTGGTATTGGCAAATCCACTGTCATTAAGGAAGTTTGTGAAAAACTGGTTGGCGATGACGGTTATATTGCTTTGGACATTGGCAAGGAAGATGGTCATGACGCTATCAATGGCATCGTGTCCGCAAAGATTCCTGATTGGGCTACTTTCAAGGAGTTCTGTGATGATGTAATTGAAAACAAGCTGACGGATTATAAGGATTTGCGTGTTATTGTTCTGGATACATTCGATCAGTTGCTTGAAATTACTGAACCTGAAGTTATTCGTATGCACAATCGAGCAAATCCTGATAAGCCCAAGATTACTTCTATTAAAGCAGCTTTCGGTGGTTTTATGGCTGGCGAGGATAAGGCTATTCAGCTTGTGCTTGATAAGCTGTGGGAACTGAAGGCAGTCGGTGTTTCTTTTATCGCTATCGGTCATACCAAGAAGAAGGATGTTGATGATCCTATTACTGGTGAGTCTTATTCCATTCTGACTACTAATATGAGTCAGCGTTATTTCAATGCGCTCAAGACAAAGCTGCATTTCCTTGGCGTTGCTTATATTGATCGTGAGATCGTAAAGCAAAAGACTGGTAAGAAGAATATTGTTACTAAGGAAGAGGAAGTTAAGGGTAGAGTTCTGAGTGAATCCCGCCGCATCTCTTTCCGTGATGATAATTACAGTGTTGATTCTAAGTCCAGATTTGCAGATATTGTTGATGAAATTCCTCTGGACGCAGATGCCTTTATTAAGGCTTTGAAGGACGCTATTTTGGCAGAACACAGTAAGGGAAGTAAGTCTGTTGAACAGTCTGAAAAGGAACTGAAGGAGGCTCGTAAGCAGAAAGAGAAAGAGTTGGCTGAAAAGCAGAAGGCAGATGCCGTTAACAAGATTGACGAGGAACGCAATGCCGAACTGCTTCAGATTATTCAGAATAAATTCCCTGATGCAGACGCAGCTACGAAAAAGGCCGTCAAGGAAATTATGAAGAAGAATGATATGCCTAATTTCAAGAATGTGGATGATGTTCCTACCGCAGTTTTGGATGAAATCGTGAATGTTCTGAATCAGGAGTAACATAATGGAGGAAATCAGTTATGGCGAGAAGTTGCAAATGTGCAATTACTGGCGAAATCGGCACAACTGATACCTTTATCAAGATTGGTTCCAAATACTATAAGAGCCAAGAAATATATGATGCTGACCAGCGTAAGAAAGAGGCTTATAAGCAGTTAGTTGATTATATTTGTAGGGAGTTTTTGGGGTATGGAAACGGGCAACCGTTTCCCCCCATTCTTCCTAAGAAAATTAAGGAACTGTCTTTTTACAGTAATGAAATCATTTTAGAAACTTTTAAAGAGTGTGCAGATGACATTCATTATTGGCTGGAACATAAGCAGTTCTCTAATGAATATGGCAAAATTTCTTATATGTTTACCATTGTAAAAGGTCATATTGCCGATGTTGCCAAAAAAGAAAAGAGAATGGCTGCATCAAATGAACAAGTAAAAAACAACATGATTGAATGTGGCGATTTATCCAGCATTGGCTCTAAGAAGCAAGGTAAGGATATTAGTCGTTTTCTCATTGATGATGAATTTTAAGGAGGTAATAGTTTGAATTGGAAAGAGTATCCTGATGAATTAATCAAAGGTCGAGAGAGCGCAGAAGCCACATTCATTTTTTGCCTTTGGAAGCAACCTGATCTATACGATGATTTTCCGAGAGTAAACGCCGCAGATGATGAAACGCTTAAAACAGAAGATGGAATATTTTATTTTTCTTTGGGTAGACAAATGTTCAATCAAGGTTTTAGGTCTTTCGATAATGTGACGATTTACACATTTTTAGAAAATAAGCCAACAGTCAAAAAGCATTTTGATGAATTAGGTGGTTATAAAACTGTCAGTGAACTTTGCTCTCTGGTTAATGTAGAAAATATTGATGCCTACTACGACAAGATTGCAAAAATGAATACGCTGATGACTTTATATGATAAGGGGTTCAATGTTCTTCCTAATATTGATCGCTTTGCAAAAATGACTAATCAGGAAGTTTATGATTATTATGATTACATTTTGAATAGCGTTAGTATTAAAAACACACATGACATTGACATTGAAACGCTGGAAATTGATGATAAGTTTTTGAATGAATGTAATGATGGTTCTGCTCAAGGCATTAGCTATGGTAAAAACTGTCCGATTCTGAATTATCTTACTCTTGGTACTCCCCTTGGCGATATGTATATGTTCGCTGGACATTCTGGTGTTGGTAAAACCAGCTTTGTTTTTGAGAATATGATCATTCCTATGACTGATGATGGCGTAAAATGCGCTGTAATCAGCAATGAGCAAAGGTCAAAAGATTTTAAGCAGCTCTTACTTGTTCATATTCTGACCAATGATCTTGATTATTGGGGCTTAACTCGTAAAAAACTGAAGATGGGCAAATTCACAGATGAACAGTGGGAATACTTACGCAAAGCAAAACAAATTTCCAGAGAAAAGTATTCTAATATTCAGTTTGTCAAATTATTTGATAACGATATGAATAAAGTCAAGCGTATTATCAAAAAGCTGGCAAAGCTGGGGTATCAGACAATCATGTTTGATACCATGAAATCTGAGGACGAGATTGACGAGGCTATGTGGCAGCAGTTACTCATTCACAGTCGCAAACTGTTCCAGATTACCAGTCGAGAAAATATCTCTCTGATTTGTACTTACCAGCTTGCGCTTCATACTTTAAATAAACGGTATCTGGATGCAAGTTGTTTGTCCAATGCAAAACAAATTAAAGAAGTTTTCTCCGAGATGGTATATTGCCGTCCATTGTGGGACGATGAATTCCCCGGAGAGAAATTTGATGTAAAGCCATATCAGTTGAAAAAGGATTCCAGTGGTAAATATTCCAATGTTCGTGAATCGGTTCAACTTGATAGGGATAAAAAATATATTATTGCGTTTTTGGACAAAACCAGAAACGATGACGATAAAATTCAAGTCCTCTATGAATTTAACGGACGCTTTAACCGCTGGCGTGAAAAAGGTTATTGTTCCGTATTCAATGAGCATAAGTGAGTGATAATATGGAGCATTTAACATCCCAACAGCAAAAACTGGTTGAGGATAATCACAATTTAATTTATAGTCTGGCATACAAAAAGAATATCAATTTGGATGAATTCTACGGCGATCTTGCTATTGGACTATGTAAAGCGGCTCTTGCATTCGATGAAAATAGAGGTAAGTTTTCAACACTGGCTTATACATCTATGTATAACGAATATAAGATACGCCTTAGACAGATCACAGCAGAAAGAATAGTTCCACAAGATAAGATTTTGTCGATGGATGTTCAAATACAATCTGAAGATTCCGATGGAACTACTACTTTTGCAAATTTAATTCAAGATGAAACCGTTCAAATTGAACAAGATGTAGTTGCAAAACTTACATACGATTCATTAATGAAAAAGTTGAAAGATGATGAACGAGTTATTCTTGAAATGTTAATGGATGGAGTAAACCAAACTGATATTGCAAACCATTTCGGTTTTAGTAAACAGTATGCCAGTGTTAAAATCCAAAAAATTCGTAATAAATTATCTTATATGCAATGAATATAGGAGGAAAAGATAATGAAACATTGGAAGCCTATTTTAATTATTGCTGCTGCGGCATTTGCCGTAATTGTATTGGCAGTATTTTCATTTCAGGGGACACAGAACAAGGCAATTTCTCTTGAGGAACAGATTAGCACTGCCCAATCAGAAATTAAGGTACAGGAAAAGCGTAGAGCAGACTTGATTCCCAATCTGGTTGATTGCGTCCAAGCCTATGACGAGCATGAATATCAGACTTTAATGGATGTGATCAATAGTCGTGGTAGTTCGTCTGATGAAAGTGTTCAGGAAATTCAAACTATGATTCAGGCTGTGGCTGAGGCTTATCCTGAATTGAAAAGCAGTGAGAATTATCGTGAGTTAATGAACGAACTTGCTACCACTGAAAACCTGATTGCAAATTATCGTAGTAATTTTAATACATGGGTTAAGAGTTATAACCAGTATGTCAGAAAGTTTCCCAATAAGCAGATTCTTGGATTCCTTGGATATGAAATTATCAATTATGAATATCTGAACTATGATGTTTCTTCCGATGCTCCTACTAATCTGTTTGATTAATTGGTAAATGATATGAAAATCACAAAACGAGAAGTGATTTTCAGTGTAGTTATTGTTTGTCTGATGCTTGTATTTGGCATCATGATTTCAGGTAAGATTAGTGATAGCCTGATGAACCAGTATCAGGAATATAATACTGCACTGCAAATCGACAATGATTCAAGTCTGTTTGAATATGGGATGCGTACTAATATTGGCAACGCTTTTGTATACGGAGAATTAGCTGCCGTAAACTCTGTTACATATCCAGAAATCGGTGGCGAATATGCCTCTGCTACGAAAGTCACGGAGCGTTATACACAACATACGAGAACAGTCACAAAAACGAGAACAGTAAATGGCAAAACGGAAACATATACGGAAACGGAAACATACTGGACATGGGATGAAATTGATCGAGATCATGTCCATGTTTCCACAATTCAATTTCTTAATAGAGAATTTCCGTATGGAACAATTGACTACTTTCCAGAAAGTTATATCACAACTTTAGATGCAGGATTTCATTTGAGGGATGTGTATTATGGATCGGCTTTGCTCTATGAAGGAACACTTTATGCCAATCTTGCTGATAATACAATTACGGAAACATCTTTTTATTGTGATAGAACAATCAATGAAACGATTGAGCATTTAGAAACAGAATGGCAGCTTGTGTTATTTTGGGTATTCTGGATTGCTTTAACTGGATTTGTAGTGTGGGGATTTTATTACATAGACAATAGATGGCTTGAATAAATGAGAAACAGAAACGGAGGGAGATATTATCGTAAATGCGTTATCGTTGACGAACTACTTATCAAATAATGTAGATGCGTGTATTTCCCTCCTTGAAAATATGGGATATACGCAGATCACATATCGCCAACAAAAAAATGAGCTGCGCTTTAGTCGTGAAGAAGGTCTAAACCCAACCGCTATGCGATTAAAACTGGATACCTTAAAGTTTGATGGCTTTTCCATCAATGCGCATGGCAATTTATTTTCTCTTGTTATGCAGACTCAAAAATTAACTTTTCCAAAGGCATTGCATTATATCGCAAAAGAGTTGGGTTTAGAGAAAAGTCAGTTTAGTGGTAAAATTCGTTACCCGTTTTCTGGATTCTATAAAGGATTAATGCGAGAAATCAATGAACCAGAATACGCTATGCAAACCTATGATGAATCTGAACTTGATGAATATCTTGGTAAATATAATTTGATGTTTTTCCGAGATGGTATCAATTTTCAAACACAGGAATTTTTCAAGGTTGGCTTTGATTTAGAGAGTTGCCGTATCACTGTTCCAGAATATACATTGGATGGCAAACTATGCGGTATTATGGGCAGATTGAACGATACAAAATGCTCCAAAGATGAACGCTGGCTTCCTATCATACCTTGTTCTCGCAGCCTTACATTATACGGATACCATTATAATTATGACTTTATTCAGCAAAAAAATATTGTAGTTATTGGCGAATCTGAGAAGTTTGTTCAACAGCTTCATTCAATGGGGAGTAGGATCGGACTTGCTACTTGCGGCTGTGATATAAGTGATGTTCAAGCTAAATACTTAAAGTCGCTCATGACGAAAAAGATTGTCCTTGCTTATGATGAAGGTCTGGAAGAGGACAATGTAAGAATGCAAGCCGAAAAATTGATACTGGATAATGCGGTATTCAAAAATAAAGTAGGCTACATTTATGATAAAGATAATCTCATTCTATCAAAAGGCAGCAAAGCAAGTCCTTCCGATTTGGGACGAGATGCGTTCTTAGAATTAATGCAAAATCATGTCGTATGGCTTTGATAACAAGAAATACAAGGTGAACATATGGAATTTTTCAAAGGTATTCGATTATATCTTAAAGATAAAGAAACTGGCTTACTTGCAATGAAATTTGTATGTCAAAACTGCGGGAAAGAAATGGATGAACCAGAACAATATCGTATTCCATGTTCGTGCGGTGTGCCTATTATTCCAAAGACAATATTTTATTGCAATGAATGTTACAACGGAGGAAAGAATAATGGCAAAACGAGATAAAGACCCAAGACTACAAGAACTATTCAAGTCTGGAAAGGCTGTTTATAGCATTTCTAAATGTAATACAATTGAAGAATGTTTATTCGAGGCGTATAACACTTACATTCTCCATAAGAAAGGTATCAACGGCATTTATGGAGTTCTTGGTACAAAAATTCATGATAAACTTCAGGAAATTATTGAAGGAACGGCAACCGAGGCAGAATTGCCCGATGTTTTGAATCAAGAACTTCTTGATTTAGAAATGCTTGGGATCGAGTTCCCCAAGGATTTCAAGGGTAATGATACAATTCGAAATAATTGGGTAGCTGATATGAAACATTTCTGCCAGACATTTAAAGCACCATCTGGCAAGTTTACTACTGAGGAATTAGTCATCTATCCTCTTTCTGAAGATCGTTATGTTCAGGGTTATATTGACTTGATCCGTCATAATCCTGATGGAACAATTTCTATTTACGACTGGAAAACATCTACTGATTTTAAGGCTGCTGACTTACTCCATCATGGTAGACAGTTAATCTTTTATGCGCTGGCAAAAGAGCATGATGGATTTAAGGTTCGTGATGTTTCTTGGATTATGCTAAAATATTGCGAAGTTACATTTATGGGTAAGAAACGAGCCAATTCAAAAGAGAAATCTAAAATTACAAAGGTCATTAGTCGTGGCAAGCTGATCAGTGAACTTCGTAACCATATCGAATATGATTTGACAGAATTGGGTTATGACGAATTGGATATTGAGTTCATGATCAAGACTGCGTTGGATAATAATTCTTTTGATAGTCTGCCTGAAGAAATCCAAAAGAAATATGTAGTTAAGCCTTATGTGAGAAAGTATGATTTGACAGATGAACTCAAGGCAGAGGCGGTAAATTATCTGAATGATATGGCAGATAAGTTTGAAGCACTCGATCCAGATGATGAATCTCAGTGGCCTCCACGCTCTTTTATCAAAATTAATAGTAAGGGCAATGAGTCTGAGGATACATTCTTCTGTAATAACCTTTGTAATTTCCGAAATAGTTGTGTTCACATTAAGCGTTTCAATGAGCAGCGTATGCTTGTGAAACAGGAAAAAGACGAGGACGAAAATTTATTTTAACAAATAACAAGAAATACAAGGTGAGATATATGAAGTATTGTTTGCAAGTAAGTTTCATTATGGATGATACAAATGATGATCAGAATGAATTAATTGAGGAAATTAGAAACGAAGTTTCTGACACTATTTCAAATTATTCAGATACATGGAAACCAAATATTAAAATTTGGGAAGAAACATAAGGGAGGTGAATAAATGCAAAACTATCATAGACATACATCATATAGTAACATCTATGTTGCCGATTCTGCTGCCGTTAATGAAGATTATGCAAAAAGAGCAGTAGAACTTGGTCATAAGGTAATTTGTAGCTTGGAACATGGATGGGCTGGTTACTATTTTGAAGCATACGAACTTGCGAAAAAATATGATCTCAAGTTTATTTTTGGTTGCGAAGCCTATTGGGTAAAAAATAGACTTGAAAAGGATCGTACCAATGGTCACATCGTTCTATTGGCAAAGAACGAAAATGGTCGTAGAGCAATTAACCGTATCATGTCTACTGCAAATGAAGATGGTTATTATTTCCGTCCTCGTATTGATTTAGAGTTATTGCTTACTCTGCCAGCAGATGATGTAATGATTACAACTGCTTGTATTGCATTCTGGCATTATGATGATATTGAGGACATTTTAGTTCAGCTTCATAATCATTTCAAAAAGAACTTATTCCTTGAAATTCAATATCACAATACTGAGCCGCAAATCAAATTGAATAAAAGAATTCTTGCATTATCCGAGAAATACGGCATTGAAATGATTGTTGGCATGGACAGCCATTATATTTATCCTGATCAATCAAAAGAGCGTGACTATATTTTAGCAGCCAAGAATGTTCATTATGACGATGAAGAAGGATGGTTCATGGATTATCCAGATGATGAAACGACAATGAACCGTTTTTTGAAGCAAGGTGTGCTTACCAAAAATCAAATTCAGAAAGCAATGGATAATACAGATTTGCTTTTGGAATTTGAGGGATATGATACTCTACCCAATGGAGAGCCAAACCGCATTTTCTCCAAAGATATTAAATTACCTTCTCTTTATGACGGTCAGCACACAATTGACGGCGTTTTACTCCCTAAATTAGATCAGGAGCAAAGAAATAAGGAATATAGCAAGCTGATTTCTAAGCTGTTTAAGGCATATGTCAAAGATGTAGATGAATCTCAGTATGACGAATATTTTGAAGGTGTTAAAAATGAGGTTCAAGTCATCAAGGATACGAATATGTCTGATTACTTCCTGATTGACTATTACATGGTTAAGAGAGCGTTGGAAAAGGGTGGTGTTCTAACAGACTCAGGGCGTGGCAGCTCTGTTGGTTATTTTACAAATACACTGCTTGGTTTCTCAAAAGTTGACCGTTTCCAAAGTCCTATTAAGCTGTATCCTGAGCGTTTTATCAGTAAGAGCCGTATTCTTGAAACAAAGAGCCTTCCTGATATTGACTTGAATTGGGGTACGCCAGACATTGCAGCCGAAGCGCAAGAAGAAATTCTTGGCAAAGATCATGCTTATCCTATGATTGCATTCGGCACTTGTAAGAAAAAGAGTGCGTTTAAGTTATATGCCAGATCACAGAATATGGATTTTGATTTAGCAAATACCATTTCTGGTCAGATTGAAAAATATGATGAAGCTCTAAAATATGCAGACGATGACGAAAAGGACGATATTAACATCTATGATTATGTGGATGAAGAATATCATTCCTATATTGATGCAAGCAAAAAGTATCAGGGCATCATCATGGATAAGAAGAAAGCCCCCTGTGCTTATCTGCTTTATGATGGCAGTATTCGTGAGGAAATCGGTCTGATTAAATGTAAGAGTGAAACTACCAAAAAAGAGTATATGACCGCCGTAATTGATGGCGCAATCGCTGAAAACTATAAGTTCTTGAAAAACGATATTCTGAAGGTTGATGTTGTCTTGCTGATTGACCTTATTTACAAGCGCATTGGTCTGAAGCATCATACTGTGAATGAGTTGATGGAACTGGTTAAAAATGATCAGGCAGTTTGGGATATTTACGCCAATGGTTATACAATGGGTGTTAATCAGGTTGAAAAGGCATCCACTACCAGAAAGTCCATGAAGTATAAACCTCGAAATGTATCTGAGTTGTCGGCGTTCATCGCAGCTATTCGTCCTGCATTTAAGTCAATGTATTCGAAACTTGAAAACAGAGAGGACTTTTCTTACGGTATCCCTGCTTTTGATAAGATTTTGCAGACAGAAGAACTTCCACAGAGTTTCATTCTGTATCAAGAGCAGACCATGAATACGCTGAACTATGCTGGATTCCCTATTGATGAATGTTATGGCATTATCAAGGCAATTGCAAAGAAACATCCAGAAAAGGTTAAACCTTTGAAGGAGCGTTTCATTACTGGATTCAAGGATAAAATCATGCAAGATGATGGAATTCCAGCAGATAAAGCAGAGGAAGATAGCGCACGAGTATGGCAGATCATTTCCGACTCTTGTGGTTACGGATTTAACTCCGCTCATGCGTATTGTATGGCACTGGATAGTTTGTATAACGCATATCTGAAAGCACATTATCCTTATGAGTTCTATGAGGTTCTGCTTCAAACTTACTCTGATAAGGGCAAAAAGGATAAGGTCGCAGAACTCAAGCAAGAAATGAGCAAAGCATTTGGCATCAAAGAGGGCGAATATAAGTTTGGTCTGGATAATCGTAAATTCAAAGCTGATCCAGATAATCAGACAATTTATCCTTCACTTCTGTCTATTAAAGGATTGAGCCAAGGTTGTGCAAATGACCTGTATGCAATGGGACAAAAGAAATACGAGAATTTCTATGAATTGTGGAAGGATATGAAAAAGAAAAAGAATCTCAATAGCGGCAAGGTAAACACTCTGATTGAGATCGGTTACTTTGATGACTTCGGCACTATTGGTAAGATTAAGCGATTCATTGATATTCTGGATCAGCTTTATGACCGTTCTCAGTTCAGCAAGTCCAATCCTCCTGTTGAATTTCTGCCAATTATCCGAAAGTATTCTGAGGAAACTGACAAACAATATCGTAAGTTTGATTACGATGCAGCTCTGACAGAGATTTGGGAGAATCTTGAGGATATTGATATTCCTTTCAACGAGAGATTGAAATATGAATTGCAGAACATTGGATATGTCAAAACGCTGGTTCCTGATATGTCCCCGGATTATGCTTTCGTACAGGAATTTGAATGCAAATATAAAAATCCAAAACTGACACTTTATCGTCTGTGTGATGGCACGACTGAAGTTGTCAAAGTCAGACGCAAAAAGTATGACGAGGCTCCTATCAATGTCGGTGATATTATCAAGACTATTGAATGCTCTGAGGAAGGCCGTTGGTCTAAAGACCAGAATGGTGATTGGCAGCAGGATAATTCCGATAAGGAAAGTATTTTGAAAAAATGGAGTTTTGTCAGAGATGAAGCAAAAGAGGACGAATAACATGAAAATGAAAATTGGATACATAAGAGAGAACGATCTTAAACTTAATCCACATTTGACCGAGCGTTTTCAATTTAAAGAGGCAACTTTCACCAGACGAATTTCAAATCGTGGGGATAGAGTATATTCAAAAATGATGCTTTATCCTGTTGATTATGAAGAAATCGTGAGCAATGCCAAAATTATGAGAGATAATCCTTCTGTCATATTGGTGCGTGAACCATTTTTGCTTGATGATGAATTGCGTAAAAAGGTAACAAAATGGGTTGAGTGGGCAAACAATGTTGATCCAAGCGAATATGATCCTTTTCATTCTAAGGAGGGCGTATGAATTTAACCAAATACGAACAAGAAACAATCATCAATTACAACAATGAAGAAAAGACTGCCTCCATCTTTACATATGACAAGTCGTTAATCCGCAAACTGGACAAAAGATTGGCTGAAATGTCAGACATGAAACTCATTCGCAGAGGCGAAGATTTTGCGGAATATAGTTTGCCTAAGAAATGGATTAAGGTTGCGTTCCCAAGACAATACTCTGACGAACAAAGGGCAGAAATGGCAGAACGCATGAAAGCTGCACGAGAGAAGTAATTATTAACCCCGATAGGGTACAAAACACTTGTAAAAAGAGTTAAATGTTCCCTATCGGGTATAGATTGGAGATTGTTATGAGAACAAAGGATGAATTGTTTTTGCTTGGCGATATTGGGATTATGCTTCAATATCTTTATATGAGTGAAAATCATCGCATTACTTTCAATAACGGCATTACTGATCTGCAAATCAGAATGGATGAAAATTTCAACATCCTTTGTAGAAATTTGAGTTTTCCAGATGTTCCAGAATCATATTTCAGTTCGGAGATGGTTCCTGCGCATTGTCTTGGTGTAATTCAGATTTTGCAGAATATGCCGCCAGAAGAGCATCCAAATCATTTCAAAAACAGATGGGAAGAGATTAAAGACATTACAATGATTAATCTTTCCTTGAATAGAAAGTAGGTGATTACAATTTTATCTCTATATAAATACACCGATAAAGAACTTGAGCAGCTTGTGAAGTCTATTGTAATTCTGGTTGACACAAGAGAAAAACAAAATGCTCATATCATCGAATGGCTGGACAAAAAGAAAATTCCGCATAAGTCAAAGGCTTTGTCTAATGGCGATTACAGTTTTTACATCCCAGCCAATCCAGACCTAAATATTGACCGTGATCTCTATTTCGATCATGAAATCATGATCGAGCGTAAAGGATCGTTGGAGGAATTGAGCGGAAATTTCTCTCAGCAGAGAGCAAGGTTTGAAGAAGAAATGGCTACATACAGTGGCTTGAAATATCTACTCGTGGAGAATGCGAACTATCAGGATATAGTTGATGGCAAGTACGATACTAAATTTTCCAACAAAGCATATCTTGCCAGTCTGCATACTTTCAATCAGCGATATGGACTTCAACTTATGTTTATGCCTGATCCGCACTATTCCGGGTGGTTCATGTACGGTGTATTCACATATTATTTAAAGCATAAATTGCGTTGAAACCCTTGACAATAACAAGAAATACAAGTATAATGTAAAAGGGCGTAGAAGTAAGCCTATATTTCGCAAAGAATAACAATAAATACAAGAAAGGAATTGCTGCCTATGGGCGAAAAAGTAAAGAGAATTCATGAACTTGTAAAGCTGCTCAATGAATATCGTGATGCTTATTATAATCGAGCAGAATCACTTGTATTGGATTCAGAGTATGATCGTCTATTTGACGAACTTAAAGCACTGGAAAATGATACAGGCATTATTCTTGTCAATTCTCCCACTACAACTGTTGGTTACGATGTTAAGAGTAAACTGTCTAAGGTAACACATAAAATCCCACTGCTTTCACTGGATAAAACAAAAGAAGTTGACCAGATTGTTAAGTTTATGGATAACCGAGAATGCTTGCTGATGTATAAGTATGATGGTTTAACTATCGAACTTATTTATGAGAATGGCAAACTGATTCAGGCTTCTACTCGTGGTGATGGATATATTGGTGAGGACATTACTCATAATGCTAAAACATTTAAAAATATTCCCATGACTATTCCTTATAATGGTTTTCTGCGTGTAGTTGGCGAGGCGATTATTTATAAGGGAGATTTTCAGAAAATTAATGATAACCTTCCTGCTGGTGAAAAGCCTTATGCCAATGTTCGTAATCTGGCTGCTGGTTCTGTCCGTCAGCTTGATAGCGAAATTTGCAATGCAAGAAATGTGAATTTTATGCTGTGGGATGTTCTGGAAGGTCTTGATGATTTGGCATCCAATCCTGATAGTCGTATGAGTAAATTCCTTGCCTGTGAGAATTTGGGATTTGAGTTACCTGATTTGCTGACTAAGATTCCTATTCCCGCCGTCCCTTCTGCAATTAAACATATGAAGAATCAAGCCTCTGAAAAGGGAGTTCCTATTGATGGTCTGGTTATGAAGTATGACAGCATTTCTTATTCTAAGCAAAAGGGTGGAACATCCCATCATAATAATGATGGCATTGCATTTAAATTTGAGGATGAAACTGCTGAAACAATTCTTCGTGAGATTGAATGGTCTATGGGAAGAACGGGGCAACTTACACCTGTTGCAATTTTTGACCCTATTGATCTGGATGGAACTGTTGTCACCAGAGCAAGTGTTCATAACCTGAGTTATATCAAGGAATATGATCTTCATATTGGAGATCGTATTAAGGTCTACAAAGCCAATATGATTATTCCACAAATTCTTGCTAATCTTTCCGCAGAAGATCGCAATCCAATTGGTGTTCATTATCCAGAAGTTTGTCCTGTCTGCGGTGGTGGTATTCGTGTGGAGCAAGTAAATGATACCGAGTCTGTCTACTGTGATAATCCTCATTGTTCAGGGAAAAAACTTGGCAAGTTTGTCCACTATGTAAGTAAACCAGCTATGAACATTGATGGCTTATCTGAAGCTACTTTAGAAAAATTTATCAATAATGGTTGGTTAATTGATTTTACTGATTTGTATCATCTTGATCGTTTCTCCAAAGAAATCATGCGAATGGATGGCTTTGGTAAGCGTTCTTATGAAAAACTGATGAACGCCATTGAAGTATCCAGAACTACTACTTTGGTACGGCTATTAATTTCACTTGGTATTCCTTATATCGGCAAGACTGCATCTAAAGCAATTTCCAGTTATTGCGGCGGTGATCCATCTAAGTTTATGGAATTGGTTAATACCAATTTCAACTGGACGCAGCTTGAAGATTTTGGTGATGTAATGTCAAATAGCCTGAAAAATTGGTTTGATGACGATGATAATTTCAAACTGTTCCATTGTATCTTGGGTCATTTGGATATTCAGATTGAAACTAACTCTGCACTCCCTGTTGTAGATAATCCTTTCAATGGAAAGATTGTTGTTGCTACGGGTAGTTTGCAGAATTTTACCAGAGATGGAATTGGTAAGAAGCTGGAAGAGTTGGGTGCAAAAGTTGCCAGTTCTGTATCTAAGAAAACAGATTATGTAATTGCTGGTGAGAAGGCTGGCTCTAAGCTGACAAAAGCAAATGAACTTGGAATCACTGTCCTTACGGAATCTGATTTTATGCAAATGATTGGTATGTAAGCCTAAATAAAATAGGCTGCCAATATCGACAGCCTATTTTATATCTTATTCTATTGTGATACCGAGTTTTGCCGCAATTTCTTCGTTGGTCATTCCAGATTCTTTTGCTTTATTGAGCAATTCTTTCAACTGACCAGCTTTAGAAACACGAGGAACAGGATTGAGAATAGATTGCTTTTTGGTTTCAAGAGCAACAATCTTTTCTTCTTGTTTTGCGATAGTTGCTTTACAGATTGCTATTTTAGAATCAATTTCAGCAACTCGTTCTTCAGCAGAGCGGCGCACGATCTTACGCTTTTCAGTATCAGCCATAATAATCACTCCTATTCAAAATGGATACAGTAATTATAGCACAAGTTATGATTCGAGTAAACAAGAAAGAGTAAAACTTTGAAAGAGGAAACTAATGAAAAGAACAATAAAACTGATTTTCCCTATATTTGTAGTAACAATAATAACGATGGTCACAACTGCAATTGCTTGGGATAATAGCATTAATCAAATACATCACACAATACAAGAAACACCCAATACTACAAATTTTGCAACTTATTCGATCCCCCCGGTTACTACCTATTTATCTGAGCCTGAACCTGAACTTGAATTTGAACCAGCAGCTTATCAAGAGATTGCAAACACGATTACAGAAGAAGAAATCGAAACCCTTGCTCGTTTGCTCTTTTTGGAGGCTGGAAATCAGTCTGTTGATGGGCAACGAGCCGTAATTGAAGTTGTATTTAATCGTGTTTTGAGTGATGAATTTCCAAACACAATAAATGATGTTGTGTATGCGAAAAATCAGTTTTCTCCTGCTCACTTAATCCCCAGCACTACTCCCACAGAAGAACAATATGAGGTTATTCAAATTGTACTTACTAATTCTGAAACTGTATTAGATCGTGGTGTAGTATTTTTCTCCCGTGGACAATATAATGATTACCTTTTTGATAAAATTGGAGATCATTATTTTTGTTATTCAACTAAATCTTATGAAAATAAAATGAAAGGAACAATTGAACCATGAAGCGAAATTATTATCCGAACTACAAGAACTGGATGGAGAACCCCAATTCTGAATCAAGCAAGAAGCGCAATGAACAGCGTATGAAAGATGCTGGAAATAGAATTTGTTGTGTTGAATGTGGTTCCAGTAATGGCACACTCCACAAGATTAAGCGCAGTAATGGCAGCAAGGCATATGTGTGTGATTATTGTTTCCAGTCTATGCAGGATGACGATTAATCGCAAATAACAAGAAATACAAGTATTACAAGGAGGTTTGCTAATGAAGGTAGTTAGCCCAAGTTTTGAAATCTTAACACCTATTGATGCAGATGAAGCCCTGAAACTGATTGAGAATGTTGGTCGTACTTGTTACAAGAGCGAGGACAAGATTACGGATGAATCTTCTGTTCCTTTTGTTTCTGGCATCATTAAGCGAGGGCATGAAGCAGTCATTGAACATTACTCATTCATTTTTGAATTAAATGGGGAGAGTTATGCAAGGCTGAAGAACAAAATCAATATTTTAGAGGATTATGGATTTAACAGTTTTATCAGAATTACATATGAGGATCGTCCTATTGTTTCAGGCAATGTTCGAGCATGGAGAGAATTTATCAAGGCTTGCTTAAAGGTCAAAGTAGGGATTCCTGAATTCATGCACGATTTTATTACTTGCAATCCTATTCTGTTCCCTGAATTTCAGGATTTGACATTTGGGAAACCCGATAATAGTTGCCTGTTTAAACAGTTGACTATTTATGATCTGCGCGAAGGCGTAGAGCAGCTTACTCATATTGATATGACTGTTCGACTGACCAATGATCGTGGTGTTTCCCATGAGGAAGTTCGTCACCGTGTAGCCAGTTTTGCACAAGAATCTACTCGTTATTGTAACTACTCTAAGGATAAATTTGGCGGTGAAGTTACATATATCGACATTAAGGGTGGCATGGAATACGACAGTAAGGTTCATAATCTTCCTGCCGAAATTCAGCAGCAAATTTATGACGAGTGGATTCAGGCTTGTATTGATGCAGAGCGTCATTATAATCGCCTGATTGAACTTGGTGCAACCCCGCAGATTGCTCGTTCTGTACTGAACAATTCTACTAAAACTGAGATTTGTATTACTATGAATCTTGCTGAGTGGAGGCATTTCTTTAAGCTGCGTTGCGCTCCTACTGCACATCCTCAGATGCGTGAAATTGCAATTATGCTGTTAAAAGCATTTAAGATGCTCATTCCTCATGTTTTTGAAGATATTGAGGTGGCGGCATGAAAGTAATTTGTATTTCTGGTAAGGCTCGTCATGGTAAAGATACACTCGCTGGAATGCTCAATGAACAGCTTACCGCAAAAGGTTATCGTGTTCTTACAACACATTTTGGCGATTTGGTTAAGTATATCTGCGAAAAATTCTTTAATTGGGATGGAGCAAAAGATGAAAAGGGACGCACTCTACTTCAATATGTCGGTACTGATGTAGTTCGCAAGCAGCGTCCAAGCTATTGGACTGATTTTATAGTAAGCGTTTTAGAACTGTTTCCGAATGAATGGGATTATGTATTGATTCCTGATTGTCGTTTCCCCAATGAAGTTGAATGCTTTATTGAACATGGCATGGATACGACTCTAATTCGTATTAATCGTCCGAATTTTGTATCTAATTTGACTCCTGAGCAGTTGAAGCACCCATCAGAAACCGCAATGGATGATTATCCTCCGAATCTTTATGTGATTAATGATGGTACTTTGGAGGACTTATCTGATTCTATAAAGGACATTTTGGCGTTTATTGGAGGATAATATGAATCAGGAAAAGAAAATTATTCTCTGTGACGCAGATGACACAATTGAAAACCTGATTGATTGCTGGGTTTCGGCAATCAATCAGGAACATGGCACGAATGTTAGTCCATCTGATGTTACTGATTGGGATGTAAGTTTATTTTTCCCGACTCTGACAAAAGCACAAGTCTATGCCCCAATTATGGGAAAGGAAATTTGGAACAATCTGGAACGCATTCCCGGTTGTTTTGAAGTTCTAAAAGAAATCAATGATAGGCATATTCTGCGCATTGTAACTGCAACGCATTACAATACTTGTGATAAAAAGATCGAACGCATTCTGGAACTTTTTCCGTTCTTGAATTGGAATCAATTTGTTATTACAGCGCACAAACAGCTTATTCATGGTGATTATCTTATTGATGACGGAACACATAATGTCACTGGTGGAGATTATCAAGGTATTTTATTCAGCCGTCCTCATAATAAAACTTTTGATGCTCAAGCGGCTGGTGTGATCCGTGTATCAGAATGGAGTGAAATCCGTTCCATTATTTTAAATTAAGGAGGGAAGTATTATGAACAAGATAATTCTTTATTCTACTGGATGCCCATCTTGCAATGTTTTGAAAAAGAAGCTGGCAGCAAAAGGTATCCAGTTTGAGGAAAACAATGATCAGGAATTGATGCGAAGCATGAACTTTGTTCGTGTACCTGTTCTTGATGTGGACGGCAATCAGATGGATTTTGCAGAGGCAAATAAATGGATCAATGAACAGGAGAGTGCGCAGTGAATATTAATATTGAACTGAAGAAGAATTTTATTAACGCATACAACAAAATGCAAAATGACTACGGTGAGGAAATGGCTAAAATTAATGGCTTTTCCGCTGGTCAGTTAAGTTACACAGATTTTATTGACAACTTTATCGACTCCGATACTGTTGCTGATGCCTCCGTAGATGGTAACGCTAATGTTGGGCAGAAAGACATTGTTACTCTGATTAATGAAATGCCTAAGCCCCATCAAAAATTACTGGCATTCAACAAAATTCATTACGAGATCAATAAGAAGTATGGATTTAAAACAGCAAATGATTGGCTGCGTAATGAGTGGGATGGACACCTGTATCTGCATGATGCAAATACCTCTACTTTTGTTCACTATTGTTTTGCTTATGATTTAAAAGACTTGGCTGAAAGAGGATTGTTCTTCATTGAAAACTTCAATGCTGAACCTCCCCAGCATCTTGAAACTTTTGTGGACTTTGTTAAGGAATTTGTTAGTTGGACTTGTAACCGCAGTTCTGGTGCTGTTGGTTTGCCCAATCTTATTCCTTATATGTATTATTTCTGGAAGAAGGATTGCGCCGAAAATCTGTATGTAGATAATGATCGTGCAGCTCGTCAGCAGATTCAGCGTTTGATTTATGCCTTGAATCAGCCATTCCTTCGTGGCGGTATTCAGTCTGCTTTTACCAATACAAGCATTTTTGATAGACCATATCTTGAGGCTTTGTTTGGTGGTGCTGAATTCCCCGATGGTTCTTTTATGATTGATGAAATCGAAGGTATCATGGAATTCCAGAAAGTATTTCTTGAAACGATGGCAAAAATCCGTTCCAAGAATATGATGACATTCCCCGTCAATTCTATTTCTCTGCTTCGTGTTAATGGAAAGTTTATGGACGAGGAATTTGCACGATATGCTTGTAAACACAATATGGAGTGGAACGACAGTAATTTGTTTATTGATGATTCTGTCACCAGTTTGTCTAACTGCTGCCGCTTGAAGAGCAATATTGAAGATTTGGGATATTTCAACTCCATCGGCGGTACTGCTCTCAAGGTTGGTTCTGTCAAGGTTAGTACCATTAATTTGGCTCGTTTGGCTCTTGAAAATAAGACCGAGGATGAATATCTGGCAGCTCTCAAGGAAATGGTTATTCTGAATCTGAAGGCACTTGATTGTGTGCGTAGTATTATCAAGCGTAATGTCGATAAAGGTTTGCTTCGCAATTTTTCTCTTGGCATTGTAGATTTCGAACATCTTTACAATACGATTGGATTCATTGGCATTTATGAAACAATGAAAACTTTTGGGTATATTCGTAAGGACGAGTTTGGTAATACATATTACACTGAGAATGCAGAGTCTTTCGGTAAGAAGATTTTTGAAGTCATTCATAGTACAAAGGCTGAATTTGCTAAAACTGTTGATTATCAAATCAACTGTGAACAAATCCCCGGTGAAACCGCAGCCGCAAAGCTGATGAAGAAAGACTTGTTCTTCTATCCTGATGACGCTGTGACTGATTTGCCTCTGTATGGCAACCAGTTTATCCCTCTTGGCATTAAGACTACTATGCAGGAGCGCATTCGCATTGCATCTATGTTTGATAATTTCTGTAATGGTGGTAGTATCCTTCATGTCAATATTGAAGCACCGTTCAATACTTTTGAACAGGCTTGGGATATGCTGAATTATATCGCAGATCAGGGCGTAACTTATTTTGCGTTCAATACTAAGATTCAGGCTTGCAAAAATAATCACGCATTCTTTGGCAAAATTTGTCCTGAGTGCGGAGAACCTGTCCATACAGAATATACTCGTATCGTTGGATTTTATACTCCGATTAAGACTTATTCTAAGGAACGCAAAGCAGAATATCAAATGAGGGAGTGGGCGAAAGTTGCTGATTAAAGGATTGGTTGACGAGGATTTTATCAATTATAAAAAACCATCCATGTTCATCATCTTTCCTTTTTGCTCTTTCAAATGTGAGAATGAGGCTAAGGTTCACTGTTGTCAAAACAGTGACCTTGCCCGTTCTCCAATGATTGAAATCAGTATAGAAGAAATTATCCAGCGGTATGTTTCTAATTCAATCTCAAAATCTATGGTTTGTGGCGGTTTAGAACCGCTGGATAGTTTCGATGATTTGTTACGATTATTATATAATTTTCGTGACAAATGTAATGATGACTTTGTAATCTATACAGGATATACAAAAATGGAATGTGAACAAAATGGATGGATCGAAAAATTATCTAACTTTTCAAATGTTATCGTCAAATTTGGGCGTTACATTCCAAATTCTACTTCTCATTATGATGATGTTCTTGGAGTAACTTTGAATTCTGAAGGGCAATTTGCTGAAAAAATTTCCTGAAAGGAGCAAGAAAATGTTACAGACAGATAAAGACAATTATGCTGCAACAAGCAGTGTAATAAGTACAACAGTTACACAATATAAAGAATATTGTTTGCAACTGACGGAATCTCAAGTTGAAAATTTGATTGAATTCTTTGAGTTTCAATTTATTCCTATGATTCGAAATGATGAAGGAATCGATAATATAAATTATATTGCTGACATGATGCAGATTTTTACAAAGCTGCGTATTTGCGAACAAGAAATTAAAGAATTCAAAGATCAAATGAATTGTGAAAAAACTTCTGTTGATGACGGATGCGCTACAACCGCCGTTTATCGAGACACAGAAGTTGTTGGCGGCTTTATTAACGACAGAGGTTAGCTATGAAAATTATTAAGAATCCAGATCAAGAATTAGTTCGGGAAATTGAACAACGAAAAAAGGAAAACGATGGTTATTGCCCTTGCTTTTTAGTTAAAACTCCCGATACAAAATGTATGTGTAAAGAATTCCGAGAAATGCCTGAAGGGATGTGCCATTGCGGACTTTACATTAAGGTGGTGGAATAAATGCTTGTTGTAAATTTGTTTGGCGCACCGGGCGCAGGGAAGTCTACTGGTGCATCTTATATTTTCTCTCAATTAAAAATGATGGGTGTAAATGCCGAACTTGTTACTGAATTTGCAAAAGATAAAGTTTGGGAGGGCAGCGAAGCTGTTTTTAAAAATCAAGCATATATCTTTGGCAAACAGTATTTTCGTATTAGCCGCCTTCAGGATAAAGTTGATGTAGTTATCACAGATTCTCCAATTTTACTTTCAGCATTCTATGCTAATGATCCTGTGCTTGGAGATGAATTTGATAAACTGGTCACAAAAGTATTCAACTCTTACAATTCTATGAATGTTTTTATCAACAGAGTAAAACCTTATAATCCTTCTGGTCGATTCCAAAATGAAGCTGAAAGCGATGAATTGTCTAATAAGCTGCTTCGGTTTGTTACTGAGCATGGAATTGCTTGTCGGCATTACAATGGTGATCTCAACGGTTATGATGTTCTAATTAATGACATTATTTATCTGTTGAATAAAAAGGAGAGCGTATGATTTTCAAAAAAGAAAAATGCCCAATCTGCGATTACTATCTGAATTATTGTCAATGCCGATTTGGAGGCTCTGCACATCCAGATAGAAGCAAAAGACGAGAAGTAGTTTTAGATCATTTACATCTGCTTTCTAAGCGTCAAATCAAACATATTGTTAAATTGCAAAGATATTGGCAAGTTAGTTATGGAGATGAAGAAAGAACAAAAATCCTTGCAGATTTGCAAAATTCAAAGGAGCGATCAAATGAATAAATTTGAATTAATTTCCGTCAAGGAATATGAAAAGACTGTTGCTGAGGAATTTAAGGCAAAGAATGGAGTTTTGAGTTATCAGAGTTATGACGAACTAAAAGTGCCTTGTCGGGCAACACAGGGAAGTGCTGGCTATGATTTCTTTTCTCCCATTTCCTTTAAACTGAAGGCGGGACAGACAATCAAGGTTCCCACTTGCATCAAGTGTAGTTTGAGCCGTGGTAATGTTCTTATGCTGTTCCCTCGTAGCAGCTATGGATTTAAGTATCGTATGCAACTCGACAATACTGTTGGTGTTGTTGATCAGGACTATTACAATAATGAATCCAATGAAGGTCATATCTTTATCAAGATCACAAACGACAGTAAGAACGATAAGGTTCTGACCGTCAATAAGGGCGATGCTTTTGCTCAAGGAATTATCATGCCTTTTGTCGTTACTGATGACGATGATGTAACTACCCTCCGAACTGGTGGAATTGGTTCCACATCAAAGAGTTGATTGAAATTTTCAACTGAGAAAGGGCAGATATAATGATTTGTGTAAATAACAATATATATGTAAGTGTTGATGACGATGAAATTCGCATCAATGATAAAAGAGTACCTGATTTGCCACATAAATCATCTTCTATAAACATCACTACAATTAATAATAGAGTGTTTGTTAATGGATATGAATATAAAGACGGCAAATGGAAACGAACTTTAGCTGCTCTATGGCATTTGTTCTTTTAATTACGATTGGAGAATTTAAATGAAATACAGAGTATACGATACTAAAAGAAAAAAGTATGTCACTGACTTTCCATATTGGATGCTGAAGCCAAATGGAGAACTTGTTGAAAATGATTACGGAGATGAAGTTGGTCATCCTGAGTGTATTGTTGAATTTTCATCAGGCATTCCAGATCAGAACGGCGTTGAGATTTACGATGGTGATATTGTAAAAATCAATCCTGATGTTGAAGAAGTGTTCCGAGTTAAAAGCGGCAAAGTTTATTACCAAGGCGGTGCATTCTTTGTCGGCACTGCTGATTCTATTTTAAATTCAATTCATACACTGGTTGATTTCAATTATATTTTGCGAGGCAGTGTAGTTGGCAATATTCATGATAATAAAAAGAAAGATTGCTCCGCATAACAACAAATACAAGAACGCCATTTCGCAAAATGGTATCCGTAAAAAATAAGCGATAGGGCGATTAAAGCCTTATCGCTTTTCTTTATAAGGAGTGAAATAATGGAAAAGATGAAACTCCCATACAATCAAAGATTGTGCATTTCAATTGAAGAAGCTGCGGAATATTCAATGATTGGTGAAAATCGTCTGCGCACGATTATCGACAACGACAAATATGATAAAAAACTTGATTGGGTATTACATACAGGTAATTGGATTCGTATCAAAAGACCTTTGTTTGAAAAGTGGGTTTTGCAGCAAGATTATTTATAAAAAATGCAAAAGTAAGTTTTTAGTAAGTTAATGATTATTTTGAATTTATGCGGTTGACATTAGATGCCGCAATCTTTATAATTTAAATGTATACTTGTATTGCGGTTTCTTTTGTCGGAAAGGAAATTACGATGGCTAAAGAACGGCGTGATACAAAAAATCGACTGTTGATGAAAGGGGAATATCAAAACGCTGATGGCAGATATATGTATCGCTACATTGATGCCAAAGGTACACCAAGATTCGTTTATAGCTGGACTTTGACGCAATCTGATAGAACTCCAAAAGGTAAGCAGCCGGGAATTTGTTTGCGTGAACTGGAAAAAGATATTGCAAAAGATTTGCAAGATGAAATTGATACCTACAACGCAAAGAAAACTACGCTGAATGCTTTTTGGGAAGATTATATTGCGAATAAACAAGAATTGAAAAAGTCCACACGAAGCAACTATAAGTATATGTACGATAAGTATGTTCGGAACGAAATTGGTGACAAGAGACTGGTAGACATTAAGTACAGCACGATTAAGAAGTATTACAACTCTCTAATTGAACATGGTTTCAAACCTAACTCTATGGAAATCATTCATACGATTCTCCATCCCATTTTCACCATTGCAGTTCGTGATGGTTATATCCGTACCAATCCGACTGATGGTGTAATGGCTGAGATCAAGAAAAGCCATGATTGGGAGAAACCAAAACGCCATGCCTTGACAGAAGAACAGCAGGAACGCTTTGTAGATTATGTACGAGAGCATAAGACCTATCATCATTGGCTTCCTATTTTTACTTTTCTGCTTGGTACTGGATGCAGAGTTGGAGAGGCAGTTGGACTTCGCTGGGAGGATTGTGATTTTCAGAATAATATTATCTCAATTAATCACAGTCTAATTTATCGACCTGACGAAGATACCCGTAAGGTCATGTACCACATTACAACGCCAAAGACAAAATCAGGTATCCGAGAAGTTCCCATGTTTGCGGCAGTAAAAAAGATGCTGTTAGAAGAACGGTTGCGTCAGATGAAGGATGGTTTTAATCAAACAGAAATTGATGGCTATTCGGGCTTCATCTTTTCAAACCGTTTTGGCAGCGTACTCACACCTCATAACATCAACAGAGCGATTGATCGTATCATCAGAGATCACAACATCGAAGAAACTGAACTGGCAAAGAAAGAGAAACGAACTCCATTGTTATTACCTCATTTTTCGGTGCATAATCTAAGGCATACATTCTGTACCCGTTTCTGTGAAAATGAAACGAATCTGAAGATTATTCAGGAGATTATGGGACACGCCGACATTAGTACAACAATGGACATTTACAACGAAGCAACCAGAGAGAAGAAAAAAGAATCTTTTGTGAACTTAGAAGGCAAGGTTAAGATTTGCTAAGGCGTACTAAAAATCGTACTAAAATTGCCGAGCCTTTTCTAAGAAAAACCGAGAACTTTTAAGAACTTTCTGGAACAAACAAAGAATGAGGGACTAAATAATGTGCAAAAATTACTTGAAAAACACAATATCTTGTGCTAAAACTAAGTGTGTTTTAGACGGTATGTTAATCCC